GTACAGCCCATGATGCATTTGAAATCGTGTATGACAATACAACATCGGGTTTGACTGCAACTAATTCTCAAGCAGCATTGGATGAAGTTGACCAAAATCTTGATGATCATTTGGCTTCAAGTACAGCACATGATGCTTTTGAGATTGTTTATGATAACACAACTTCTGGTTTGACAGCAACTAATTCTCAAGCTGCAATTGATGAAGTTGAGGGCCGATTGGATACAAATGAGACCGGACTATCTGATCATATCAATTCAACCACGGCACATGATGCTTTTGAGATTGTTTATGATAACACAACTTCTGGTTTGACAGCAACTAATTCTCAAGCTGCAATTGATGAGATTGATCAAAATCTTGATAATCATTTGGCATCAACAACTGCACATGATGCTGTGGATATTGTTTATGATAACACGACAAGCGGTCTAACCGCAACAGATACACAAGCGGCGATTGATGAAGTTGACTCAAAAATAAGTGGTGCAAGTGGAACATTTACATCATCCGATGGCAAAACAATTACTGTGACAAACGGACTGATAACAGATATTGTGTAGTTTAATATGTGAGGTTTTGGTGGTGTTGTGTCAATATACATCACCGCCAAATGTCTCATCTCTAAGTGCTTCCCATTCCAGAGCATCTTCAAGATTCTTCTTCCAAATTTCGTGATATTCTTTTTCGGTGTCGAGTGCTTTACCAACTGTTGTTATCTCACTCAGTGGCTGTATATTGACGATTTTATTCTTGACATCGCCAAATCGGTCAAATGAATCTTCGATAAGTAGATAAGCCACGATTGGATAGTTGCGATAGATTTCTGGATTTAATTTGAAATCTGTTGGTTTATAATGCCATTCGTCATCAAGCGCGGCATACTTCTCCCTGCTATAACCCATGTACGGATTTGTATCAAAAATAGGAGCAACAAAGACTTCGCCAGAATCAACAAACCACTCTTCATCATTATGATCAATTCCAACGCCTAGATCTTCCATGGTTTCTGGATCAAGAGCAAGCTTACAGAAGAATAGCTTGACCTCATCTTCATTGTTGAATAAGAACATTTCACCGATGGGTTTATCCCAAAGAACTTTACGATCTTTCATTTCTGCTTTCCTTTCTTCACTGTCATATTCATAATTTTGTTATTGTCTACCCACGAGATAGCGTCTTGTAGAACCATTATCAGGGCAACAATAATACCTAGAGGCCACAGAACAATAGCCATTGCCATCTCACCAATAATCTCTTTGACAGTGTATGATTCGGAATTGAAGATAATACAACTAAGCCCAAATACAAAGCCTATCGACAAATATAGTAGCATTACACACATATCTTAGCTCCCAGTATAGGTAAACCGAATATCATTCTGAGCAAGGCGGTTGATCATTTCACCAACTGTCATTGTATCAATGTCTTCAATGAACAGTTCTACATCACCACCAGCTTCTCGAATTGCTTCACAGTAAGACTTCAGCATTTCATTTTTTGCAAACTCAATAGCGATACTTTGAGATTTTGGGACAACACCATTATACACATCCATCCAATAGTCATGCCCTTGTGGTGACTCACTCCAATCAAAGCAATCCAAAAGGTTGTTCATAGGATTATAGTCTTCATCGGTTAGTGATGCACATTGATCAATGACTCTATACAGTTCATACTCGGCCCTTTCTTCTCCTAAAATCTCAGAGACTTCATCAAAGCAGCCAAGCATTCTTGGTGTCAAAGGTTTATTCCAACTCAATCTGAACTTATATTTCTGTCCTTGTACGTGAACAGAAACTTTGTATTTTTGTTTGTTTGCGACTACAAACATTCCGCGACCTAAACTTTTGATAATCTGATATCTTTGACCAACTACAAATTGATCATCTCCTGAGCTAACACATTCGAGTTCATAATTCATTTCATTTTCTCCATAATTTCAAGAGCGAAATCTGCTAATTCCTCAACTAATTCAGCTACACGATAATGTCCGCTACTGTGACCATCTTCCCATGCCTTATTAAAAATCACGTTAAATACAGCGTCTGTTAGTTCTGGGCAATATTCTGAATGAAGATCATTGCGGAACTCAATATCACGGGCATTTAAAATCTTATAGTACTCTTTTCTCAAGGCTACGTAATCCTCAAAGAGGCCTTCATATACTTCTAGCTCATCAGCATAGCGCCTGATATTCTCTGATGATTGAGTCTTTGGTGTAGTTGGCTTGCGCGGTCTTGCTGGAAATGTTAAACCTTCACCGCCGTAATAAGCAAAATCTTTCATTTCTTCATACTCCATAACCGATAATTCAACCCACGAGCCATAGACATGATCACTTTGTCTCTAGCCTTATATGCATGCAATCGAGATGCTGATTTCACAATCTTGATCTTTTGCTGACCTTGGTGCTCGTATACTTCAATATAACCACACCACAATGATAACTCATCTAACTGAACAATGCCAGACGGTGCTACAACCCAGAAGTAATTAGGACTGACATCCAGATCATCATCACTGTGAAACTGCTCAGTGATCATTCGATGACGATACAGTTTGCGCCCGGGATGACCAATTCCATTGATCTGATTCAGCTCTTTCTTCCAGTCTGCTCTTGAACACTTTATCTCGAATTCATGAATCAAATTAGACTTCGTCAGTGATAGCAGATCAGCTTCCCACCAACCGTGGATGCACTTGATATTAGGTACAACCATCTCGTGATTCTTCTTGATGCAGAATTGTTGAGCTAATATGGATTGGGTCAGTGATTCAGTGTATTTGTCAGTCATGATCATGCTCCATGGCTGATGTGATGTATCGTGTCATGAGAGCAATGGTACAATCAAACCATTCGTGTTTGGATGGTAGTGCATTGTAACGATAACGATCAATGTAATATGAATAATGGAGGTCGCCAGAATTGACCTCCAGTATATACCCACTCATCTTCTCACTGCATTTCCATGTCAACATGACACTCATCTCCGTATCGATTATTCACATCCGGCCACCCATACTCACCATTGGAATCGTGCCAGATCTTCCACATGTCACAGTACTCCTTAGATGGATTGTAATCTGAGTCACCACACCCAACCAATGACAATACACACAGGACCATAACTAAGAATTTCATAAGCAACCTCTCAGCGTTTTTACCATAATAACATCTATGAGTTGATTATGCCACTACTTAACTACAGACAGGATGGGTGAGAATACCTGAATGTTTGTCTCAGATTCGATGTAGTGTTTGAGTTGCTTCTGTTTGTTGAGATCTACTTCTTGTTCGGCGATGATCAGTCGCAGGTTTTGATTACGGTCGCGGAAGTACATTTTGTTCATATCACACCTCATTAAAAAGAGGGGGCTTAGGCCCCCTCTGAATCAGCCTTTACCAGCCAGTCGACGGAAACGCGCGACGGGATCATCGTCACTATTGTCTTCCGGCTCATTATGCACTTCTTCTCGGTGCTGATCCACTCCAGAATCATTGTCTTGCTTATCATCCATGGTCTGTTGCTGCACCTGTTCTTCCACGTGCTCTTCCACACCTTCTTTAGTCAGCCAGTTATGAGGTTTGCCCATCACTGTCTTGAAGCGTTCGGCTACTTTCTCATAGCTATCAAACTTCTCAGGATTCACAAATTCAGACAGATCATAGGTCTTTTCTACAATCTCTTCCAGCACATCTTCATCACCGTCCATGAACTCAGACACTGAATCAAATTCGGAGTTGTCGTAGTTAGGAACCTTGATCATCTTACCGTCACGGTTGTCTGGAATTTCATTAGCTACCATCCGGATCTTGAAGTCAGCACCTTCCCACAGATCGAAAGGATCCATAGGTTCAACATCGTCAAATTCCGGTTGAATCCGATCTTTGATCTTGTTGTAGATAGCCGGTCCAAATTGCCAGATGAACACCTTACCTTCGTTTTCCGGTACTTCCTGATCCTTAACAATGTAGACGTTGGCGAAATACTGACGACGAGGTAGGAACTTCTTAGCCATTTCTTTCAACGACTTGTCATCTTCAGCTTTAGCCTTACGGAAAGCGTTGATCGCTGCAATCTGCACCGGGTCATCTTCACCAATAGTCTGACGCGCCAGTCCATAGAAGTTACCGCCCGGACCGTTGAAGCTGTAGGACAACTGCTCCACGAACGGATCGCCCTCAGATGCCGGCAGGAAGCGCACAATGCACATACCCTTGCCTTTGTCAGTATTGAACTTAGGCTTCCAGATACGCTCATCACGTGGGCGTGAATTGCCTCCGGCGTTTTCCATCTTCTGTTGCAGTGCCTTGAGATTAGCGCCGCGCTTCTTTTTCAACTGTGCAAGTTTTGCCATTCTGTTTTCCTCATTTGGGTTTGGATTCAGCTTAGACGACTTGGAGATAGTTTGTTGCAAATGCATGTTCTATCTTCCTACGATCGTGGAATAACTGGATCATAGGCAGTACAGAATCGCACTTGGATACAAAGCTAGGCCAAGCAATTATGTCTCTGCTGTCATTATGTATCACGTCCTTGATGAATGCATTTAGAATGAGAAACGTCTCAAAAGAAATGCAAGCGTCCTTGTATTCGTGGTAGATGTTAGGGTACAAGTCGTTCAAAGCGAACAGGTTTGTCTTATCATCGTACTTTTGACTTAAACTCTTCAAATCTGCGATGAACTGAGTCTCAATGAACAGCCTAGGTGTGTCATTATAATATGAACGCGCCTGCTTAAACAACTGCACAGCAGATACGTATTTGAAATCGTTTTGCTCAAAGACCTTAAACATACAATATCGCAGATCTTCAACCTTATTTTCAAGACCGATATACTGCCATCGATATCGGTTCTTCTTAAACGATTCTTCACCACCACGGGTCTTAAACCCATATTTCACGCAATCATATGGAGTGTCACTGAAATGTAAGTTTAATGCCAGATGAGTATGGTAGGCTGTGAGTCCTTTCATAGAACGGTGATAGCTGGCTCGTCGGTTTTAAGCATGCCCAGAGCGCCAGCTTCCTGTTGAATCTCTTCGATGATCTTCTTATTGAGGAGTTTGGCCACCCGAATCGGTTCTTCATCCGTCTCATTCTCTAGAAAGAAGGACACAGCTTCTAAATAGGTATCAAACTCTTGCTCTTTCTTCAGCCTCTCAATCTGCAAATTAACATCTATGTACATCATAGTTCCTCATAGAAGATGTGATTACCTACAACAGCATACTCTCGTATCTTGTCATAGTCCCACTTCGGTTTAATATCCGTGGTATGGTAGTATAGAACATACGGAGAAATTGGCAACCGGTCAGTGTGAATAACCATGTAAGCGGCCTGATGCGCCAGTTCTGCAGCGCGCTTATCTGTCAATTCAAATGAATTCAACACGTGATTATACGAGAACTGCCACGGTTCTTTGATTACAGAGCAAAAGTCATTAGGGAATCGTGAATTTTCAACACGATTTCTTATAACGAAGCCTACGTATAGCTGTCCATCAAAAGATTCACCTCGAGCTTCGTGATAGATAGCTTCTGTCAAACAGCTATGATCTTGACCTTCCATAGAAGTTACCTCGTCAGCTTGTAAAGATCTATAAACCTTTTCTTATACGCAAATAGTTGTTGGGTAATAAAAAGAAATGAGATCAAAGTAAATGCGGACGTGAGCACATGGCTGGTCTGAAAGAGTACAATGATCATATTAATAACTACACCATATGTAATCAGTGTATATGTATCTGGAAATTTTCTCAGTCTAGCTACTATATCTTTTTGATTCATGATAGTCTTTTTGATATAAGTTTCATCCATATGTGAACTTTCATATAGAATGGCTATACCACCAACAACCAAAAGACTAATTATAGTCCAAATTCCAATCAAACCAAAAAGGTTTTGCCAGTAACCGTCTGAGCTGATGAACACAGTCAAGACAATAAATGTAGTTACTATTTCAAAGAAAGTTATAAATCTAGACATTATTCGCTCCATACAGCAAGAAAGATCAGTAGCCATTATAAACTACTGATCTTTCTTTATCAACTATGATTGATCACTTCTTTTCTAGCCAGGCTTTACCTGCCCATCTTCTTAACAACCTTTTCTTGTGTAGGCTTCGTTTAGATATTCTTTAAATGATTTCATTCTTCTTTTTCCTTCTGGTAGATTTGACAAAAATCTTCTTCCAAATCTTGTCTATAAAAACATACTGTTCTATTTATTTGGTCAGAATATCTAATTAGATCACTTTGATACTCTAATAATTTTAGGTATTCATCATATGTTGTTCCGACGTAGATACTATTTGGCAATTCTATTACAGCCCAGTTGATTTGTAAACCCTGAATTGGTCTAGGAAGATCGGGGTGCAAATTCACGTCATCGTCTTGTGGTTTCAGAAAGTTGAAGAGTGAGCAACCTTGTAATAGAACAGCAAAGACAATTAGAATTATGATCCGCATTTTGACTTATCTCCACTTAGACATTGCATTCTATCGGTCAAATTTTGGAATCTTGTGTTCAATTCTTGTTCAACTTCAGGCTTATTGTTTTGAATATATTCTACTGTCAACTTCCGAAGTTCATTGATTTCTTCCAACTGTCTAGAATATGTCAATTCTATTTCTTTGTAGTCAGACCGAATCGCTGTGATCTGTTTAGTCTGTTGATCAATTTGAGATTTGACATTATCCAATCTATATTCAAGTTCTGAATTTTCATCATTTAATTGACTAAGCATTTCCTTGGATTTTGAATAATCATAAACAGCATAAACTACACCAAGTACAAGTAGGATGATGCCGCTCCATTTAATAAGCGTGGCGTACCTTTTAACCGTGGATAGAATGGGCATATGACCTCACTTGATGAATACCATACCACCAGTGCGCTCGTTTTTGATCAGCACACGTTTGTTCTTATGGTACATCTGTTTTAGTTCGTTTCGTGTATTCTCGTCATTGACGTACTTAGACCAGCGACTGAACGGCTTCTTACCCTGGACACACATTGAGTACGTCTCGTCATCTACTTCCATGCACGGATGTCCCATGAACTTAGACTTGTTGAACATCGGTGGTGAGTCAGGACTGGCTACACCAGACGTGGTTGTGGATGCGGCAGCAGATTCCTCGTTAATATTTGATAGTCCAGCATCTACGGTTTCGATACTGTCACCAAAGAGCTTCCAAGCCCTGGCATAAAGCACCTGTTCCCATTCATCACCGTACCGATCTTTGAACTCAGCCTTGTTAGCTTTGATCCACTCTTCTGCTTTCTTGCCAGGAGGTGCTTTTTCTTGTAAAAACTGTTTAAAGCTTCTCATATGCTATCTCTTATTAAACGTGACTTTAATGTGGCTGATTCCATCATCTATTTCGACTGGTTCAAAGTTCAGCTTGCTCATCTCTTCTTTAAATGCACGGCTATTGATAATAGCGCGATACAGTTTAACCAGACTCGGATCTTCTGATGAGAAAGTAAAACTAGACTCGTGTTTCAACCTGGTTAGTCCAACGTATAGAACTTTTTTAATGATGGAAATGGCATTAGCGTTGCCCCTGAACATCTTACGACTGTCGTATCTGGCATTACTAACCAGATCATCGAATGTCAATATAGAAGATGTTTTTGGGTATGTTCTGAAAATAATATGATTGCCGGGTGCAATATCTACCACTACCCATCGGTCATCACCATCAAATGCAGTAGATGTTAATGAGAAACCAAGATATGTCACACTCTTCCACTGAGCATTATCCACATCAGGAAAGTTAGAGCCAAAGTGCGTTTCCTTAGGTCTAATAGCCTCATCAAGAACCGAGTTCTGAGATTGTTCTTCTAAGAACTCCTTAAAATTCATTTAAACTCTTCCTCTATTACTGTGTAGAATTCCTGACACACGTGATCTGGTGGTATCAGCATTGGCAACGAAAGAAATTTCAATATCGCATTAAAATGACCGATTTGATTCTCGTCCAGTTGAAACCCAATCATCTCTGTAGCTGCATGGTGCTTGAAGCAGTTGTAAAAAATGATCACATTATTAACCAACAGACGAACCGAGGATTCTTCTCCGTTGACATATCGAGTCATCATTCGGCGCACTGTTCGCAGCTGCTTCAAATCCTCGTGAAACTCATCTTCAGATAAGCACATGGGATTGTCATAGTGTGCGGCTGCGAACAGCTTGAAATTATCTTTCGTCAGATTCATGATTATTTAGAAGCTTCTTGCTCTTTTTTGCGCTGATAGTAGCTTTTCTTTTTGCCTTTAGTTGTTTTCTTCGGTTGCTCTGGCTCAGCTTGTGTCTCTTCAGTTTTCTCTTCATCAGACTGTCCTTGTTCTACTGGTTCGGAAACAACGGGAGACTCAGGCTCAGAAGGTTCTTCAGGTTCTTCAGCTTTAACTGTATATTCAACACCGTGATCTTTCTCGATCAAAGTTTCGATTTCGCGTGTTTCATCTACCAGCTGCCTAAGCTTAGTCGGTAGATCAGATACACGACGCAGGATTTCACCAGTCTCTTTAACCACCCATCCGCGATCGGTAGCAACGACTTCTTTTTTGTGACTAGGCTTTCGAGCCCATACTGGTAATTTTGACATGTTAACTCCGTTATTCAGATAAAAAGAAAGGGCCTGTTGGCCCTTGGATTTATCTATCTAATTCTAAGCGTAATCGCCGGAGAGCTTGAGACTCAATCTGCCTGGCTCGCTCCTTGGAGATCTTATATTGATCCGCCAGATGAGCCAGGGTCACCTTCTCATCAGATAAGTACCGTTTTTGAATGATGTCACGCTGCCTATCATTCAGACTATCCAGTGACTGACTCACTCGACTCATTAATCGATTGTGATCAATCATGTTATCAACATCGTCATATTCACCCTCGATAATGTCATACAGAGTCTGACCATCTTCAAGTGGTGTATCCATTGATCTATCGTCGTTATACAGTCGAGACTGCATATCACGTATAGTCTGCTCATCCGTGTCAAATCGCTGAATCAAATCATCCATAGTGTATTCTGGGTTGTCCTTAACAAACTGACGCAACCCGAAGAATAATCGACGCTGAGGCTTAGTAGTCACCAGTCTTACAGCCCTCAGATTACGCATTATGTATTCTTGTATGGCGTTCTTGATGTAGAACACAGCATACGAGGCCAGTCTAACACCATGGCTTGGATCGAATTTCTTCACTGCCTTCATGAGACCAATGGTACCTTCCTGTACCAACTCCTCCTCAGGCATGTCATATCCTTTATAAGATTGCACTACATAGGCCACAAATCGCAGATGCGACATGATTAAGGTCCTAGCGCTCTCTTCAGTCAAGTTACTGGTTAAATCCTGTTCTTGCTCTTTGGTCAGTATAGGAATCTGACACACAGTAGACTTGAATGCTTGAAAACTGGACGTGTTCACAAGCATTATAGCAGACCATCCAACAAAGAATCCATATCCCGTTGGTGTGTCAACCGCTCACGCATACGTCGACGTTCACCTTCTTTCTTCTCCACCAGGTGATCTACCTGCTTTTTGAGCTTCAGCAGCTCACTCTCACTCAGATTAGATATGACGTTGTATATCTGCTGTTGTGTGGAGAGTTCTGGTTTCTCAGTTCTAGACTGCTCAAGGATAGAATCCAGAGCTTCATCTACTTGTTGATCTCGACTCATCGTGACAGCTCCTTGACTGGATCTTCGTTTTGAATGTTGACGAGCATAGATGTTCGTCTGATGACATTCATCACCCGAGTACTATCTATATCATGTGGATTGAATTCGTTAGAAAGCGCCAAACGAACAGCATCATCGTGACTCATATGATCTTCAACGATATATGACACGATCATAGATGCCACACGATCATAGACATTGTCCAAATACGGAATATCGCCACGATCTTTGATCATAGAATTCACGGGGTTCTCAGTGATGAGAACATTCTTCACGTACGAGTATATGTCCATTTGGCGCTCCTGTTAATTAAAAGTAGTTGTGATCGAATGAGCTAGAAACATCCTGCACTACTTCATACTTACATACGCGAGCTTTAGCCTTCACCTGGTTGGATCCGTTTAGCGAGTAGTAATCTTTAGGGATCGCCACGAAATCAGCCGGATCCACCAATACCTTCAGAATCACATCACCTGGGTATGAACCAAGATATGAATATGAGCATACGTGAAGCCCGTAGGAGCATGTACGATCACTGTCTTCATCTACCATGTTGCGCGGCACGGATACCGTTTGGCCTACGCTGTTATCCATGGTGCCTGTATACACGTCAGTGAAATCAGATTTCACCTTTTTGAAGCACTCCACCATTCCCTTCTCATTGATCTTGATGTCAACAGCTTCTAGGAAGTCGTAGAGCTCATTGACAGCACGGAAGGACGGATTCTGTGCCAGACGTTCGGTGAATGCGAACAATCCGTTGATAGCGGTCTCGTCGTTCTGAGACACAGCTTCAATCATACGCTGAACCAATCGACCATTGAAATCACGCTCAATGTCACCATCTTTGCACACCAGTCGATTTTCTTCTGGAATGACGGTGATACGTCCACGTGTCATAGACTCAATGTGGTGCTTCTTGCTAACTAGATGAAACGCTTGATCCAGAATGTCTTGATTACGTGGATCACTCACAATCATCTGAAACACCATTTCGAAGTGATCGTGCGTATCGTCGATGTTCGCTGTATCTACATCGTCATCAGTTACACGTGTAATAGAGATCGAATCAGGTGTCATTACATAGGTGTACGATACATGCTCGTTGTTCAAAGCATCGTCCACAAGTGGCACCTCATGTTCACTGACCTGTACAACTTGGTCAGCCATCTCATCTATCACTCGACGAATAGTAGACCGCGATACAGCATAGCTGACAGCCATAGCTGCAATAGACGGTGCATCTTCAGACATCATTTCATCATAGATGTCTTGTTTATCTTCAAAATCCAAACATTGAACTGGCATAATTATTCCTCATGGTTGTTCTGGCTATCGACCAGGTTCATATATTGTAGTACCCTTTCAGTGTCGAGGCAACCTACCGTCTCAGGATTAAGACGGTATCCGTTGACATAGTGAAGCATTGGGTACGCTCGCTTCAATTGACTTACAAGTTCACTCTCTTCATTTTCAGCATCTACTGTATCTATAGTTGTTAGACTAGACAAAAAACGATAGCTGGTTACTGTGCTGTACTGCTGTACCTGATCAATAAGCTCTGTTCCACGCTCATACAGATCATGCATTCTCCGAGGCAATACCGGTGATTTAGCCAGCCGCGCACATTCAATGAACTCTGATTTGAAGTGAAGATAGCTGTTCGATGTAGTGAACCACTGAGTCACCTCCATGAAATCACGCACTTCTTGGCTATGATTGTCTCTGATGCGTTCAAGCTCGCCTGTCAGGGGCTTAATATCATTGTACTCAATAGATTTTGTGTTCTTATCGTTCTTGAGAACAATGATCATATCTCCGGTGAACATTGTAAGTGCTCGCAGAATATCATCAGAGAGTGTAGAATATCCGTCGAAATCTGTTTGAACCATAGACCTAGGTAGTGAATCAGATCGAGTGGCATAGAAGATCGAATAATCCTTTCTCAACTCATCAATATCCAATCTCTTTTGTGACTGATACTGTACACCTGTCTTTGATACCACGAAGCTGCACGCCGTCACCTCCTGTTTTTGCTTTGGTGGTCTCTTGGCTTTCTTCTTAGCTACTGCAACCGGAGTATCCTTCAGATCTTCAAGGTAAACGATCTCTTTGGGTTCAAAGCCTATGTACTGAATATAACGATCAATCTGATGCTGAGTCCAGGCTTTCTCAGTGCATACAATATGCAGTCCATGGTTATCTTTAGCCACCTCTCGTGCATGCTTGATCCACCCGCGAGTTTTCTTATCACGTGCTGTTAAGATCACATACCCTGTAGAAATGATGTTTACTGCACGACAGCTGTAGGTTTTATTCACTTTATTGCTAGAAGACCACCAGTGTCGAGATTCTGCGCTATAATACACCTCATCGTACGGAGACTTCATCTGTCTCTGTACCAGCTTATCCAGCGTTCGTCCTTGGTACTTGAATTGCCCAGCTACCAAGGATAACACATCACCATACTTGTCCTTCAGTACCTTCAGTGCCTGGTTGGGGTGTGTGCAATGTTCAATCAGCTCTTTATCCTTATCGATGAGAGATGTCACAGCATCTGAGAACCGCTGAACCAGTGTCTTTTTGGTGCTCTTACCATCTTCAATAGACAGACCTTCACGAGAGGCGCTGACTTCTAAGTCTCCAATGTTGAAGTTCACAAACGCCGCATTCGAATGACGACCCTCAAGCACTACTTGCTCAAGATAACGATATAATTTGTCATCCATGTCAGCAATGTCAAGCATAGCAATTGGATAACACACCGTGCCCATGACCGCATACAGACGACGCGAGCGATAAAGTTCAGATACCACATTACTAACATCCACCACGGTCATGTCACCGTTATGAATCGATGTTGCGTCTTCTTCTGAGAGACTGAAATTGAACGATGAATTGCCAACCACGTTTGGCCTGACAGGGAAGAAGCTCAGGATGAATTCACATTCCTTACGAAATAGATCTTCTTGACCTGACTTGACAGGAATCTTAATCTTGACTCCATTAGACTCGTCTGTATCGCGTTTACGCAACAAAGATACTGATGGTGCGCCATTATCACCAATGTAAGCGTTAAACAGACACTCAACACCGTCCTTTCTGGTTTGAATGGTGAAAGTCGTGGTATAAGCAAATGGAGTCTTAGAACCGAGACCTAGTGCGCCAATGACATCGTTGCTGTCGGTCTTGGTGGAATTACCATATTCGGTATAGACTTCATACACACCATCTTCACTGAGACCAATACCGAAGTCTTCGATTTCAAAGTACGGGTGCAGATCGTTTGGTAACACTACACGAAACGGCACATCTGACTTACCAGCTTCTACGTGCGCATCATAAGCGTTGCAGCTAATCTCACGAACAATAGCAGCTAACGGATAAGAATAGATCTTAGATGACAAGATCTGAAACATCTTCGCATTAGCTTGAATGCGGAAGTCATGCTTGTTGTCAGTGTTGGTGATCACTTCACGGGTTGTTTCTGCCAGCTTCATTACAAACTCCTCAGATAGTCTTAATACTGGTATGGGTCGCAAGTCATCCTGCGATAACAAGCGCTTACACAAGTACTGCGGTTGATATACTGATGGTGATACAGTGCTTCTATAACATCTAGCGCTTCATCAGATGACATACCCTCTGTGCGAGATATGACGAGATCGGTGCTGTACTGCTCAGTTGGTCGTACATTAACATACGACTTTTTTAAGTCTCCGATATTCGTGCGTACTGTGATCCAAGGTCCTTTAATTTTGATGATGCTACCGCGAACCACTCCGGTGGATGTAGTCACATCCACCTTATCATCGACTCTCATCATACGAGCAGCGTCTTTACGTGATTTGTTCATGATATAGTACCTCTTCAATTAAGTCTTCATTTGATGTAATCATTATAGAAGCCATCCGTGGCTGATGCAACTACTTGATGATCATCTTCTTAACGAAATGATGAGGGTGAAGATCAATTCTCTTCCTAGATTTGGTGTGTGCTGCTCTCATGAACAACTGACCTGGATTATTCTGCACTTTGGTATGTGCATTTTTAGTGAGTTTTACCTCAGTGCCATCCTCTAACACGTACAGGAATCGGGTTAGCTTCTTGCCCGGTGACAACTCAATCTTATGACAACGATCCCCAGCCCCGCCCAGTGACCGACACACCTCTTTCCAGCCACGGTTGTGATTTCTGCCGAGTTCCGGGCGCTTAAAGCACACCAGATGAGCTACTTCATGAGGAATGGTGTCATTGAACATATCATCCCAATCCTTCTCCATGGCTTCCTGGTTGAATCTGAGAATCAACCGACTGCCTTGAATCATAGCTTGACCGGCACACTGTCCTTTAAGATCAAAACGAATCTCAGTGTACATCAGATCACCTATGGAGTACAGCTCATGAGCCATTTCCAGGACATCCAATACGCGTTTTTGAAACTCGTGAATCTGTGTAGCTTTCATAACAAAAATATCCTCATCAGCTTAACCAATGAGGATATTATATGAACAATGAGTCTTTATTTCAACCCATTTTTGATGATCAGTCTCCGTTGAAGTTAGTTTCAAACACACTTTCATACAGGCTTTGATATCCTTCTTGTTCGTCTACCTTACGATCGAACTCATCCTTGTGATAATCTTTCGCCATTCGACGGAAGTGCTTGGCTTTAATGCCGTACTTCTCTTCAAGTTCTTTGAACGTCTCTTTCTGGTACTCAGCTTCTGATTCAGCACGAGTCATGGAGTCAGAAATATCTTTCATTACCTTGTTGATCGCTTCCAGGTCGGCTGGTGAACTTGGTACAATAATATCGGACATGTTACTTCCTCTTGGTTTATTCGCAATATGCAAGAACATCAACATTAGATACAATTTCCGGTGAACCTTCACTCGGATAAAGTACCATTTGAATTTTCATTCATCACCACCTTTCATCAAAAATCTGTTTGAAACAATTTTGAAACTTTCTCCAGATGCTCCACATGCAGGCTTCATTACAATACCCTCTCGGCAATCTGAATTGATACTGTAACCATCCGCATAGTCCAACATACTACCAAGAGTACCAAACAAAGTAAATGGTTTAATTTTATTTTGTGTGATCAGTGGTACTTGTTGAACCCCAAAGTAATTGAAAAGTTCCAAAACAAATGCATACGGTAAGTATTCTTGCTTGTCAATGTTGAAGATATTGAATGCAAAAAACTGATAGTCATTAAACTTATCTTTGTTACCTTGAATACCTGGCCCCATCACTTCACCTTGGATAGCAACCGAACACCCAAGTTCTTTTGAAATCAGACGAGCCTTGTCTACAATACCACCAGACAATACTGCTTTGTAGAAGTGAGACTCTGGGTCGGGTTTCAATTCAAGATTCCGTGAGCAAACTTTGAATTCCCCGATCTTATTAGAATCTTTGATGACTTCATATTCGGGTTCATTTCTCCAGTGCCATGACATATTTTGGTTCAAAAATGCCACAGTACATGAAGACCCATCCAATTTCATTGTTGCGTAGTAGTCTGTATTCTTATACAACTCTTTGAAGTCATCATAGACATTTTGAATACGTTCTTCATCGGTTTTCTTAATAAAGTCAGGGAAATGACCAGCGGCATTTGCCGTTTTTGGTTCTGGCCTTTCATATTTGATTACATTAAGAGCACTAGAAACATCTTCACCTTGAAGAAAATATTTCAACTCGGGGAATAGCTTAATTGGTAGTGCCAAACCTTGAGACAACTGACCTCGTAGTTTAACTGTTTTCAGTCGAATCCTTTCTTTTCCGGATGGATCTTTCTTCACACCACCCTTAATGAGAAAAGCATATCTTTCGTCATCGGCAGGGAGAAAGGAGTCAATTTCAAAGAAGACACATTTGTCTCCAGGTTGAAATTCACCCTTCTTTGAAACAACGGTCCATCCATCAACACTAATGCACTCAATAGCATCAGCCTTTTCAATTGGTCGAACTTCTTTAACTTCTCGGATAGTTACTAGTTTACGCATTTTATTACCTCAACACTCAACACAGGATTACAGCGACAATAGAGACTCAACCACTCCATCACTCCACCTCTAGATACGGACATACACGTTGCTTCTTAGCATGGATGTAGGATCCAATCAGCGTGGGTTCTTTCTCAGGACGAACTCGACCGCTGAACCTCCGAATGACTTCGATGGTATGACTCACAATCAGATACGTGGAGACTACAAACACACCTAGCACATTAAGCGCTATAGACGAGTCCAGCATGTCTCGATCAAACGACATCACATCAAATACCCCATAAGCTATTGTGAAGTAGTAGATGTAACCTGTCGCATATACGAAGAACGAGATCACCACCGCGGCCGCGGCTAGTACCCCAAATGCAGCTATGTGCATCAGTGTACCAAACACCACCCTCCAGAAGTAGAGACATAGCGAGACGTCACCAGCTGTGAGTATTCTACTCTTATCCTTCTCTGATAGGATTTTAAAGTGCCAGGCGTTTGTATTGATCTTCATCATAATCTCCTAAAAAGGGCCCGAAGGCCCGTTTCAAATTTTAATCTCTCTGCGTACCAGCTTCACATTCATCGGTACGTCATAGAGTTGATCAAAGTTCAGATTGACAGTCACTTCATCGTCATCTACACCCTTGAACCAAGTCTTACCAATGATCATAGAATACACGATGGAACTCAACTGTGCTTGAACGTCTTTGATGGTCTGATTCACAGCTTTGATCGTTGTCTTCAACTCATCGTCACTCAGATCACTGCCCTCCTTCATACCAATCGAGACCAGATACTCACTGACGGTGAATTTCTTACCATTGTCAATCTTCTTCTGAACAGCATTGGCTGATGGCAGACTATTGAGTCCCTTGATCTTGGTTTCAAGATCGGTCGCGTAATAGAAGTCAGATGTCTCAGCTCCTTTGGTGCCTACTGGACTGAACCCATAGTCTCTGATACCAATTGAAGACAGCCACTTGGCAGCCTCTTCACCGTAGATCTTAGCCAATGTCTCGGCTTTAGCATCTTTCTCACTGAGGCAGGATTTCAACCCTTTGATATAAGCCTGATACTCGATCAGCTCTTTGTTCATCTCAGCGAATACATTGACGTCCGGTGACATAGACATCTTACGATTGATTACAGGCATCACGTCCAGGTTCAATACAGCATACACTGATTCACCGTCTTCAACCACATCTACCAGCGCATCATCCAGAGAATCCAGTTTTGCCAGAGTCTCTTGGTTAATGAGAACCGGCAGTGCTTTGGTATTGAGAATACCGTCTCGAATAATGGTGTAGTTGCGCCATTGATGACTGGGCACTCGCTTGAGATTGAAATCATTCTCAGGCAGTTCAACAGAACCCTGAATCAGAGTCTGGATAGACACATTCGGTCGAGAGCTGTTGTATGTCAGTCCGGTAATAGATGCATATTGACCTGGAGTCTTAACAAATCGAGGCAAGTCCTCTTCTGCGACACGACTCTGTCCAATCTTGGCATATTCGAAGTATGGTGAATCTACCACGATTTTTACATCGGATTGATCCAGTACTTTCAATACATCCATTACTGTGATGGCATCTTCCGGTGGCAGGTAATCAGTATCTACACCATGAATACCGCGCTCGTCTGGATATAGTACTGCATTTTCAACTACTTCAGTGAAATGCGTCAATTCCTGACGAGTGAAGGCATTGGTATAGAGGTCGATGAGTCGGATATCACCGGTAGCTTCAAGACAACGCCAAACCAGCTTGCTATTGCCTGTCTTAGCTGCGTAGTACATGATGAGATACAGGTGATCATCACTCAGATGCTTCTGCAATACATCACCAGGTACGATCGAATGTACACGCTCCACACTCTCAGGTACAGATACCTGACCATCAGATACTTCAGCGATGAAGATTCGATCGTTGTGTGTATAGATTGCGTGCTTGGCTTTTTTGTTGATGTCTACCGTGACTCGACTCTCACGAACAGCACCAGATACAACATCGTCGAAAGTGACTTCGTATTCGTCATAACCTTCAGCGAATACATGAACACCGCCAGATGCTTCAGCCATTTTAGCCAGGAGCTCACGGTCACAATACCATCCGTACTCAATGAAGGATACGCTTTGATACACCGATGGCAGCGCACGTGCGTCTTCTACGATCTGGGTTCGATTGGATTGATTGTCATAGCCATCCGTCAACATGACAAAGTTGTTGTACTTGTCATTATCGAACTTGGATGCTACATTGACGGCTAGTTCCATGGGCTCGGCAAACCCGGTGAGTCCAATAGGAGTAAGCCAACGATCAATAGCTTGTTGAACAGATGTAACGGAGGCTAGGTCTCCAACAGGGACACATTCGCACACCACTCCGCACTGTCCGCGACCGCTGAAATAGATCACTGTGAAGGTATCGTCTGGTTGCGCTACCATGCTGACGATATTCTTCAGATGTTGACGCATCTTAGGCAGTGAACCATACATAGAGCCTGAGACGTCAACCAGATACACGTGATTGGTGGCAGAATTAGACTTCACGGTCTTCATTCCGCCGAGTTCAATGACTTCGAACATATTATCTTCCTTTGTTGGTTTCACATGTTGAGTTAACGGGACCTGCAAACTGCCAGAATCCATACGATCCTTGAGTAGCTATGAAGGTCTGACCTTCAATACACGTCAAGATGTAGGTGATCCCGTTCTCGTTCTTAACCACACCATTCGGCGTGTCGGAGTTCTTCGCTACACTACAACCACTCAAGGCTGCAACGATGATAGTGATCGCTAGTACTCGTCGCATCATTCGAACCTCTCGTCATTGTTACGCAGCCCGATTACGATTGCTTCAACTACCGCGATGATCATTGGAATGCCGGTCCAGCAGAACAAAAGATACAGAATACCAAGACCCCAGTTGCCAATATACATTCGATGGATGCCGAGACCACCTAGGAACAGAGCCAGAAGCACGAACACTGCTTTTGACTTGACTCCTGCTCGCTTCACCGGATGACCGCAAGACGGACAAGATACCGCTGCATCGCTCATTTGAGTACCACAATTTGCACAGAACATAGTTATTACCTCTCTTCGGTTATTATACACACTCATTTTAATATGAAATGCGATGGTCATTTAACCATCGCATTGAAGCCTTTTTCTGTTAGATTAATCATGAAGTTGTAATCTTCGTCGTGCTGAACCACCAGTCCTTTTTTGACCAAAGAGCTTAACACTCCCTTCGCTTGATTCTCTGTGATGTTGCAAGCCTTGCTGATGGTGTAGATGTCAGCACCACAGTAGCAATTTTCGTAGTCGGCAGCTGTAGCAGTCTCGTGGTTAACGTCACTGCACCACTCGCGGACGTTATCAAGGGCGGTTGCTTCGTAGGATGTAAGCATGATGTAGTACCTCTTTAGGTCAATGTCTTCATTTGATGAATATATTATGACGGCTCTGACGTCAGAGATCAACTAAAGATTCAATCTCATCTACACACATTCTGATCAGATCTTCAGTTGAGGTAGAAGTTGGATGAGTCATGATGGAGTCGAGCTTATAACCGTCCTCTCCGATGAAGTATACATAACCTTCACCGCGAATGACTTCGATGTCCAAAGCCGGGAATTGCTTTTTGATCTGACGATTAACTTTGTGAAACTGTGCCATGATGTAATCTCCTTCTTCATTAAACATATAATAGCGCCTTCCTTGGCTTAGTTCAACTACAGTTAAGCCGGGATGTCAACCTCTTGCGCCCACCTGCCTCTTACCTGTTTCTGATTTCAGCAACCGCTTCATCATCAACACGCTACCTTCGCTCGTGGCAATTGTGTAGGCCAGTCCTGCAACAAGGAGATACCACCAATTGCCACTCTCAATAGCTGTCCACACCTGTCTCCAGATCAGTACGTTAGTGACGAACCAGATTGAGTTTGAGCAGTATGCAGCGTATCGATGGTACCCCGGATCTCCTGAGTTGCGGCTTCGACTGACCCAGGTGAATGCCATATTCTGCACGAATGCAACGATGATCAGAATGATAATTTCCACACTACACTCCTATAAAGGAAGAGGGCCTTAAGACCCTCTAATGATTAGAATGATTGAGCTACGCGCTCTCGGATTTGACCCAGAGTGTGAACTTTGTGCAGAAGCCCATCCTCATACACAACCTTCAGCTCATTATCGCCAGCATTGACGTCGTCCCAGGATACCTGATCTACCAGACGATACTGAGAATCCTTGATCACCTTGAGCAGACCCTTGGCGCTCTTCTTCACACCATCATCTGTTACTGGATCCTTGAAGATCTCACGACCTTCACCGTCGATTTCACAGTAGGTGGCTTTCATAGCCATTCCAAAGGTGTCGCGAGTAATCATCTGGTAGGTATATGAACCCACACCGAAGACTACGTTACCTGAACTGAAGCCTTTATCTTTCAGACGCTGACAGATTGCTTCACAACGCTCAAGAGTGATAGAGTCGCCGTAGATCAATCCGACATGAGAATCTAGCTCTTTAAATCCTTTCTCGTTGAGTGTTCCACCGAACTGCTCCCAAAGGATTTGAACAGCGCCTTTGACTTCATTTTCTGATAGTTCTTTATCTGTCATACCAGCCATATAGCCTTCTTGGATCAGAGTATAGAACTTACCGTTCATCTTAACTACTTCGTAATTATTGACAGCATCTTGATAATCTTCACCATCAAAATCAGAATCATCGAAGTACTCTTTACCGTTCCATGTGTACCCGGTCAGAATCTTAACAGGATCACCACTATCAGGACGGAAGACAACTTTACCATCACGTGCCATAATTTCATCTTTCAATCCCGGTGCAATCTCTGTGAGAACCTTCCACAGGTCCCATGTATCACTTACAATACCTACCAGTCCACCGGGATACAGGTCAGTGATAAAACGCTTATAGGTTTCAAACTCATTGAGATGTCCCCCGGCGCACATCACGCTGTGTTCTGAGGCGGGGATTGATGTCCCAATAAGCTCGTTCTCAGGATCGGCGTAGTAGAACATCTCACAGCAATCAATAGCTGGAATGTTGTCTGAGCCGACAAATGATAACAGATGACCAACACCGGAATTGGCAGCATCAGCGCGACCGGACATCCCGCGCATGGAGAAATCATGCACACTGAAAGGAATCATGGCCTTATCAGCACCGGTTTCTTCGGCGTATTTCTCTAGGATCTTGCGGTACTCAAATGCAATGGTAGCCACAGTGGTGGGCTTCCAGATTTCAGCCGACATCACGGTTTCCAGATAGTTCGTGAGCCAGAAGAACTCAGGATCAGTGTTCTCAACGGTGAACATTGGCACTCTGAACGGTACAACAGAGCCTTCGGGTAGTGCACGAATGCGAATAGGAAGATATCCAAGATCATGCAATGCTTCAACATGATCGAATGCAATGGCGTTAGGTCCCAGTGAGGTCTCAATACGTCGCTTGTAATCACCAACAGCGATCTCTTTCGGTACATTGAAGAACTCTTCTTCCCACTCGACGATCAGATGCTCAAGGATGAACTTCTGAAGCCCCAAGAAAACCACACCATCTACTTCACGTTCAAAATGTTTACCTGAACGAGGGGTGAAGTTTGAGAAGACCAGAGAGGTGCCCTCTGGATATTGGAACCGGTGATTGACCTTGTAGAAGTCGGTCTGTGTCATTGGATTGTTCATTGCTTGTCCTCGTATACCACGCAGGTAATGTCATTAAATTTCAGACTGTCGATGATCTGCTCAATACGATCCCAGTCACCACCAGCTAAACCGGCACCGATCTTAGGAATACCAATGCGCTGGATTGCCATAGGATTAAGATCATACAGCATCTTGATCTGCTTAAACACGCTGTATATAGCTTCATAATCTACCGGTTTGGTTGACGGATCGAAACCATACTGAGTGTAGGCATTAATCAGAGTGAAGTGGTATGGCGCTCTCTTCAGCCCTCTGATGTTTGATCCGATCTGCTGCAGCGAATAACCATCGATGTAAGCCTGAGTAAACTTACCCAGCTTATTAGCATCTCCGGAGATGGTCATATTGTCTACAGCGTAAGCCTTAGGGTATCGTGATGCAATCTGTCCCGCGATCCCCGACCCCATGGTGCAGAAGCAATTGCATCCATGTACTATGATATCAAATTGACCCTGTTCGGCCAGGTTCAACAGATTACCGCTAACGTATTTCATTTCAACACCTCATAATGTGGTATAACATAGACCAGATCTCGATCTTCACCAGGTCCATGATAGAAACCTACAACCACCCGATCAATGATTTGAGACCCCAGGTGATGAGTTACTTGCTCCACTCCTTTGGTGAACATACCGTGAGTCACGTACAGATCCACAGTATGAGCTCCTTTGTTGAGAAGTTCAAGTGCCAGTCCGTTGAAAGTACCGCCACCATCACATATATCATCCACGATCAGGACTTTCTTGCCTTGTAATTGTCCTTCATCACAGTGAACCGTGATGTTAGATATCTTTCCGGTCTCAGTGTCGCGTACCTTATCGCCACGAATAACAGGAACGTTCGTCATCTGAGCTACTTTATTCACCTTCTTGTACGCACCACCGTCTGGCGATACCAGGTAATCGTAATCACTGTAAATGATGAAGTTGGAGCATATCTTCTCAACACCAACAATACGCACATTATTAATCAGAGCCTCGATGACATCACTGTGGGGATCCATGACAAGAACCGATGAGAATCCCATAGAGTTGATAAAACGTGAAATCACCTTCAATGAATGAGGCTCTCCTTCATTACAGCGTCGATCCTGTCTTCCATAAGGAACGTACCCGATAGATAGAACCCTGGGGAGAGAGGAGTTGACCCCGTCTAGCGCGTCGCATAGAAGAGCCAGGTTGATCAGGTCATCGTTCGACTCATACATGAAGCCAATGATGAACGTACCTTCGTGTTGTTTGATCTCTTTGAGCTTAGATACACGCGGATCATCTACTCTGAGATTAGTCTCTCCGCACGGAAAATGATCAACCGTGAACGATACCTCATACGCAGAATGATTGGGTTGACGAATTACAAGCGACAGCATGATAAACTCCTAAAAGGAGAGGGGCAATGCCCCTCTATTCTCAACCGTTAAGCAGAGCTTTAAGCTCATCCAAGGACTTGCTTTGAAGCGCTTCGTTCTCTTTCTGAGAAATGATCTCCATAATGCGAGCCTTCTCAGCTTTCTTCTTGGCTGCTTGATCCTTGACTTCAGCTTCATCCATCTTAACCTGAATCACGTGCTTGACAATGTCAAACTTGAGATTCAACGTCTGGTTAGCGTACGTACGCTTGACCACGAAGCTTTCTTCTTCAGCTTCCTTGATCTGACGATTCAGGTTCTTAGCCAGATCATCCAATGAGAATTTACGACCAGTCAGTGGTAGATCCCACAAATCTTCAGTGGTCAATTGGCCCATCGGTGAGTCAAAACGCAGCTTCATTTTAGTGGCTCGTTCAAACATAATATTCTCCTCAGAATTTAATCTTCAGTTTGCGGTTAAAGGAACCAGTCACTTTACATACCAGTTCATTACGTTGGGTGGAAGAAAAACCAATACCACTTAGTTGATCTTCAGTTGGCTCAGCTTTCATCTTAGAACCCAGTACTTCCAACACCTTGCGATGCTTGTTCAGCTCATTATTGAGGAATTCGTTGTAGAAGCCTCGTGCTGGATCTGGATTATAGCATCCTTCCAGCATAAAGAACCAGTGTTTATTGCCAATTTCTTGATCATCCCAGTGGTTCGGTGAGTTCATCACCATCTGGACCTTATGGAACTCCTGAGTATCGATATTCCACTCTGTCCGTGATCGTGTAGTAGACGGCAGTGCAGGTTCGAATGTTACGTTGTGATTCTTATCTACTACCAGATGACCCACTGTAACGTATTGATTCTGTTTAACTGGACTGTCGTATACCACATGGGTTACCTGACCCATTACCTCGATTTCAATTTCGAAGCCGACGTCGTGAGACTCACGCTTGGTGAACTGATGCACGTCAACGCGATGTCTGCCAGGCAGCATGGTGCGATGATCACTCCAGGTCACATTCTCAACAGGATCTGTAGACTCACCATGCACGTTCATATCTACATCCAGATGACCTCGAGATCTTGGGCTTCTCTTGGCTCCGAAGTGAATATGAGCTCCTTTCTCTTCAAACACATGAAGATCCAGATCATCTCTGTTGCTCCAGGACAGCGATACACGAACATCACCATCTACCTTACCACCAGCTTTCTTCACTCGCTCTTTGATGGAGTCAGTAATGTCACCCCGATAGGTCCATGAGAAATTATTATCCCATTTGAACAAACTCGGCGCATCATTGTACACAGGAGCTACCAGGCTGACGAAATTGCCGCTGTGTTTATTCTCAACCAGAACTTCCAGTGAATCAATCTTAGGCAGCACTTTGTTAACGAAGTCCTGAATAGAGATTTCTTCCAACGCGTCCACAGACGGTTTGTTCTTAGCTGCCGTTGGCTTCAGATCATCGAATGCACCTTTCATCTTTGGCTGTACATCGCGATTGGCGAACAGCACGTTGTTGATGGTCAAGTCATCTGTTTTGGCAAACCGACGATACAGAGCATCCTCCAGTCCCAGAGCTTTCACCGTCTTCTGCGCATCATCAATCATGCGCTGGGTAATGAGAGCGGATGTTCGCTTATAGTTGTGAGGCGCTACCTTAGATTCAAAGCTCTTAACCGCCTGTTCCAGATCAACGTCATTGGAGATATCTGTTAGCAGGGTTCCAATGGCGGTGTTGCGAAAGCGAGCGGCATGTCCCAGTTCAACAGACTTGAACCACAGATAGTTATGAGCCTTTTCCGAGTTCTTCATCTTGACGAAATCAGTCTTAACACGTCGCAGCAGAGCAACGATAGACCGATGCTCCTCGCCTCGATACAGTGAATTCTGATCGATGAGATCCAACACAATGTCAATAGCATCAGATGTGATCTCACGAACACTGCGAGCGAGAACATCATAATTACCTTGATCTTGGCTGTTGCGTGTTTCGATAGATCCGTCAGTAAACACAAACTTAGAGTTCAGTGTTGTGCTGAAATGATCGAAATCAACTACGTTGCCTTGATCATCTGTGGTGTGGTTGCGCGCGTGTCCCACTTTCTTCACATCATGACGAAATACACGATCAATACGATGCTTGTGCACCAGATCAGACATAGCTGAAGCCACAACATCATAGAACGTACCAGTCTCATCAATATCCCACACAGACACCGTCTTAAAGTTCTCATCGATTGCAACCACACGCCCAATATCCCGGATGAACTGCTTGCAGCAATTACAATCGTGCTCAGTACGCTCTTTGTAGACGGGGTTGGTTCCAGCCGGGAATGAAGCCAGATAACAGTCCCATATCTCATCTTTGGTGACATCTACACGATACAACTGACCATAGTGTTTGGTCATCTGCTGCAGTTGCGCATTGACAGCATTACGAAAAGCAATAAAATCACTCATATCAATCTCCAATTTGTTAATTCACTATGCATGATACAGGCTGAAATTGAGTGAATCCACTACTCCCACTCAATTTCATCCACTTTCTTCTTGGGCTTTCGCTGACCAACTTGGTTAGCTATCTCCTGAGTTGACCCGACATCTGAATATCTCATACGATCCCAATCGATGTTGACCAGCTGAGGCTTCACAGTAGATTTGTTGCCCCATCGTGTCTTCAGCAGGTGAATACATTGCTGTCCATTCTCCTTCAACACCTCGTCTTGAGTGATAGCTATGAACCAATCGAGGGTAGCCGGAACTCCGAAACTTTCTGATGTAGATGTCATATCAGGAGATTGATCATCATATCCACCGCGGTTTACCTGAGTAGCTGTCATGATTGGTACATCAAATTCTACAGCCAATCCTCGTAACTCCTCAGCGATAGCCTTTACATATGAATATGAGTTCACGCCGCTCATACTCTTGTACCTGGATGAGGCGCAGATATTAAGATAGTCTATAAAGATAAAGTCGGGGATAAACTTCTTCTTCTGTCTCAGCTCCTTGATCAAGTGTCTGAAGTGACCGGTGTGTGCAGAGGAGGTTGGATATTCTTTAGCGAAGAATCGACCGTGAGTCTTGTTCTTAACCTTGGTTATACCGTCCATATATCTTTCCTTACCAATCCTGCTCAGTTCATCCGTGCTCACACCTAGTAGGTTAGCTTCTACACGTTGCATCAGAGATTCTTCGTCCATCTCAAGGCTGATGTACAGCACATTGAGTCCCTGCTTAAGAAACTCACCAGACAAGTAGCACATCATACTACTCTTCCCGGTATTCGTACCCGCCAATATACAGCTCAGAGCCTTCTTTTTATGTCCGTTGTTGGACAGTATGTTCAAAGCATCAAGTGGGAATTTTACTCTGTTGTCTTCTGCAGTGTAGGAGTCGTAACGCTTCTCTGCATCATCAAAGAACTCCATGCCGATGGTTGAGTCGAATGACACGGCCAGAGCATCATCCAGCAGGTCTGGAATGGCATGCTTGTCCAGATTCTTATTGGTACCCTCAATGATGTTGATGGATTCGTAGATAGCGTTATAGATCTTCTTATCGCGACAATATTGTTCCGTCTCATCTACCAACCAGTCTACATTAGGCATGTCATCCTTGGTTTCGTAACACTCGCTGATGATTTCAGCAATCTCATCGAACTCAGATTCACCAATGGATTCTTTCTGTAATGTAACAGCTATGGCTTCAAACGTAGGGACAGAGTTGTATTGATCAAATAACTTCTTGTATATGTTAAACAGTGTTCGATGTGTACCATCAAAGTATTCGGGTTCAAGATATGGTAGGGTCCTTCGAACAAACTCTTCAGAATATAAGAGCGCTTTGAAGATGGATTGTTCAATAGATGTCATGTCAGTCCTTCAGGAAAAAAGAGGGGACATGCCCCTCATTCTGTTTGTGTGATTTCACCGGTGCTTAGGTCTAGATCTTCACCTTCGTTAAGCAGACCGTCAAGTTTATCCTGAAGCAGTTTACCATTGCCACCTACTTTATACATAGAACTGACTGTGTCTAAGAATTTCTGATCACCAAGTAACGGCTTCCAGAACTCCTCACAAGAGGTGTCCTTCCGACGCCAATTCTTATCTTCTGATACAGACGGTCGTGTAAACCATCCTTTCTTGGGTGCAGTAACGAAACCAGAGGCTAGTCCGATGTCCAGAAGACCGGAGTATCGATCCATACCGCCGTCATACTTAACTTCAAACGGAATAGCTGACTTCTCTCGAATAGTCCGAGACTTCTCAGCATTGAGAATAAACTGCCAGCCTACAAGATCCGTACCTTCTTTGATTTGACGCTTGCCTACTATGAAAACTTGGTCCGCTGATAGCATTCCGCCTGAGTTATGGGTGATGACTCCATTGGATAGTACATAGTCGTGAGACTCGGTTTCAATATCATACACCTCGTGTTTACCAATACTTTTAATACTCTCAATCTTCATTGCCATACCTCGTTTTTACCATGTTTGATGTTGAATACATATTATGACAATGCGTACTGCAAGTGTCTCTACTATGATATCGCTGTTTGAACGTAATGTCAAACTCTTTATCAATACCATGTATACAATATGCATCGCTAAAATACCTTCACACAAAGGGAGGTATTTTAGCGTTAAGCTCACTTAAACATCATCGGTAACTACACCTGCTGTTAGGTCTTTAGCTTCGATCCATTCTCCGTTAACTCTGAACTTATGGCTCTCACTACACCGAACAACATGACCGTCTTCAAAAGTGATTTCTAGACACTCGGGCACTCCGTTTTCAAGTGTTTCGGGAGTCCAAGCATTAACAACACGAGTAAGCCCACCATCTCCTGACACGACCATGTCATCTACATTGATGCATTCTATGTTCTTCAGACCTTCGCTTGTCAAGATCTGAGTACCAGGCAGCAAACAACCACCGCTCATGATCTGCTTCGGAGCTCCCATACCGCCAATCTCATCGTATGTGTGCATAATAGCAATCAGCTGAAGCTCGTAGTTCTTGATATACGGAGTTACAATACGAAAGAAGCTCTTAAGTGCCTTGGCACGTGACATATCCGCTACAGTCTTCTGGTTGATAGCGTCCTCTACTTCCTTGAGTGAAGCTAGATTACCAATCGAATCAATGAAGAATATGAACTTAGGATACTCACCCGTCTCTTCATACTCTTTCTTAATAGCTTCAAGTTTGGTCACTATGTCGAGTTTAAGCTCCTCAACGTTCATGATAGAGAAGTACAGTACACGACCAGTATCAATACCAACAGACTCAAAGTATTCCTCAGACGCGCCGCCCTCGGAGTCATAGAAAATCATGTACGAATCATCATGAGCGTCTAGGTATGATTTACAACTGATCAAACCAAACAGAGTTTTAAAGCTTCGTGACTTACCGGCTAGCAGAGACACGCCAGTACTTGTGCCTCCTAGTAGATCTCCAGAGTAGGCTAGATTCAATGCATATACACCGGTGTCGTAACGTGTCTCGGGCTCCTCTACGATAGTTGATAGTTTTCCAGCTCTTTTGAGTTTTGAGCTCTTAACAAATTGATCAGCCAGTCCCATAGTAATACCTCTTAGTGAATAGTGTTAAACATTTTAGCAATAACAGACTCTTTATCGAGAATCTCCCGAGCATCTAACACTTCAACCAATTCTTTCATGAACTGCTGATAGTAGATGATGCCGCTCTTTTGAATGTATTGCTCAATAGCAGTCAATCGCTCTTTGACTGATTCTTGATCAAAGGCTACGTCACTGACCACCATATCCAATAGATCAATGTCGTAGTTCAGCGATCGTTGCATGTTGGTGTTGATGCAGTTGGTGACCTGGATTTGTTCAGACTCCAACTGCACCTCGCTCTTTACAACGTCTGTGAATTCGTGATCGGGGAGTGAGAGTGCATAGAACCACTCATAGACAAACATTTTAGCATCATTCACACTCGAAGTCAAGAGCTCATATTCAATCTCTTCGGTGGATTGTATCTTGGACTTGTTTAATGTGAATTGAATATCAGCACGAGTACAACACAACCCAATAAGACCTTCTACTTGATCCTCTTTGCCTGTGTTCGGGTTCAGTGTCAATTTGATCATAGTACCTCTCATAGTACCTCAGAAATCAAACAGGTCAATCTTCTCTTCGGTTGACCAGTTGATAGCAGTTAGAAAGTTGGACAAAGGCTTTAGGAAACCAGATTCAAAGGTTACTTGCTTATCCACGTATTTCTCGATTTCAAACTCTTTAGGCAGATAAGACAAAAACCCTATAACATCACCATTATACGGATTCGGCTTCTTGAGTTCAATGAACTTGAACTTGTTGCCTGATTTCAATTTGTCAATGTGCTTCAGCTCCTTCTGCTCTACAATGGTGTTATGCAGAATAGCTGCTTTGACGTGTTTTTGTGTGCCTTTGATATAACCACCATGACCATCCATGTACTTCTCAATAGAAGATACTGAACGCGGAATAGCAATATCAGATATCGGCAGTGTGTAGAATTCCTTCTCGAAGGTCTCAATGAACTGGTGCATCTCATCCTTCTTGTCCTCTAGTGCCAATCGATAGCAAATTTCCAGACCTTTCTTAGCCCAGGCAGGAGTCGACGATCGTTTAGAATCCAGTCCAATGATCTTAAGCTTAGGTGTGGTGAATCGAACACCTTCAGAGTCAGTCACGAGCATGGCATAGCGTTTCTTAGCTACGTTGATAGATGATGTAGAGATAACCTCACGCTCCCATACCATCTTATTCTCGTAATTGTTGAGATAATCACACAGCTCTTCAGTTTGACTCTGAATAGACGGTGAGATGACTTGCTTCAAGAACTCATCCAGTTTGTCTGTAACTGCGTATGGGTCTTCCTCATCGGGGCACAGGATTGAAGCGATATCTGAGAGTTCAAAATACGCACTATTGTGAACCAATATATCGTTAGCTATGAAGTTGTGCACATCTTCAACTTCAATATCATACACATAGTCTTCAACTATACCCAAATCTTCAATTTGATAATCGTCATGCTGTGTTATGCTTCCTATTTCCGTATCAGACTCACAAGTTAACGATATAAGCTTATCAGAGACACGAACATCACCTGGTCTGACCTTAACTAATTCTCCTCCACGATTAACCATCAGACCATGATCTGCTGTTACAGTTACGCTTTTGCCATTCACAGTAACACGGTACATTCGTTTCTGTGTCTTGTGTTTCATCACATACTTGACAGGTCGTTTCACGAGTGAGAATGCATCGTCACTTCCATAGGAAGTGTCACCGCTAACCGATGCGACGTAATGTTCATTAAATGTATCATACACTATAAAATCACGTTGAGTGTTAAAGTATTCCTCTATTGTGATAGGGTCTCCATTAACATAGATGACACTATCTCCAGCTACAGAGTCTGTATCATTATTAATGACGTAGTTTTTATAATTTTTATTTGTAGCGAGTTCATTCAAGAGTTTATTGACTCGCTCAGACGTCCACCTATTAACCAATTGACCAGTAGATGTAATCGATTCGGCATTCTCAATTCGAAAGTAGGTGAAGTGCTTGTTCGCAAGAGCTCCATATCCTGAGTTGATCAGGATCTTAAATGCCATCTGTATGTTGTTATTTTTAGCCTCTTCACGCTTCCAGTAGTGGTATTCGTCCGTGTCTTCCATTCCCTTCAGCTGGTCAAGTTTAGCTTGAGCCTGCAGCATCTTCTTTTTAAATTGCTTTCGACTGCTGTAAATCTCATCCTTGATAGTAGGGATGATGCCCTTGATATCTCTTCGATAGAATTGACCAGCAGCAGACATAGAGACGTTGTGTTTTTTTAATACAGATAAGTCTACTTCTTTATCAACCAAGTTCATAACCTGCTGATAATAACAATCAATATCACGTATCCTCAACTGATCTTGCAACTCAGCCAATTCAGACGGAAGGTCATGTCTCGGTATGAATGTCTCTGGACTGATATTGATCTGTACCTCAAGCATTGGATACAGGCTGTTAAGATCGAACGATGATACCCACTCGTGTCTGCCCACCTGAGGCTCAGAGACATAACCACCGGGGTATGGACGATAAGTATTACTAACAGGTGAGCACAGAGGTACAATCTGTCTGGCATACAACTCCTTGGCGATCAGTTGTTCCCACAGCCGAACTGTACCTAGTGTATCTTCATAGTTGGATATTGTTAGGTAAGCCAGAGTCTGTGTAATATCAAACAGACCCAGTTCTTCATCCAATCGACGAATAATATCTACGTCAATGATGTTGTACGAGATGTACTTCTGGAAATTGACTTTAGATAGGTTAGCCAGCGATCCCTCTTCTTCATATGACAATTTCTCATCACCAAGCTCGGCACCAGCGATAAAATTCAATGAATAGGACTCGCGTGGAACGAACGTGTGTTTCTTGTACAGGTTCATGTAGTCCAAATGAGGCAGTCCCACAATATCCACTTTCTGGAACGAGAAGTAATCTGATTGAACTGTAGTCCAGTTGATCATTCCGTATGGAGATAGTCTCTTAGCTACTTTCTCTCCCATCATGTTTGTGATTCGATTGACAATGTACGGCATATCAAACGATTCACTGTTCCAGCCTGATGTGAAGTGAAAGCTGCCATTGGATATAAAATTGACAATGCTCAATAATAACTCGTTCTCTGATGAGCATTGAGTATAGTCTACATCTAGGTTAAGCTCATTAACCTTGGTGTTATCCTTCGATCGATGATACTCACCGAGACCAAATGCTGTGAACTTGTTGGCTATCGTGTCATAGAATGTAACAGCATCGATGGGATACAAAGCCTGCTCAGGCTTGGGGAACTCCGGAGCAGAGACCTCGATATCGAGAATACAGCCTCGTATCTTCTGAGGATCGTAATCTGGAGTCTTACCTTCACACAACTCGATAGTGAACTGGTTAGCAAACTTGTAGTTGCCTTCAATGGTCATTCCATCTACATCTTTATACTGCTCATAGAAGTTCTTAGCAGCTTTGATGTTTTCAAATTCGATCTGCTTCAACGGATAGCCGAAGATGGAGACAGCATCCCCATCTTCTTCTGTTTTGGTGAAGAGTGACGGTTTGTAATCCGTCACCTTGGTGTGTTTGGTCTCGCCTTGATCATCCACGTAGGAGAATAGAATGCTATTCCCCCACTGCTTATAGAAAAGATAGAACATGATGTAACCTTATGAATAGTAACGTTTTTCCATTTCTTTAGCTTGTCCGTTCCGATCTAATCCGTAATCACCATCGTATTGACCCTGGGCATTAGCTACCTTCCACACCAGGTATTGACCGATACGAGTGTTGGGCTTGATCTTAGCAGGACCTCCATGAACATGTAAACAACACCCTCCCTTCCCCCTGAAGGACGGGTCCCAAAGCCCAGATGCGATGAATATCCCGTTACGAATCAAAGTACTGCGCGTAACGATAAGCGCTACCTCGTCATCGCCCATCTTAATATCATGATCAAATGAGCACTCATACACTCCAGGCTCAAGATTATAATACCCCTCATCATCAACAGACAGCTCGTACTTGTTGCGATGCTGCTTCTGCTCTTCATCAATGGTGAACGGTCCGTTCATACCCCACATTCTTTCTAATCGAAGATCGACAGCTGCCTGCTGTACACAATCGTCGTCGATGTTGGTGATGTGAGTATTGCTTTCTGGTGTATTAACTACGACTACAGACATAATGATTCCTTTAAAATGGTGACCAGAAGAACTGATCTTTGTTAACGAATTTGTACGATGTTTTAGTCCAGGTACCGTCAGCTAGTATATATACAATGTTAGGCTCAATCGCGCATGCACCATCAAACATCACTGACGAGTATGATGAATCTTTGACATAGAGCGGTGAATTATCATTGCGGAACATGTAGAGATCACCGCGTAGAAAGAATATGCATGCAAATGAACCTTCAATGTCATTCAGTACATCAAAACTCTTATTGAGCAGCATTTGATGCATGAGTCTGGTGTCCCATGACACTTCAGTCTCTAATTCCTCTTGCCATCGAGTCACAGTCTGTGAATGAATAATGCCGTTATGCCACAGATACGATCCGTTGATTTCTGACGGGTGAATAGAATTTACATCACGATCAGATGTTGTGGGAGCTTGAATATGACCCATCCATAACAACACATCTTCATCTGAGTCATATTCAGCGAGATTAGTGCCAATTTGTTTGGCTCGAACTTCAACATCCAGGCCATCTAACACAGACACTGAATGACTATGAGATCCCCGCACGGTGTTAAGATGAAACAACTGCTTGAACTCACTCACATCATTTGAACCAAACAAACCACACATATTACCTCCAGGGGATAGTTAGACTGTATTCAACAGGATCAGGAGTTTTAATGTCCATGAAAGCCTTAATGCGTTCGGCACACGATGGGCATTGACCACATGAGCGTCCACTGTCATCTGGATTGTAGCATGTCAGAGTATGCTTCATGAGATCCATCTGACCCATATCGGCAATCAATTCAAGCTCCTGAGTCTTAGATAGATCAGAGAACGGAGCTACCAGTGTTAATGGCCACATACGATTCTGAGACCACAGATGGTTGATGCCATCTACAAATGCCTGGGTAGTATCAAAATACCCATACTGATCATGAACCTGAAGACCACAGATCACATGAGAGGCTTGATTAGCTTCAGCGAAAGCAGCTGTCAACATGAACATGACACCATTCCGCCACGGAACGTACGTGGGAGGTTGAGGATTACCAAGCACGTCCTTGATCGTGGGCATCTCGATATCAGATCCGCTGATGTTAGCGCTCACTGATCTGACAATATCACCCAGCACATTCAGATCGATGATCTCACGTCGCACGCCTAATAGATCACACAGCTCTGACGCTCGTTGAAGCTCAATCTGCTGCTTCTGTCCGTAGTTGTATCCTACAGAGATTACATTATCTGCACCGTACTTCTTCACAGCAAGACATACGGCGGTGGAGCTGTCTAGTCCACCGCTGTGTGTCACAATCACTTTATGATCAGTATCGGGCAGACGTTCTAATGCCTGTTTAATGTCCATTATTGCCTCATAGTCTTGTTGACTTGTGTTTCAACATCTGTCATCGGATGTTCGTCAATGAGCTCCTGGTGTGTGGCTCGAATAGGATTGATATCAATACCACCACGACGAGTATAGAGACAAGCTACCATCAGTTCTTCTGGTTTTAGAAGATCATACAGTCGCTTATATACACATTCACAAATCTCTTCGTGGAAGTGTGATTCCTTACGCATAGACACGATGTATTGAAGCAGAGATTCATAAGTCACAGAATGAGTATCAGACTTGACATAGATGTAGATATCACCCCAGTCTGGTTGATTGGTGATACGGCAGTTGGATCTCAGGTTGCTGGTGTAGACTTCGATGTAGCATGAACCTTCAGAGACATCCAGAGTGTCTGGTGTTTCGTTGTATGTGGTGAAGGTCATGGACTCTACATCGACCAAGTCATCCAATCGATCGAAACCGTAATCCATTGGAGTGCAAGGGAACCCGTCTTCTTCGGTATGAAGCGTGACCTCTACCTCACCTTCAACGCATTTCTCAAGATCGGCTTTGACTTGACTCTCTACAGCCTCAATTGCTTCATCCACAGTGGATCCCATCTTAGCCATGTTAAAGCTATTCAGATACAGCTTCACTGACTTAGATTCAACGATGCACTTTGAGTCAGAAGGATAGGACCATCGGATGAGACCAGACACCGGATATCCATTGTCCAGTAGACATGAAAACTCATATCCATTCCACACATCCATACCAACGAACGGGAGGTCATCTTCTTTGATATCATAATCTGTTCGATTGAAGTGACGAGGCACTCCCACCAGCAAGGAAGCGTCGATATTGTCTGGTGTTACATAGGGTTTAACTACTGAGCCATCACCAGCCTTACCCAGATGCTTACCCGCGATTTCATTAATATTCATTTAATACCCTCTTTGACTTGATTCATTCGTTGTTCAACAGAACCACTCAACCTGATGACGTTAATATCCTTGATGTTGTGCTCAAACAGCTGTTCAATCTCTTGTTGAAATTGTTTACTGGATGAGCGCACACCATCATCCTCAATATCGAACTCTACCGGAATATAGAACAAACGGTCATACATTCCAATGACACGATCAAACGCCAGTTTAACCAGATCCAGCGTCTCTTGTGACACATTGCCTTGATTATATAACCACTGAGTATAGACCAGACAATCCACGATAGTGCGGTCGGTAATCATGTCTGGATATAGCACGGCATTCTCAATAAGCTTCATCATGATTAAGCGCTGACCCATGTCAGAGCCACCTTCATTGATCGGCATGTTGAGCTTAAGTATCCACCGCGTCACCTCAACACACTTGGTATACCCCTTGAACTCAGGCTCTTGACACAAGGCTTCAAGAAGCGTGGTCTTGCCCGTACCTTGAGCGCCCAGCAGTCCTATTCTCATAACCTCTCCTGTAAGCATTGCAACCACAGACGAAATGACAAAATCTTCTGTGATGCGTAGACGTCATCTACCGTATCGCAATCATTCACCGCATCATTATAATACAAGACCTCACCGTCGTCTACTACAGAGGTTACCTCGTGAATAACCGTACCCAATGGGTGCTTCATTTCAAAGATGCGATCTTGCGGATCCTTGCCTTTCAAATCTGGTGCCAAATGAAGAGGCGCCGGGTGTCCATTTAGAATAGTACATGGCAGATCACAAACATCCGGTGACAAAATACGAAGGTAGCCATGCAGTGTGACCATGTCCCCTTCAGAGACCGTCTCTCTCAGGTTCTTTTCGATCTTAGAGTGCGACAGCTGTTTGTACGGGCCCTTGTATCTCATTGAGGAGACATCGGAGATGTTAGTATATACCTGATCTGGTCGACGTCCTAGAGCTTGACACAGCATTTCAAGCTCAGATCCCGTCTGTGAAAATAAAGCGATCCACCTCATTGACACAGTCTCCGAAAAGATGCCACATTAGACATGACCGTGTGATACTGCTCCGGTGTAGGAATCACATCGATGAGATCACACAGCTTGATGGACTCTTTGTTATCCAGTCCGTGAGCTTCATATCGAATATTCATCAAACCGTGAACCACAGGATTGCTGGTATCTAAGCTATCGATCCATGGCTTATTGCGATAGTACATGAATTCCTGAGGCAGACCGCATCCAAGCAGATGATGAGGTTTATCAGTGTTGATAATACGACGACTCTCAAGCATGTTGATCAGACGAACACGACCTTTCATCCACGCGTGATACTTGGTTGGTTCATTTGGAAACCATTGGTTGAACATTGAGTAGTCAAATGAAATCGCTACCTTGTCTACCAACGGCTCAATCATCTTGTAACACCAGACGATCTCTTCAAACGTCTTACCCTGAACCACACCAATGGTCTTCCCCGGCAGGTCAGATCGATAATCACGATTCCAATCTTGAACATTAGATACTGTGATCTCGGCATTTTCGAGTTTATCCGGTATGATGTACCATTCAGACTGGAGCTTATTAACCCATGTTGCAAATTGTTCAGATTCAAACGCCTCTCCCTTCTCGAAGATGCTGTTGTCTAGAATGACTTCACGTCCTCGATCTACTAAGGCTTTAAATTTGTCGTAGTATTGTTCGCTCTCTTCAAACAGATGAACCAGCGCGTAGTTGTAATCTGTATGAGCGTCAATCTCATCAAACATGTATAACGGTGCTTCATGACTTATTTTCATATAGAACCTCTTTACGGAGTTGTAGCGTACATTATAGTCACGCTACAACTCGATTGAAAGGATTATTGGATGGAGTTTATGAACTCACTGCGTAGGTGGGAATCTTGCTTACCGAATCGACCAAGAGCTGCGATAGTTTGTGTAGAGCTGTTAGTGTCAGATACACCACGCTGAGATACACACATGTGTCTGGCATCAACAGCCACAATCACATCTTCAGAGCCAGTAATGTATGAAATAGCAGCAGCAATCTGATGAGTCAGACGCTCCTGAACCTGCGGACGTCGGGCGAAATACTGTACGATCCGATTCATCTTACTCAGACCCAGTACCTTATCTGCCGGACAATACGCCACATGAGCTACCCCGTATATTGGACGCAGGTGATGCTCGCAGTCTGAATATAACGTTATATTCTTTTCTTGTACAAACTCATCACCGGACGAAAACTTATTTTCTACCGTTGTGCATTTGGGGAAAGCCTCATCAGTCAGACCACTGAAGACCTCATCTACATACATCTTAGCGACCCGTAGAGGTGTTTCTTCTAATGAATCATCTGTGAGATCCAGTCCCAGAACTTCAAGCACTTCTGCCATGAGGTGAGTGATCTTCTCAACCTTAACATCACGATCTTCCATAACGCGATCAGTCATAGGAGTCTGAATACCCAGTTTACGCAGGTGTTTATTCACTTCACTACCTAGCAGCGGATTGTTTTTAGACATTGCATTTCCTCTTCATTTGAATGTTTAATGACCGTGGAAGAGACAAGGGCGGTCAACCTTGGCTGAAGAAAAACCTAACAAGGGAGTCAGGTGCAACCTTCAGAAAATCTGTTGCTTGTAGGATTGTAGCGCTATTTATAGCAAAAGGCCAGATAAGTTTCCTCATCTGGCCTTTTAATTCGTCTGAATATTACTTCAGGTTGTTGCGAATCTGCGCGATCATAGAGTACCAGCTGTACTTAGAAATCTCACGCATATTCTGCTCTTCAGCTTTTTGAAGCGCGTCTTTGTAGATCTCAGCAGTCTTCCCATCTACTCCGAACTTGGAAATAGAATCCAGGATCAGACTGACTCGGCCGTTGCGAGGTTTGCCACCACGTTTGGTTGGCATAGAGGCTGGTTTCACTTCCAGACGCTTCTTCGCCTCACTGTGATACTGCTTCATGTAGCGATTCAGAGTCTTGGGATCAATTCCCTTCTCTTTAGCCAGATGAGATTTTACCAGCTTATCACCCTTCTTCAGAGCAGCAACAACGATTTCAACTTTGGCTTCAGTGGTCAGCTTGTTCATAATATAATCTCCTGGTCAGTGTTATCTCTATCCTACCATTACATTATAGGAAAAGATGACCAGGAGATCAACTACTTTTTACAGAATATACGAGGCGTGTGATTTCGGAGTCTCGTGCCACATAGCCTTAGACACCTTGACACCCAGCTGCTTCAGCTTAGCACCAGCTACTTCAGCGATGTACTTACACAGATTCTCAGACGTAGGCAAGAATTCTACGAAAAAGAAGCCCTCGAGCAGCTCAATCTGGTGTGATGGGAGATCCGTTTTATCTAGATCTGCTATCACGTATCCACACACGTAATCGTCCATCATGACTCGAGACAGAGGCAGTGAGCGATCGTACATCATGAAGGTTGCGCGTCGCTTATCTACAAGACCGCCCGTCACAAGATCGAAAGCCGGATCATCAAGATCAATCAGCATTTTATGATCCAGGTAACGATCGATGAAGTTCTTCATGAATCCAATGTGCTTGAAATCAGTGACCATTCCGCGTTCAAGCTCATCAGCTTCCAGATGAATGGACACCTTACCGCTGTGACCATGCAGATGTCGACAGGCGCATTTATCATCACCCGTGGCGCAGAAGTCCGAATGAAGTTCTTGACTCCACACACGATGTCCGTACTCCAGGTAAAAGTCCTTATGGATTTCCCACGTCATTTAATAATCCTCTTAATCATGCCACATTCTTGAAAGGTCTTTATTGACCCACATACGCATAGAGTCATCGTCTGAGCGAAACTCGTATACCTTCTCTCCGCTATCTATCCGCTTGCTGTCATATCGCGTTCGATACAGCTCAACCCCATTATGACTGATAGATACTAAATCATCTACGTCTGGTCTTGGAACTGATCCCCAGGTGGTGATGACCACAGATCCTTTCTTGCCATCAATGATGGACTTGTGAGTCTTGGTCAGCGTCTGAGACTCGTTCATGCCTTTGGTATCAAGTTCTTCATACCCGGCTTTAACCAGCAGGCTCATTTCACGATTGGTAGCTGGTACCCAGTATTGATTATCGTCACCCAGCAAGACACCAGTGACCATCTTCTGACGGTACATAGCATCAATAGCTCGTTTTAATGTGTTGAACTTCGATGCGTTAGATACAGCTATCTTCGTGCGATCGATTTGCTCGTTTAGGAATTGCTTGAATTTCATGTCACATCTCGTTTGGTTGGATATGCAGTATTTACGTGCCGGGAGTATTCCCCCACAGATAAGAGTGAACCCGCGCACTCACTTTATACCCTTGGTCAATGGCCCTATTAGCTATATCTCCTGCAGAAAGCTCTTGATCTTCAACTCGTCCTCCAACTGCCATGATCCACACATGTTTTTTACCTAGTCCTATTTGATTGATTACATCGTCAAGTTCGTTCCATGCTGCATCTTGGCCGTTTACTACAAACTTCAACGTATAAGCACTCCTATCGACTGCATCAATGTTGTGTTGTATAATTTCAGGCTTAACCGCTCGTTTATTGGACTCTCCTGATACAGTAAAGAGCTTAGGAGAATACGAAAACAAAACTTCTTCAATCCAAGAACTGTTTAGTCGTTGTGCTAATTCAGGAGTAATTTTTTGAGTCCCGTTAGTTTCAAACGTAATGAACTTGGGACGGCTACCATCCTCACGCCTGCTCCACAAATCAAAAAGTTCCACTAATCCCTTCTGTGTTTTCTTTAAAAGGGGCTCTCCACCAGTAAATACCATGTGGAAATCATAATCTTCATTAGACCACACACCATGAGTCGGAAGTAAAGCATCCAAACGCTCGGCTATCTGCTCAGGAGTCTCGTCGTACTGAAGATGTTTAAATTCCTTAGCTACTGAATACGCACTATCACAACCATATTTAAATACTGGGAGATCTGTAATATCCTTAATATCGATCAAGTTAACATCTTTACCTACTGGGTTATAAGTTTCTTTGTTTGTAGGATCAGGTTGACCAAAACCAGCACAAGTAAGATTGCAGTAAAAAGTCCTAAGCCATAAAGAAGGGTATCCTGTATAGTGCCCTTCACCAGCAAGACTCTTAAAAATTTCTGAGTATAGCATATTATCTTCCATTATTGGATTCTGTATTTTTTGCTTGTAGTATACCATTCATTGGTATCATATTCACTCAAGTCGTCCCATATAGTAACACGCATTGTCTCACCTGTTAAACGATTTCTAATCTTAAATACACCGTGAGAAGCTCCAGCCCATTCGTCTCTATGATTAAGGAAGTATTCTCTCGGTATTTGTTTGACTTCACCAGTTAATTTATTTCTTGCGTTAACTTTACCTAAACACGGACCAGAATACAAGTCTTTGTTTTTCTCAAATTCTTCTACAGTAATTTTTTCGTACAATCCCGTTTTTATGTTCTTGGCGGATGTCATGTTCTTAGTAAGTCCTTCTAAGTTTCCTTTGTCAAATTCATCTTTGGATACCAATACCACATTCCCCTCATCATCTCGCGACAACACTTTACCTTTAGTTGATGTTAGGTATCGGTCAGGATCACTGGCGTACTCGTCGTGTGTCACTTTAATATGGGTTTTTGTTACCTGGTCCAGTACAACAAATGATCCGTGATTTATGTGCGTATAATTGCCACGGTTTTCTTTGTATGTGTTTAGTGGAATGCTTATTTTGTCGCCGTTTTCGTTATAAACACTCGTTTTCTGAGCATATAGGTACTTCCACCCATCATAACCCAGCTCACGGTTTAACTCACGCCGCTCTATAAAACTCATTCGTCGGACTTCACCCGTGTCTTCGTTTATCCACAATCGTGTGACGTGATCAACCCGCCTAACATATCTATCACTAGATTGGTACAGGTCAGAGGTGATATATGTATATTCCTCCTCTATTACATCATAACAATAAACCATCCCACTAGTATGGAATTTTAATTCGGATTCTTGGTACTCTTGTTTTGATAGCTTAACTAAGTTGTTGTCTGAATCCTTAACGTATACCCACACTCTATTGTTTTCAGATATAGCCTGTACACATTGTGATTTTAAGCTACTGTATACTCTTGATGGAATAGTTTTTACTTTTCCTTCATACTTTTGAGCATTTTTATTGCTCATTTGATAAAGAGCAAAAGCGAGTGCTTGGTCTTCAGGATATGCTCTCCACAACATCCAATGAGCAACATAATGCTCACGTAAAGTAAGCACAACTAAGTTATCAGGGCTATTATCACCTCCACGACAGCGTGGAATAATGTGATGTGTTTCTGTTGCTCCACTTTCCCGCTCTAGGTTATTGGCTTTGCAACGAAGCATAAACTTTGTGTATCTTTCGAAGTAATGTTTATTCATTTGTACCCTCCCCTTGTAGGTTTATTTATGCAGGGAGGGGTTGTTAATATACTAACACCTCCATTGAATAGTACGTTATTTACACGGTGCTGCGCAAAATTGCAGCCAGCACTTTGCGGCCGCGCATGCTCATATCACCAGTCATTTTATGAAATGCATCGGTAATAAACTGACGCTCTTCACCGTGGACATTATACATATCCAGCATACGATTCACTACATCTTCTGGCTTGGCAGTAATGCTTTGAGCCACTGCTTCATCAATAGGCGGTTCAACATTAACGCACAAGCTACCAACCATCCTGTAAATCTTCTTCGTCGCAGCATCCAGGCGATAGATTGTGCCGTCTACATCTACATTAACATGGATAGGAAGATTGCCGACACGATACTTGTAAAGCGCTGCAGCCAATTTTGCAGCTGTCTCCTCAGAAATACGACCCAATTCCTGGTGTGGATGGAACGTGTATGTATTCTTCAGGTCATTGACGGTGATGCGATAGTTCTTGTCGTCATTCAGAGTCTTACACACTCCCCAGTACTTGGATGTACCACGGTTGTTAACGAAACCAATTCCGTCGTAGGTGACGTTCATGTGGTTGTGCTTCATAATATATCTCACTTTGTCTGTTTTAGTTTAGCAATGCCAAGCAACTGATTGGCGTATACTTCAATGCGCATTTTACCGTCTTTCTGAGTATGACGCCAGTAGTTTATCTGCTTCTCCGTGAGAAAGCCGCGGTTTTTATAGAACTCAGCCATAGAGGTTCCCATCCGCGCATGACACGGGCGAAAGCCTTCGCCGTTTTCAACAACTGTGGTTTGATTAGCTTGTTCTTGAGGTGTTTGACGTTCGGTGAGCACAACCAACGCGCGAGCTACAGCCTTGTCATTGGTCTTCAGGAGGTTAACAATGTATTGCTTGTCTATCATGATGTGTCTCCATTCAATCTACCATAATATAATAGATTGAATGGAGATGGAGATCAACTCTTAAGCATGGCCGTAACGAGAATTAGATGCAGCAGCTTCATCATTGGCATCAGAAGGCTCGTAAGGCTCAAGATCAAACATATCTTCAAGGTAGGTCTCAGCCATGTCATAATCTTCTACAGTGACCGTAGTCAGTACACCACCGTTAGCGTCATAGATTGTGACGGTGGTTTGAAGAGTGATCTCATCTTCTTCAATGTCATAGTACTCAGCCTTGTCAATGATATCGTCTGTGAATTGAGCGTCCATAGACTGCACCATCTCTGACAGCATCTGATGTTCTTTGAATGATAGCATGTTCATATCCTTTAGTGAATGATGCTTCTATTTATCCTTATGCTCATCGATACCGCATTCACATTTGATGTAGTCTTCAATCAGGTAATTAGAGATCCCGACGCATAGGATGAGAACCATGAGACCTGGCGTGGATCTCATCTCCCAGAGCCAGATCCATTCACCGTAGATGAAATACGATCCCATTGAAAATATTAAGGTTAGGAAAAAAGTGATACCTGCCAATGCAGACAGGTACACTCCGACGGACGCTAATATCAGTACAATCCATCTCATACGTTATCTCACTGAGGCATGCCGTATTTCTTAGACTTCTTCTTGGGCTTTTCGTTCAAGAAGTCTACTCCATGCTGCTTCATGCGCTCGACTTTGCGAACATGTGCAGCCATTTGTGCCAGTGCTTTAGCTTCAGCTGACCCACTGACATTAGCAAATACCAGACTGTAATCATCTTTCTTATCGGTGTATCCACCCTGGATGGTCATGGAGCGATCTACCCATCCCATCTTGTTAGTAGACGGACGAGGTCCGCGATGATGGATGTTCTTGAGCGCAGCTTTTGCCTGAGCATCTTCAGGGTGCTTGCTCAGATGACGCTCAAGACGAAGTTTGCGGTTCTTTTCATAGTTGTACGAGCTGTAATACTGCTTCTTCGCTGCCTTCTGACCGCGACCTTTATTACCTGCCATTATGACTCTCCTTCACTTATCGTTACAAGACTCGGCTTAACCGATGTTGGTTCTCCATCAAAGATGTGTACCCAATAAAACACATCCTCTCTTCCTTCTATGTACTCATTTACTATGTCCATTATGTCGTCTCTGTCGACGCCAAGCCAGTGCTCAATGATGGTCGCTCGCTCAAAATCATTATATGAAGATGCCCATAGGACACCTACCGTGATGTTATTGGTACGTGTAGTTTCTGTCATCGAGACAACCAGTCCTTTCATATCCAAGAGGTAGTAGAAGATCATCACATTGCTTCACCGCCTGCTCATCTAAGCACTCTACAATGACAATTGGATGATCACGTTTAAGCGTGTAAATCATTCCCTCAATCACCTGAGACTCGTGACCCTCAACGTCTATCTTGACCATGTCAATAGACAGCACGGAGAACGGCATGTCATCATACACCTCTATATCTACTTCGAATACAGAGGTCTTACCGCGTTCTGGTGATAGACTGCCAGCGGATGTCAGGTGTGTGTTTGGATTGACGTACAACGAGGCTTTCTGTTGTTTGTTTGATAATCCGAAGTTGAGCGGTTGAATGTTAGATCTCAATCCATTCAGTTCAATGTTCTGATTGAAACGCTCAAACAATAATGGGTTAGGCTCAAATCCATAAGCTACTGCATCTTTGAACTGAGCCACGTACAGTGAGTAGATACCAGAATACGCGCCGATATCCATAAACAGACCACCTACAGGCATATGATGATCAACGAACTTGAAGGTATCTGCTTCAAACTGACCGTCGATAGATGCACGAATCACCATGTCTCGATCATCAATTAATTTCACTTTATTCACTAATGCATGTGTCACTATTTCACTCCCGATGGTCTTTCTTCCCATCCAATTTGATACGTACCGCGAACTAGTGCATCAAGAACAGTAAACGATAGGTAATACGTACCTGCTGGTAGATATCGCTGTGTGTTACCGCCTTGATTCACACTCGCTCGTTGTGCTGTAGAACCTGCCGTTCTCATTTCAGCATAGTCAGTATATAATTCAACATCGTTAATAGCCAGCGTTCCTCCTGATGATATGCTTACCTGAGTTTGATATCTATCTCCATTATAATCTCGGTATTCGCCAGAGGCGTTTTTGTTAATGATGTGTTGTGACAGATCAGTACCAAAGGACGCCGTCTCTTCTACATTATCTACACGCCAGGCATGAAACTCGTAAGCTCCTGAAGAGATACCGAACACCTGTTCATACAACACGAAATCTACAGCCGATACGAACTTGAAAGTAATGCCGGATCTTATCTTACGCAGAAAACGAAACTCACGACCTTCGAAGAATCCGGTCTGTCCTGTATCGACTTGAAGTCTGCGAAAACCCTCAATGCCTGATGTCACGATGTCCTGTGGAAACTCTACTCCGGTTAGGGGCATCATGGTTTCAGTCAGAGTTTGTACCAGAATGTAGCCGTTGGTATTACCTCTGGTCCAGACCGGTTGCTCTTCATTACCATGAACTAGAATAGTCTGACCAGGCCATACTGGGAATCCTAATAGAGGATCTTCTGGCTTAACCGATACTCGATTGACTCTGATTTGTGAGTTGGTATTGTTGGTGATGATGAGAGATTGACCAAGTGGTAACCCAGTCAGATTACACAGACAGTAGAAGTCATCGTTAGAAGGAAGAGTTACTTTAAACATAGATCACCTGCATTTATTTGTATTTATCAAATGCAGATATGGTGCCCAGTGTAGGACTCGAACCTACAACCTATCGCTTACAAGGCGATTGCACTCCCAATTGTGCTAACCGGGCTAAAAGATCCGAGTGAACTACCATCCTCGGTACCCTGTAGTAGATGTATCATCACACCGCACCAGGTTTTCGATTATATGGAAGCAGGGGAGGGATTCGAACCCCCGTCATTCGGCTTATGAGACCGAGCTGGAACCATCTCCAGTCCACCCTGCACTAATACAAACATCATTGAGGTAGTCTCTGTGAGAATGCTGGACTAGCTTATTACCAACACCCCTGCATCTCTCTTTGTTGACTCTGACTGACTTAGATTGGTCATCTGTTGTCTCATCTGTTGCCAGACATCGACTATGAAGAATATCTTCAAGTCATGCATGAGGGTGAGAGAACTGTTGACATGCTTAACAGAGTAGGGTCTGTAGCCTGTAGTGTATGCAAGGAACCGTTCAAGCCTTTTCAGACTGCGTCATCTACCATTTGATAGATGACCGAGAACCACCTCTTTGAACGTGCGTTAAGCCCAAGACCTCCGACTTTATTCCGCCAATCCTCAATGAGTCAATGGCCGTTAACTCACCTAGAGACTACCTCAATGATGTTTGTTAAAGAGCGTGGCCCTAGGAACTTCAATCCCTACCAGTACCCGGATGGGCCAGTCCGGCGGTGTTCTTAACTTTCGAAATACATTGTAGCGTCATTTATATGTGATAACTACTATTCATTTCGAAAGACCATCAATGTTGGAGACGAGTGTGAGATTCAAACTCACATGAACGAGGTTGCAGCTCGTCGCCTGGTCATTCGGCCAACTCGTCATGGTAGGGGCGGTGAGATTCGAACTCACGACCTACCGGTTAAAAGCCGGTTGCTGCTAAACCGCTGAGCTACGCCCCTATAAGTGGTGTGAAGGACGAGAATCGAACTCGCATATACAAGGGTCACAACCTTGCGCCTTAACCAATATCGGCCACCTTCACCACAATATGGCGGAGAGACAGGGATTCGAACCCTGACGTCTACTTTCGTAAACCCTCGGTTTTCACGACCGTTGCCGCTACCCCGGATCTTTCGGCTTACCTCTCCATGGCAGAGAGCGGTGGAATTGAACCACACCCGATGAATCAGGCGAACCGCTTAGCAGGCGGTCTCCAGCACCAGCTGGAATCACTCTCTGTTGTCTGGCTCCCAGGGTAGGCTTCGAACCTACAATATCCTTTCGGAAACCGGATTAACAGTCCGGCGACTTTACCAGTTTGTCTACCTGGGAATAAAAATGGTCGGAGCTGAAGGACTTGAACCTTCGACCTTCCGGTCCCAAACCGGATGCTCTACCAAGCTGAGCTAAGCTCCGAAAGGAGGGTCATTTGACCCTCACCAGTACTCTCAGATGCAGGCATTGAATGTTGTATCCACCTGCATAAATTGTTTCTACTTCTACTGTCTTCTTACCTTTGTTGGTTTCGACGCCGAAGTAGCCGTTGAATCCATCGTGTGTGTCGCTGAAGTCAGAGCTGAGCACCTCTGTAACGCCAGCCTTCTCCAACTTACTTGCAATCTTAGCATTCCGCTTCTCAGCGGTCATCTTGCAATTCTTTTCCATGATCTCTTCGATCATTTTAGCATTACGACCGTTGAAGATATTGTACCAAGTCTTACCACCAGCTACCGCGTAGAGACGATCATATTTCTCAGCTGAGTTCAAACCGTTCAGTTCTCCTGAAGCTCTCAGCTCTTTGATCGCCTCAAAACGCTCAACGCCCCACTTCTTTGAAGCTTCCAGTACTTTTGCATCCATTGGCGCGAAAACTTCATCCAGCTTGCTCATGATATAGGTAGTTGCGTTCATCTCTGATTCCTTCTCTAGGTCATCTTAACTTACAAATATTATATGATGTCCTGTGATGTTGTGCAACTGTTATTGGTGGGTAAGGTAGGATTCGGACCTACTCAGCACATGGCGCCAGGGTTACAATCTGGTGTGACTCTCCAACTTCACCGCTTACCCGAAAACTCATTGTACCTTATCCGAGTATAAAAAGAAACCCTCCAACTGGAGGGTTTGATGAACTATGACTGCAATATCAGCTCAAAACCCTCGTTCTCTGTATCCTGGCTTATAGCCACAGAGAGCCATCGAATTACTATATCCGGGATGCATATTGGACGCATCGATGGTGTTTTGAGTGTTCATCATTGGTTCCTTGTTTATACCTTTCTATTTATCTAACTGTCGATTTAACATCACATAGGCTGAGGTTTTTCTGCAGCTCCCTTCTTACCTTCTGCAACATATCCCAGTTCAAAGTTCGGCTGTGTCATAACCGGGTTATGGTCAACGATGTCAAGGCGTGTAACATCAAACCACGGTGACATCTTATACTCACCTTTCTCATCTGCCTTCTGAGTCAGTACTGCTTGAATGCAACCGTACAAATCAAATGATACAGTAGTTACCACACCTTCGATACCTGTTACTTTATCTCTTGCTCGGCATCCGAGTAAACTCAAATGTGAATTCATATGTCACCTATCTTATATTGGATTCCCGAGTGGGAATCATATTTTGTATTTTTAAAGACAACAAAGCCTCGCGCACTGGAGTCGAACCAGTAACCACCTCCTTCTTTTGTACACTACACGAATGCACAAAAGAAGGGAGGTGCTCTATCCAATTGAGCTAGCGCGAGGCTTTGTTGTCTCTGTTGCTCTATCCAGCTGAGCTATCGGGAGTTGTTTGGTGGGGGAGGTGGGATTCGAACCCACACGCGCTAAGGCGACGGTACTTAACACCGCTGTGTCTGCCATTTCACCACTCCCCCGATTTCTCTGCCTATTGGGCTACCCGAGCAAAAAAGAGTGGGTGCTGCGATTCAGACGGCTTATGCCATACCCTGTCAGCGTCCTAAGAGCACCCACCACACCCTATTTAAGAGACGAGAAACTTGCCCACTTCCACCAGGCTGCAACGATCTCTTTGATGTAATTACCACAATCGGTGACTTCATCATCATCCTCTACCAACGAGAACACTGCGGCCATCAATCCCAGAAGACCCAAAGCGATCAGTATAAATGGAACACCTACTGTCCAAGCGAGACCGAATCTGATAATCTTCTTCATAGGACAGCATCCATGATCTCGTTGAGATCCTCTCCACGGTTCAGCATATCGAATGCTACGTCCGTCATGTTCAGATTGTGAAAACCTTGATCTGTGAGTCCAGTAACCTTAATCACGTCTTGCTTAAACTTCTCAGCATCACCGTCAGACAGTTCAATACAAGCTTCAATTTTACCGCGCATATAATCATTCATTATACAGCTCCTTTCTCAATGGACAACCACATATTACACTACACTGAGCATAAAATCTACTACAAATTTGCCTCGATTTCACTAAACTCATCTGCACCAACACGAATGAAGGTATCACACGGTTCTGGTATGACAAAGGCGGTAAAGTTTAGACCCATTCCGTCTGGACTGCCATACCTGCTATAATCAGAAATAGCTTTGCTCACCGTGTAGTTGGCGAAGCCAAGCATGAAGTAGTCCTCAGTATCGGACGTGAATCTGGCGTTAAGGTCATCGATGTAGATACCTTTGACGTTACCACATTCACACGAACGAACTTTAGATTGTACTAAGCTGAAAATAGATTGACATTTGGTGCATAATAACAGTTTCATAGTCACCTCAGAAAAAGGACGGAAACAATCGACTCAGTACATCAAAGAAGATACGCATCATCCACAGACCTATTGAAGCGATACCTACCAGTACGTGATGTAACACTGAGTCGATCATGTCTATTCCTTTTTAGTTATTGTTCCATCGTATTTACGATACTCTGTAAGTTTTCCTTCTTCAGAGGCTACTGAGCAACCACATTCATATCCTAGCACTCCAATTCCTGGACCGTGTGCGATGATGTCAGTTGCTTGATCCTTTGCACCACACACCGGACAATCATCCAATCTTGGTTTCATCGGACGCTTCATTGTACGCTTCAGATGCTGCTTCACCTTACTAACTTCACTCATAACCACGCTCCTCTGCTTCCAGTTGACGATAATAGTCTTCGATACTCATAGATCCTACAAACGACATCAGCTTGCTGAATACTCGATTGTTATAGATCCTGTAGTTTTCAAGAACTGTGCCTTGTACATCGTAATATTCTTGAATGAACTTTGCAACAGCCGCCGACCTTGAGACACCTGCAAAGCAATGCACATAGAACGAGCAGTCATTGTTCTGCTTGATGAATTTGAACAACTTACGAGCTTGATTGTTCGTGATTCCACCACAATCATGATCATCTACGTCTTGAAACGCCAAGTAGATGACACGTGCAGTTGGTGCTTGCGTCTCAACCAGCCGCTGCATTTCTTCCATCTCTTCGGTATTATCTGAGATAGAGATGATAGCCGATTGTGTCGAATTTAGTTGAGAGCATAAATTTGTAAACTCATGTCGACTCATAAACATAATTTGCATGTCACGTCCTCGATACCAAAATATTGATGTCAGGCAGATCGTCTGATTCACTGACAATCACGTCCAGCGCCTGATTAAAAGATTCAGGATTGCCTATAACCGGCAAACACAACGTCTGTCCAGATTCCATCTCAGAGATCAGACTGACCAACGAATCATACAACGAGACATAATGGATGCAGTTATGATCATCTGATGCTATGGTGTAACTGACATAGAGCAGAGCCAATTGAATACGATGACCAAAGATAGACTCTTCGATGGATATCTGAGTGCCGAGTTTATTGATATCAGCGTATGGTGTTTGATAGTCTGTCATAATCAGTTGACCGCCGGTCATCTTGTTTAACCGGTTGTTGATGCCCAGCATGTGATGAAAGCAGTTCATACCAACAGCAATGACATCAGCTTCTCTGGATATCAACATATGATCCAATTCTGCATTAGTATATTCAACGTTAATCATGATCACTCCTAGCTGCAGCTCTGAGCTGCTTCATCAGTGGCTTCATCTTTCTGAATGTCTGATCTATTTGCTTCAATGAAACATTATCAGACCCGGTCGTATATTTTTCCATCAGATCTTGGTGCTGTGAACTCAGAGGCTCCAGCTCTTTGAGCCATTGCTCGATAGAATCCTTCATACCCTTCCTTAACATAGTCAAATTTCGGGAAACATTCAATCCGACTCTCTATGTTTCCATTGTATACTGTAATTCCATTATCGATCAACTGTTGATGCGCAGTCTCAAACAACCGAGGCAAGTGAGATAGAGAACCTTTACATTGAGAGCCGTCGTAGCGCTGTCCTTGATCTCCACCTCATCTCGTTTTCCATATACCACTGATTTCACGTGGTCTTGGTTTACCGTGGAAGCAGATGATCTTAGATTTAGACACATCTACATCTGATGGTTTGAGGTGTTTTGGATATGTTTTAGCAATATGAGCTTTGTATGAGCAGATCCAGTCCTTGTCAATTACATCATCAAATCGCAGATAGGAATCATACAGGGTGTTGAGGAAGTCTTGATCACCTCGCATCTGACTCATGATTAGCTGAGGATTATGTTTCAGCCAGGAGCACCACACAGCTAATCTCAAGTATTCTGGTATGTACATGATCCCGGACGCGGATCTTTCCGGAAAATAGAAGTCAGACAACATAACAATGTGATCTATTTGCTCCAACTGACGCAATTCTTCTGATATGTCATGAAGAATGACAGTGTCTAGATCCAGATAGAACATATCATCGTCAATAATACCCGGTCGAAAGATCTCCATCTTAGACCACCAACCGGAATAACTACGCTCTAGTGGGATATAGCCCGGAACGCGAGGATCATCGCTGAGACACACAAACTCATAGCATGAAGGTACAGATTGTGCTATGGCTTCAACATACTCGAGATCAAAGTCTCCACCAGTCTTTAACACTGTGACGATCTTCATATTTCATCCTCTAGATTACCACGACGGCAGTTTAAGGCTGTCTCTGTAGAACAGTTTACTAGATTTACTCCCTCTTTCCTCAGATCCCAATCCAGCCAAGCGAAATTAGTGACCCATCGATCAATGTCATCAGCGTTCGTTCGGAAATGCTTAGGATCGTGATCACCGTGGAAATGTCGCTGGCCGTTGGTGTGCTGGTGGTCGTACCCAATGAGGATGATTTTCTTAGCACCCATCAGGTAAGCTAGATTCACTGCAATATAGCCTGAATTACCGCCATGATTGACTCTGGTCTTGCCTAATCCCATCTCACGATCAAATGGAAGCTCATGTAATATCTTGTCATACCCTCGCTTCTTCTGAAAATGACGTCCTACTCCCTCCAGTGTCCATCTCTTGGCATCAGATACTTCAGTGACTTCATTGTAGTATCGATACCACCATAATATGTCAGCTGCGAAGATATGATCGCACCAGGGTGCCAGTTGAAACGTGTTATTGACTGCAATGACCGGATGTGCAGATTGTCTCACTGTTTCTACTTGCTCTTCGGTAATGCTAGGGCCGCTGGCCATGCATATTACCGTCTCTCCATCATATATACGCTCTATCACGTTTTCTATCTCCACCTATACGCTAACACACTCAAAAAGAAACCCGGGGAGACCCGGGCTCAGACGGTTAGAACAGACCTATACCTCGACACCCGTTCTCGTAAAAGTCATTGATCTCAGGAGCCACTATAATATCCTGCTTCATCAGAGGATTCAACAGAGCCAGACCCTCAAGTGTGCGCAGTCGGGATAGAGCCACATAAGCTTGACCATGAGCGAAACATCCACGTCCGGTGTCTATCATAGCGTGATTGATAGATTGACCCTGGCTCTTGTGAATAGTGATGCCCCAGCCATGTTTCATCGGATACTGTTTATATGTTCCATTCGGCACTCTTGAAATCTGACCCTCGGCTCCAAGCTCATAATCCATCTCTTCCCACTTGTACTTCTCAACCAGGATCTTCACTTCAGTATCTTCAAGCAGGACCTCAATCTTATCACCGATGAAGCCAATGACGTATCCTACCTGGCCGTTCTTATGGCTCTCAGTATTAGCTGTTAGGATCACCTTGGTACCATATCTGAGACGAAGCTCAAATGGTGCTGGTTCTGATGTAAACTGACCACTCTTCTGAGCAAACGATACCAGTTCTTCACCGTCGAGTTCGCTGTAGTTCAGTTCATTGACGGTGTTGGCGCTCTTGTTGGTAGCGCATAAAAAGATTGGATCTTCATCGAGCACTGTCTCTTTGTTATCAGAACCGATGCTGTTGAAGAATTGAACCGACTTTTCCCAACCATCAGCTTTGCGTCGAATCTTCATGAGGTTTGAGATCATTTGCTCATCTGATTGACGCATGATTTGATCCAGCTCAACATGAACGAAGTCAGCGGCGCTCCAGCTCTCGGTGCTGAATGCAAACGGTGAAGTAAATCCTTCCTTCTCATACCAGTGCTTATCCTTAGGTGTCAGAACCGGAGGCAGCTGATAGAAGTCACCCACTACGATCACTTGCAACCCGCCAAACGGTTGGTTCAAACGACGAATGCGCCTGAGCTGCTGATCCATGCAGGTGAATAGATCCGCCCTCACCATAGAGATCTCATCGATGACGATGCGCTTAACCGGACCCTCTTTGTCAAAGAGCTCCAATGTCTTGTCGTTGATTCTTAAATGATCGCGCTTGGTCAACACATTGAACGGGAGCTTGAAGGCGGAGTGAATCGTAGACCCGTTGATATTCAGTGCTGCGATACCAGTTGGTGCCAGGAACACCGTCGATGTGCTGAACTTGTCCATAATTTCACGAACCAGCACAGATTTGCCAACGCCACCCGGGCCGTCAATAAACAGGTTAGCGCCTGAGATCACCTGTTTCATCGCATACGATTGTTTGTCATTCAGTTGCATATATAGACCTTCTACATGATTTAAAATGGTGGGTCCCCTCGGACTTGAACCGAGATAGTACGGCTTATGAGGCCGCGGCATTAACCAATTATGCTAAAGACCCTGTATTATTACCGATTACCAATACTGTACTTGCTCTCGAAATCCCAGTTTTCACGATCGATGTGCTTGATCACTTTCAATCGACGAGGTGAGCATACTGGACGTTCGCTGTTACTGGTAATCGGTTTGATCAGTTCCCAATCTGTGAGATACTTCACGATCAGGTTTCTACGACCTACATCCTCTTCAGACAGCTCAGCTGCTTTGCCATCCATCGCGAACAACTCCTTGAAGTGACAGATGTAGTATCGTCCTTGCTTGTGCAAAATATGAGCTGTTTGGATCAAGACGTTGCTCTCGCGTTTCGGAATGCCCATGCGCTCAAGCGTCTCTTTAACCTTGCGAAAGCCATCCTGTACATTATCACAGAATTCGATTTCGACCATATTAGACAGCACAACATTACGATCGGTATTAACAGTGTACTTCATTTTCTACCACCTTTTGATTTCAAGAGTTTCTCAATCTGATCTTTTTCATCATCAGACATCAGATTAAAATATTCAATTGCACGTTCAGGACCAATGTTGTATTGGAGCCTGATGTGATTTATCACCTCTGCATCTGTCTCAGTCTTCTTAGCCCATTTACCATATCGCTTCTTACTATCGACAGCAAAGAACAAAAAGTCATGATGCATCTCGTCTGTTACACCGGATCTCTTATTCATTTCATTCGCCAGCAGTATAGTATCCATATGCTGTGACAATCCACGATTCACCATAAACGCGTTATAGGCTCCGATCGTGTCGTCATTGAGAAGGTAGCGCTTATCACAAGAGATATCGTTAATGAAGTCAAACAGAGTGACATTCTTCTCCTGTTTCTGATCAAGCTCTCTCTTCTTAGCCATTACTTAAAGTCCACAGTAGTCATGAGCTCAGTACACATAGCCGCCAGATGCAATTCTTTGCTAGGTACAATAGAATCGTGACGCTGGTACTCTTCTAAGATCATAATAGCATCCGGTACAGATGATGGCTCGATCCATTGCTTCAACGCCTTATAGATCTTGTCATAGACTGTAGATGTATCGTTGTCCTTATTGTCTTCAGCCCATTGTACGATCTGTTTGAACTTTTTGCTCTTGATAGATGTGAGCAGGTTATCAATAGACACCTCCTCCATCATCATCAGAATACCTTCGTCAATCTTACCATGACGACCATACTGCTGTAACAGACCTAGGATCTTGCGATTGTCAGGAAAGTGTTTCTGAATGACAGCAGCTAATACAGCCTCATCATATTCGATGTCTTCATTCTCCAGGATCTCAATCACTCGCATGAAGAATTGAGCCTGCATCTGATCCATTTCAGCCTTATCTACACCAAAATCCACTCCTACAAATCGTGAATGCAGCGCCGGGATAATCCGGTTAGGATAGTTGGCTGTCATAATAAACGAGCATGACTTAGAGAACTCTTCTGCTGCCCCGCGCAGAGCTGCCTGAGTATTGGGAAGCAGGTGATCAGCCTCATCTAGAATGAAGCACTTACCATTACCAGACATAGAGACAGTAGAGGCGAAGCTTGTGATCTTCTCACGGATAACATCCAAGCCGCGTTCATTAGACGCGTTAATGATCATGTAGTCGATATCCAGCTCATTACACAGAGCACGAGCCAGTGTAGTCTTGCCTGTACCAGGAGGGCCGTAGAACAGACAATTCTGAATCTTACCCTCCTTCACCATGCTCTTGGCTTCAACCTTCGTGCTCTGTTTCAGAATGCAAGCATCAATGGTTCGCGGTCTGTACTTTTCAACCCATAAAGATTGTGTTGCATCAAAATCCATATTATTCACCGTACTTGGAATTAGCGTTCATGGCGATCCAGAAAGTCTTACCACTGTCGGTTGACACCTTGCTGATCTTCTTCTCAGAGACCTCAAATGACAAATCACCCTCACCGAGCAGTACACCAATGTTCTGAGAATCCAATTTGTAGAACATTTCAAACGGAGTGTCGTGATCTCCCATTTCAATGGCAAAGTTATTGGTGATGGCTTGATCACCGTTATTGCGATTGAATGCTGTCAAGGTGATTGTGCTGCCATCGCAGACAAAGCCTACGAATTCCAATCGCATGGTTTGAGCAGCTTTCATTACCGATGCAAATTGATCAGCTGTCACATCAGCAATAAACTCCGTAGACGGTACACGAGGCTCTTTGTCTGTGTATGATGTGACAAATTGTGGATCTGATTCCAGGTAGCGCAGCTTCTGCTTACCGTCTTTGGATGTCACAGTCATAAACTGATCATTTGAAAAATCCAGAGTCGGATCCTCAATGATAGACAACACAGACAGAAACTCACGAAGGTTATACACGTAGAAATCACGTGGAAACTCTTCGTCGATAGGCGCATGCATCAGCAGCGTGTTATCAGTGGATTTGACTTTGAGAGTCTTGTCACCTTCTACGAACTTGATGCCTTGGTTGACTTCATACACTTTCTTCAATGTATCGATGGTTTGCTTGCTAAGATTCAATTTCATAGTTCACCTCTGTTATAAAGAACACTATTGTACATGATATAGGTCACTGTTTCCAGTAACTCTCATATGCACCGATTTTTAATGCAAATAGACTGTTGAGATTAACAGCCGCTAGTTCACCGCCGTACACACAGCCTCCATCCACGTTCAATGTTTTTCTCTCACCAGCTAATATCTGAGCAATCTGATCCTCAATTGGAATATAGTTCCAATGCTGATGTCCGTGAGCGGCTCTGTCATCACTGTGTAGGTAAGTCTCATCATAAGGCTCTGTGCGTGAGCAATAGGTCCAGGCATTGCGTGATTGCAGACCATGGAAAGGCCAGGCCTGCTCATACCCTTTGACCGGAGCGTGTGATAGACACCAGCGCTCGATTTCACCTGTTTTGAGCTCAATATCTACCACTATGACATTATACATGCTTCGCAGGTGAGTTAAGATACGATCTTGTTCACCGATGGAGTATGAAGCCATGCGATCATGATTGATGTGTCGTGCTTTGCTGTTGCATCGCTTGACTCCATCATGCTCCATCAGAAAGTTCAACTCATGGTTTCCAATGGTGCATATCACATTATAATCTTCAATCACATCAAACACTTGAGACATCCCAGGTCCTCGATCGATGAGATCACCCAGTTGTATAATGATAGCTTGTGAATTTAGACGTCTGATCTGATGACACAGATCTCTAAACTCACGATAGCATCCATGTACGTCACCAATAATCCACACATCTTGACCAAACGTGCGTATGTGATGACCCATAGTCACAGATTGTGAATGTATTGGACTATACTTCACGAATCACCTCATGATCTTGGTTTATCTCAATAAACTTGAACAGAAGATTATTTTTACTCTCCTCCAAGAAAGGATCCATACACTCATAGTATCGATGAAGATGCTTCTCTATCACATTCTGAGGTACGTTGAATCCAGTCTCGTTATTACGAATGCGGTTGCGTCTGATCAGTTCATCCAGTGTAGGAGGTTCGATTGAAATCACCGTCAATGGAATCTGATGTTTCTTGGACAATTCGATCATCATTGAAGCATCACGAATGCGCAGATTAGTAGCATCATACACTGTGTATTCAGCTCGATTGTGCAGACGGAAGTCAATAATCGAATGCATGATCTCAAACACTCGCTTATTGAACTGCTGATTTGTCCTATCACCGGTCAGCATCTCACGGAAATCATCTGATGAGAATACTGCATTTGAATTAGGAAAGTTTTGAGCAATGAATGTGCTCTTGCCTGAACAAGTGGTAGCTCTCATTAAAAATATCATAGTTATGTCCTCACGTTTCATTCATTATAGAGCATTCACTACAATCTGTTCAAGCGATTGTTTGATATCTGCACGCTCAAGAGCTACATCATCTACGAACATCTGACGCAGAGTTTTGTTCTGTGTGATATCCAGATTCTTACCATCTACTATCGCTGCAATGTATTGACGCTGGAAACTGCAGAAGTAGGATTCAGTGAACAGCCATTTGCGATCTTTAGATGACAATTGATTGTTCTTCTGTTTCAGGTATGGCAGCACTTCAGATTTCCATCGAATCAGATCATCCATGTACCATGAGATGAAATAACTTTCGATTTTAGCAATGCATTTGTTAGCGATCTTCTCCTGCATCAATGCAGCTCCGCCTTTAGCGAACGTAGATAATAATACCTCAGGTGTCAGATCTTTTTTGAATCGATTCTTCCAATATTCAGTAGTCTTGATCTTAACTCTTGCGTTATCTGTCAGGAAACGAATCACATAACCTTCACGATCAGTATGCTCTTTCCAGGTCTCAGGTGAGCCTTCAATGAAATCGTAGCAATGGACAACAGGACAACCGATGAAATGTGATAGCTTCAACAATTGGTGCCAATCACTTTCTACCCACGGATAGTCAGCCAGTGTAGTTGTATTGTGCTCTGAATGCTGGATGTTCTTTAACTCATCTTCGTTACCGAGGTCGATGTGCTCGCGTCCTAGGTTGATTGCAGCACCGAGCAGAACAAAGTCGTTTTCAGATCCATACTGCTCGACCTGCAGATCATACATTGAGTGCTTATCATGAGCGACGATAGCCTCAAACATCAATGTAACATTAGGCATCACAAAACACAGCTTATCCAGTTGTTCTGAGTATTTGTGAGCGAATATACGAATGTCATCATTCAGTAGATCGTTCTCGGGGTTCGGCATTGAGCCCTTGGTAGAGAATACCACGTGCTGCTCACCTTTGGAGTCCTGGAACATCGATACTATGAACAAATGTCCATTAGCCTTATCTAGGATCTCGTATGGTTCATTCTGCATGCGATTGTAGATGAGGTTATGCTCAGTCTCTGTAACTTCATCTACGTTAAAGATCTTAGTGAATGGGTGATTAACGGGCTTGTTCTCATAGTACAGCTTGCCGCGATGAGTCTTAGTGACATCGTCCCATGTATCTTTACCAAAAAAGCAAGACTTGGTGTAGCAGAACAGACGATGACCCTCGCCATCGTCTGTCATTTTTAACAAACCATCTCGGCAGTACTGAAGAGCTTGTCTATAAGAATCCATGATATAACCTCAAATAATGAATAGTGTTTTCATTGTATATAGATAACAACTTTAAATCAACTCGACGTCAGTTACACATCTCTGTGAAGCCTTGGTTCAGTTTGAACTTAATAGATGACCTGAACAGATCTTCAAACTCATCAAAGCGCTGAGTGATCAAGAAGATGTTCTTGTCACTGAGTTTCTCCTTGAATAGGTTCATCACATCTTTGACCCCTTCAGAGTCTACGTTCTCGAGAATCTCATCCATTAGGATTACGTTAGAGACCACACTGTTCTTGATCGCAGCCACCTCAAGCAACGCCAACCATATCGCTATGTTGACACGAGCTTTCTGTCCCGTGGATAGATTGTTCATCGTGAACTTCTCTTTATGCATGGCACCGAACGTCTCTTTGAAGTTCTCATCAAGTGTCATATTGATATAGAAGTTCATAGCTTGAAGATATTCATTAACCTTACGATTCATCAGAGCCATATACTCTTGGATAATGATCGCCTTTACACCATCATCCTTTAATACAGCCTTCATAGACTCCAGTACGTCGTTCTGCTTATCACTATCAGTATAATGCTGTCTCAGTTCACTGATGTGCGATTCAAGGCTGTTGTACTCTGACACAGCCTCATCAAGTTTTTCTTGCTGATCAATAGATGTGCTTTCTTTCAAATAGCTGTTTAACTGTGACGTAACCGATCGTATTTCAAAATTGATACTGTTCAGCTCAGTATTGATCTTCTGTTGATGTTCGATGATGTCTTTGTAATGAGCATCCTGCTTGATCACAGATTCAAGCTCGACCATCATCTCAGCTACTACGTCCTGTATCTTTTGAACCTCGATATCACACTCATGCTTCTTATCATGCTTTAACGCATCATCAATATCTTGACCACACGTAGGACAGTGATCGTTCAGCTCAAAGAACGATGAGTTCTTCTTAGCATTGTTGATCTTCTGCTCAAATTGTATAGCTAGAGTCTCAAATTCACGTTTCTGCTTCTTAATGCTGTCATGACCGTCAGTAGATAGCTTACTGAGTTGTGATTCTAGATCTTGCTTCTGCTGCTTCAGATCGACGATACTGACCTTGAGCTCATCTATTTTAGTCTGGTTATTAGCAGACGCAACCTTCATGCTGTCTTGAATCTGATTGACCAGTCTCTGTTGACCTTGAAGCTCAGTAGTCTTAACCTCGATTTGACGCTCGATGTTAGCCAACTCTCTTTGGCTATCTTTGAGCCTAACTTTCAACACCTCATTCATCTCTGAGAAGATAGAGATGCCTAGTATATCCTCGATCACCTTCCGTCGTTCGGCTGCGTTCATCTCCATGAACGGAACGTACCGTTCTTTATTGAGCATGACGATCTGAGTGAACGTCTTGTAGTCCATGCCCAGTATGATTTCAAGCATCTTCTGTTGATCACGTGAGTTAGCCTGTTGATCTACAAGCTCATCGTTCTTATAGATCTCGAACTTCTTGGGCTTCTCACCTCGGACGACACGGTAATTATCTCCACGCTCGGAGAACTCTATAGTCACCAGCAGATTCTTCTTATTGACGCTGTTGATCGCATCAGCCAGTTTAGCACCTGATGGAAACTTACCGAATAATGAGTAGGCGAACGCGTAAAGCATGGTGCTTTTTCCCGCTCCGTTAGGACCGCCTATTAGCGTATTGGGGCTGCGATCCAGTTGAATCTTAACTGGGTGATTACCGACGCTCTGGATGTTCTTGTATTCTAATGACGTGAAATAAGGCATTATTCAATCTCTTTCATACGTTGCTGAGCTTCAGTATAGATCTCATCGAACATAGATACCAGAGTGCTTTTACTCTCAGAGTCTTTTAAGAACTCATCCACGTAGTCTTTGATATCCTTAGAGTCAGATAGTTCAACCTCTGAGGTATCATTAACTTGTACATCTAGGATCGTGTTATCAATGACATCTACAGACAGAGGCTTGACCTTCTCAATACGATGAATCAGATCCTTGAGCTCCACGCGCTTGTACTCTTGATCTATGATGATGCGTACAAACTTACCACGACATTCATCAGACAGCTCATCGTCGGTCATGTTACACTCGTGATAATCAATCTGAGTATAGAGCGAGTACGGATTCTCAATCGGTTCGAACTCATCGGTGTTAGTATCATAGATGTAGATGAACTTGGAATCGTCGTGATCTTGCCACGTCAGATGAAACACCGATCCCATGTAGCTTACATTACCATACGTAGACGGATGATGGAAGTGACCGCTGATCACACGATCGTATTTCTTAAAGTCTTTTGGATTAAGTCCATGTTCGCATGGTTTGGATGTCTTGTTCATGCGCATGCCTTCGAACTCAAAGTGACCACACAAGATGTGATTCTTCGTAGCGTACGCCTTCAAGTCCTCCATCAACTGCTCTTCATTCTCGTTGTTGATCCACGGACATAGAACGAACGTCTTAGACTCAGTACGGATCGATTCTACATGGTCATGAACAATCGTGACACTAGGAGATGTTTCGAGAATAGACAGAGAATGTACGCGGTTGGTGTTCTTGAAGGCTACGTCGTGATTGCCAGCCAGAACGTACATGTGTGCGCCTGTCTCTTCAAGCTGAGGCAAGAATTCACGCAACACATAGTCGATGTCATGCAGAGACACGCTGTTGCGATTGTCGAAAAAGTCGCCCAGTTGAATGATCTTCTTAATCTTACGTTCTTTGACTGATGGAAACACACAATCTCGAAAGTAGCTGCGAAACAATTCACGAAATACGTGCGAGCTGTTTCTAGCTCCAATATGAATATCTCCAAGTACTAAGATCCTATCACACATAAGGTTTTGTTCCGTATTCGTTATTCAGTTGTTGCATCATGTTACCTACAGCATCGAAATAGGCATGATGAGGCAGCATTGACAGACCGTTCAATGATCGATCTATGGTTAGATTCATTATAGTAGGAGTAGACACAGCCAGTCCAGGACCAACGATGAGCAGCTCCATCAGATATCGAATATCATCTGGCCAGTCAGCAATGATCTCTACGTGGTCATATTTGCATAAGAATTCAGAGATCTTGTGTTTAACTGTGATCAACGGAGTATAGAATTCTATTTCACCTCCTTCAGGATCGGCTTTAATCTGAGGCAGCACGTTCTCTTGTACCCATTCAACACATTCTTCCATAGCAGCAGGAAGTACTTCATACAAATACGACTGATCTTCTGCCACGAGCGCAATGGATAACAGCTTACCGCCAAACCCGTTGAACTCTGTATCTATCCAAATTCTCATCTTGTTCTCAACCATTGTCTAAGATCTTGTAGTTTGATGATCGGTGTTCCGAACTCTTCCATTAAGAATTCAGGGCAAAGATTAATATACCGCTCATCCTGAACCGTTTTGTTGTGTACGTGTCCGTGAAGATTAATCTTACCAAAGAGCTCGTTCGGATGAATAGGAATATGAGTCATCCAGAACTCTTTGTATTTCAAAGCTCCGTGAATTTGAGTGAAGTGTTGTTGAAACTGTTCAAGACTGCACCCTCGTTCCAGGTCGTGATTACCTAGAATGATCCTCTTGTCACCGTGTAGCTGACTCAAGCTATCGAATCCACGTTGAGTGATCACCATATCACCGAGCATAAAGATTATGTCTCGTTTCTTGACACCAGCTTGGTGATAAGCATCAACGAAAAATTGATCGTGATCTTCATCAGAACTGAACTGAGTACGGAACTTCTTTGATATACCTTGATGCCCGAGATGCCAATCAGAACACAGCCAAATACAACTCATTTTTAACCTCTCATATTTTTCAATTTCATCGACTTGGCGGTAGATATTGGTGACATCTCTAAGCAAAGTAGTAAATGTCTTTCTCGGAAAGGTTAGCATTTCCGACGCACATCACCATCCGGGTGTTGCTCTAGTTCGTCGGCTTGTTGACGGAGGCGCTGAGCCTCTCTGGTGTAAAATTCATCCAGTCTGACCAGTTCGGCGCAAAGCTTTCTTTCGTTCATGTTTGGTCCGGTGAATATGTCCATCGCTTCGCGCGCAAGGTCTACAACTTCATTAAGAGGCTTCATTGATACCCTCCAAGCCCTCTCCGAAACCGCGGCATCTCTCCATGTCTCAAAGCCGTCAGGGCCTTTCACATATTCACATTGTTGCCTGATAAGAATCGACTCCAACTCCGCCACCCTTGCTTGAGTCTGCTCAAGATCGGCTTTAATCTCGTCCCGCACCGCAGAGCTTGCCTCTTCCCATGCAAAACGGATCATGTCGTATGTGTCGCTGTCAATTAGGTACTTTGTGTGGTTATCAAAGTGTTCAACCAGCTCATCGCAGCTCTTAAAATCACTCATCACCTTCGCCCTCCCGTGGTGGTTGTGCGGTGAACTCCTCTTTGGTCATGTGCCCGAGGTAGGTTGCACAAACGAGAACGGCCTTGTCGTCAACACCAGCGTCAGCCTTTGCGGCCTGGATCCTTGCTAATGTCAGAGCATTCTCCGGGTAACCGGTATATGTAACTGCGTCGGCAGTGTATCCGGATTCCCGGTCTCTGCCTCGGTAGCTGAGGGCGTACCAATGACGCTTATTGCCATCACTCCCTGGCTGGGGCGCGGTGGTGGCAAGCATTACGCGAACCATGTCAACAAGGGTTACATGCGTAAGAGCGGTGCCTGTAGTGTTCCGCACCCACTCGCCAAGCACTTCAGCCATCGAACCTACATCCGGCACACTCCCTTGCTGGGCGGGTTGATTGTTTTTCAGGTGGTCATACATCGCCATCATGGAATTGGCAAACCAGCCGTGCATTGTCTCAGGATCGGCTCCGCAATGAGGGAACGTCTGCATGAAAAGGTCGGCCCATGCTTTTGCGTCAGGGTTATGATGAATTGCCCGATCGTAATCAATTCCAGATGGCACCCACTGCTGATCACGAACATACTCCAGTGCCTCCTGCCACACTTACCAGTCATCATTGAACGGGTGCGCTACGGTCGGATAGTTGCTCCAGTAGTAGCCCTGTTTCTTCTCGCTCCAGGTAGCGTCTTCAGGCACCGAAAGTCGCTTCTCAAACTCTGTTTTGTCACTCATGATCCTTTCTCCAGCTCTATTAACAGGTCGCGGGCCTTTACGTAAGCGTCAGTCTGGTTAACCGACTCCCCGTAATTCCATGCCTCTAAGGCGTCTTCCAAAGCCTCCCGCAACGCCTTGTTTTCGGCTTGGGTAGTGGTGAGGGCTTCCGTCACAATGCATAGCCGTTCGGCATCACCTGCATCAATAGTCACCTTGGGCATTCCTGCCTGCATCCCGCCACGGTTTTTGGCTTCGTCGATTGACCGGCGCACTCGCCGGATTACTGGATCACCCATGGTCGCGGTCCTCTTTAGATTTAAGCCTGCGAAACTTGCGGTGTGACGGATAATGTGGGCAGGGAGCTTTGTGCCCGATACTTCCGGTAGCCTTCACCCACTTCGGCGGATCGCGCCATCCATCATTACTTATCTCTACCTCGTCGCCTTCCTGCACAGTTTCGCCTTCTTCCAGTTGTCTGTACCTGTGGTCCCACATAATCAATCCTCCTTCGACTTGGGCGGCTGGGATTGGGTGTAGAGAGGTAGAGGGCCGGTCTGTTCCCGCCAGTGGTTGTTGGCTCTATCTATCTCGGCCCTCAAATAGTCCAGCCACCAAGACACATTTCCTCCACCCCAATCATTAAGCATTCCCGCGTCGTAGTCTTGAAACTCTACCGGCTCCACACCCTGCCCACTTTGGGCGGCGGTGAGTATCGCGTCTACACAAGCATTCCAGCCTATAGCCTCGTGGTACGAGGCCATAAACAGATCAGGCAAAGGCTTCTTATCCGGCACGACCGGCTGGGGGTGGGTGTAGAGGGGGATTATTTTGGCCCATCTGTGATTAACCGGCAGCTCTTCGTGCCGCGTTAGTAGGCCGAAGCCGTTCCACCACGCCACCGGCTCCACTCCCTGTCCACACTGGGCGCGGGCGGCTTGCCATGCTGCGTATGCTTCACCAGTGCTAAACAGTCGGTAGTCGCCGTGCGGCAGCTTACCAATACTCAATCCCCTGTCTTTTGCAAACTCCTCAAACTCTTCTCTATCACTCATCACTTGAGTCCTACTGTGGTTCTCGAATCTCAACTTCGCCAAGTCTCACGCAAAAATGATTTCCTGACGCTGCGAGTTCAAAAACAAAAATCTGATCCGTCGCAAACAACAACTGCACTTTGACCCAAGATGACCTCCACTTGACCCCGTTACTCCGTATTTCGCACGGATCACCCACCTTCGGGATGTACGCTGAAATCATCACTCGCCCTCCTGTGGTGGTTGTGGGGCGGCATTGACCATGGCCTGAAACACCTTCCCACCCCCACAAAATGCACTTACTCCAGCATTACGCATATACTCATCTGGCTCAACCGGCACCAACTTCCATCCCTCCGGTACACGCACTTTCTTGGCGCGGGCGGCTTGCCATGCCTGCCAGCAGATATCAGTTTCATAACCAACTTCTGTCGGCCTTCTATTAAAGTTGTTTACGTACCACTTCTCAAACGCATCTCTCACATCACTCATCGCCTTCGTCCTCCAACCTCATGCCAACGCCATGGGGCAGTGATTTCTCGTCTTCGGCCATCGCCTCGAAAAGCTCATGTAATGCACGAACCGTGCGGCGTGACTGAGATCCAGAAACGCAGAATTGGACGCCTCTTGCATAGATCCCATCCTCTGGGATAACGGACACGATCACATCGCCATCGTCTTCAACGAATAACTGAAGGGCCTTGCCTTCTCTCATATCGCAGAGTCGCGCTATTGCCTTTGCCATCACTCACCCTCCTGTGGTGGTTGTGGGCACTTGAGACTGGTAACCGGATCGTAAGCCAGAAGGCTTTGAAGGAGATGTATATCTAATGGCTTGCACTTAATGCTCATTGTTATGGCCTCCCTCTGGCTGGGGTGTGGTAAGGAACTCACGCCGGTATTGAACAACTACCAAAGCGTCTTTATCTGCTTGCTGGACCAAGGTTGCCACCATTCTCAATGAGTCTCTGAAATGCCTTGTTTACGTAATCCGACACACTCCCTTGCTGACCTTGTAGCTGAGGTTGGGCGTAGAAATAACCCTCCTGACGCAACTCATACAGCAGTCCGGCTACGTAATCCTCAATCAAGAACTGCTCTTTTTCGTTTGGCGTATAGTCACCGTCTCCCTGAAATTCGTAGCCGCTTACATAGTCATCAACGAACGACTGAAGCTCTTGCCAGAAAGCTCTACGGTCGTTTGTCACCCGCTCCACATCCTGCCTACTTTGGGCACAAGCAGCTTCCCAGACCTGACACATCGTATTATACTCATCTGCGTCAAGCTCATACTCCATTTCATTAGCTTCATACCGGCAAAATTCATTATCCCAAAACACACCGTCGGGTCGCCGAAAATACTTCTCAAACTCCGCTCTATCACTCATTATAGCTTCCTCATGATCTGTTTAATCTCTTCAATGGCGCGTTCGTGCTCAGACACTAAACGCACCTCCTCTTCGCTAACCTGGCCATAGAATTCTTCCAGACAATCTAGTAATAATTGCTTAATTCTAGTCTCGTCTGGATATTTCTGCAACTCCGATTGGTGATAACACTTCTCAAGCGCAACCTCCTTGGTCTCGAAATATTGTTCCAAGAACTCCAGTGACCATTCACCATTACGCACATCTTTTAACTGGTCGTTGTTCTGCATGAGATCAATATCACCGTACATCAAGATCTGCTCAACCTCATTCAGGAGACGAACTACGTGATACGCGTGCTTGACATCGTAGCCATATTTCATGATGGATTCAAAGCGCTTACTCTCAGGTTCAACGTGTTTGCTCCTGAGCTTCTTCATCTGAGCGTAAGCATAGCCTTTAAACCTGTGCCATGCTCCCTTATGCAGGAAAATACGACGTTGATCCTTCACCATGTTGCCAATCTTGGTTGAATGAGTCACAGACTGTGTGCGTGTAAAGAGACTGTCAATCAGATTGGGATTATTGTCCATCAATAACTGGAAATAGCTGACGATGTTGTACACGTTGATATCGTGAGACACGCCATCTGTCTCAATGTGGTGCTGTTGATACACTTTGAAATTTGGAGGTTGCTTGCCAAACCCCGATATGAACCCTTGAGTGTGAGGAAACACTATTCCACGAGGAGGTACAGTGAATGAGTACAGATCCAGATCGCTGTTATCAGAGGAGACTCCGTAGGCTTGAGATCCCATGATAGTCTCGTATTGGATATTCTCAACGATCCAAGGCTCAATGTTCTTAATGTGTTTTGATTTGTACAGCGATTTGATATTACTCATTTCACACCTTATGAAAAAGTCACGTGAGACTGCGACACTATATTCTCAAGAACGTCAACCATTACTGAGTCATCGTCACATATCTCATCAGCAATAGATGTAATTGAATGGATATATAGCTCAACCATCTCGTACAATACGTCTCGATCCTCATCAGTTTCGATCAGCAGTTGCACGTCGCACTTGGCCTTGCTAGCAACTTTGATCGCGTTCGGATATGAGAGCCCGAGTGTTTCTTTCAACCTGACAGCTAGACGACGAAAGAATACGACACTGAAAGTGGTGCTGAAGTCCACTCCTGTCAATGATTCGTTGAGTTGAGCTGTAACATCCCGCAACTGTTCACGTTCATAAGCATTCATGTGTATCTCCAACTAATCTACAAAACTCATGACGCCATCATCTGGCTCGTCTTTTGCATCTTCCTTCTTGGTGAAGTTCGATGCTTCATAATCTTCAATGTACTTGCGTCGCTGATCTGAAGGTGCGCTGTCCATCATGTGATGCAATTCACTTTCATCCATGTTGTTCTCGTCTACCTCACCGACAAAACCGTCGGCCTCTTCCATCGACTTGTATCGAATATACAACTGACGCTTTTCCTTCTTCAGCTGATCCAGTATAGCGTTGTTGCAAATCTGAGTCAAGTATGCAAATGGATTATCACTTTTTTCTGGATTGAAATTATGACACCGGATGGTAGCTGTCATGATCGCATTAGCAATCAGCTCTTCTTTCCAGTTGTTGGAATATCCTACGAACTGCCGCGCGTTGCAACGACGTGTAGCAATCTGGATAATAGCCGCTCCGATCTTGTTTGTCAAGCGTGGTGGTCTGAATTCTTTGATGCGCTTCTGGTAATCTTTACGCTGACTATCTTTCAGTTCATCAGGCGATTGAATTTGAAACTCAGAATGTACCTGGATCAAAAACTCATCAAACAGAGCTTGCTTTTTCTTCGTGTACTCTATAAATTCCTGGTACAATTCTTTGTTGTTGACATAATTGCCACCGTTGGATGGTTTAAGTCTACCGCTTTCAATGAGTTCGAATTCAACATCATCGACACTATCTATTTCTTTTGTTAGTTTCATACTGCCTCCCCTTCGTGATTTGATATGATAGACTCATACGAGATGAAATGCAAATATTAAATTTTCATTAAATTTCAGTTTTTGACCTTGATTTTCTCGGAGGAAGCAGCATTATATTCATACTAGGGGATAAAAGAGAGTGCTGATAATATAACAGGATGATATGATCATCTATTTTAATTTACATTACTAATTAAATATTATTTAAATAATTAAGAAACTAATTAAAATTTCATTTGATTCTAATAATTATTTAAATAATATCTTTTCTTTCTCTTTGTCTTTTTGTGGAATCTTTGTATGAATATTAAAATATGGACTGATGGCTCGATTAACCGAAGTAAGAATAATAAATGTTCTTATGCATACCTGATTAAAATTGACGATGAATTCTTCATAGAAGATTACCAAGAAATACTGTCTGGGCAACGGACGGGTAACGTGGCGGAGATTACCGCCATCATCAAAGCGCTGCAGTATATCAATTCTCTTATAGAACAGTCTGATGTCAATAGACTAGAATGTCACATTACAGTCTATTCAGACTCTCAATATTGTGTCAAGGGGATCAACGAGTGGGTTCATAATTGGAGACTGGTTAATTACCAAAAGACCAAGAACGTTGAACTCTGGAAGACTTTGTATGAGCTAGCACATCAAAGGAAATACGGATCTCTTTATTTCCAATGGATCAGAGGTCATTCTGGAATTCCGGAGAATGAAAGAGTAGATGAACTTTGTAAGAGGATTACCGTTCATGGATAACAAAAGACAGAACATCATCAAGCAGTACATGACATTGAGTGACAACACTCGTGAATCTGAATATCTGTTTGAGCACAACCGCAATGAGACTAATCGTCATCGATATGAGTCAGATATTCAGATTCAAACTGCTTTCATGAGTGATCATAACATCACAAGATCAGAAATTGATCAGTATATGAAAAGAGGTGTGATTCGATGCAGCAACGTTCAACAGGCTATGGCTGCTATGTTTAATCAAACGAGAGACTGAATCTCTCTATCGCTCTCCAATTTTACAAGCATAGGTAAGTTAGGATATACCTTAGTCATAGAATTGGAGAGAATTAGTCTCAGAAGGTTCTTCGATATATCGTGAAATTGAATATTGATCAAATTCGATTGGAAACTGCTGCTGACTGTACATTCCGATTCTCTCTTGTGCATGCTTCAACACGTAGTTCTCTTTTCCATCGATAGTCATATTATCCACGATGTCGAAAATCCGAGCCTTGGATTTAGAATCATGCAATCGCATCATTCGACCAATAGACTGTAAGATTCGAATCACAGACTTAGATGATGAAATCAGAAACAGGTTATGCAGTTTCTTGATGCTGACCCCCTGCTGCATCGTGCCATAACTGGCATAGATTACTGCATCGTCATATTGATCCATGATCTGACGTATCTCTTCACGTCGATCTACATCTACATCACCTACAATAAGAAACACATGCTCATGTACCTGCAGATGAGCTTCATACAATTCCTTACCGTATCCTTCTACTCGATCAAACAGCACCAGAGAATTACCTGGCATAGACTGAATCATGTCCAATAAGAATCTGCAGCGAGGTTCGTAACTGTTGATGAACTCAATCTCCTTGGCGTATCTCTGCTTAGGAGGCAGTTGATCACAGGCGGCTTTTAACTCATATAAAACAGACTGCGGATATTCAACCATAGACATTCTGACCTCAATGTCCGAGGCGCGTCCCTGATCTATGATTTCGCGTGACGTTACAATCCTCTTAACCGGACCAAGCAGTCCCTCAATCACCATCTCATTACAATTTTTAACTAGAACACTTTCAGCAAAATAATTATGATTATCTTCAATATGAAGATTGTATGTTTCATAATCATCATAAGTTTCTTTAATCTTTTTTATTTTCATATTCTTCCTCAGAATATACATAATACCCTATATATTCTCCTTTGTGGATAGGGTTCTCTGAATTTACAATATTATGTAGCATACTTTTGCTATATCCGTTATCTTCACACCAAGATTTCCTACCCCTCACTATAATAATATCTTTTGTGTCTGGATGTACAATATATGTATTCTTTGCTGTTTTTTCGCCTATCTTTCTTCTAGTTTCTTCACTGCATTTTCTATTCTTATTTGACTCTATAACACGTTTTCTTCCATCTTCTGTTATCTTGTGATTTCTTCCATTATTTGTATTGTTGATGTATACCTTGTTCTCTATTTCCTTGTTCGCATACCTTGTTTCTCCTTTTAACCACTCTAAAGTTCCATCTCCATCAAGATATCTTCTTACTTTAGCTGAAGTGACACCATAATACTCTGCAGCTAATGAAATGGCGTTAAACTCTTTCCCTTCTATTATACATTTTCTTGCATTTGGGTTGTGGGTCTTTCTTCTTTTTCTTTGTTCTTCAGATAACTTTTTACCGGTGTGAAAATATCTTGCAGACTCTCTATGTGCTTCTCGCGCATATTGATAATCTCTTGGTTTTAACTTTATCTTTCTATTATCTGAATTATGGTAACACATTCTAAAGAAAGCATGCCCCATCTTATATTTGTCTCTTCCTTCACTAAATTTCCATAAAAGCCAGTGTGCAACAAAATGTTCCCTAGCGGTTAAACAAACAAGATTAATCGCATCATCAGTTCCTCCCAACGATCTAGGAACAATATGGTGCTTCTCATAATACACGCCATCTTCAATATTCCTCTCCAGAGCATTTGATATTAACTCATTGTATATCCTTTTATAATTCATAATACTCCTCTACACAAATGATATCATCACCTTCTTCAAGCTGATCAGCTCTTTTCCACCCATATGATCTTACAAATACCTTATGATTTCCTGTTAATCTAAGAACCTTTCCATTTTCAAACTCAATTTCAAATCTTCTTTCCTTTTTTGAAATTGATAGATTCTTATATATATATTTAACTTCTTTATTTTCTATTTCCCCAGTAGATTCATTTAAGGTTTTTACTAAATCACCCACAACAATATCTTTTATTTTCTTTAATGAATTATCATGCATTCTTACTTCTGAATCGCCGTGCAAACACTCGGAGCCATCTAAAGTGCCCGTCAACCCATGACGATGAGGAGTGGTAGTACATCGCTCCAAAATATTAGTCAAAATGTTAGCAGATGCCGTATGAGTCTCATCCACAAACACCGCACCCAGATCTTCATAGATACTGTGCGGTAATTTGTCTAGACTTTGCCAGGTTGTAACGACTACCTGCTTGTTCACAAACTTTGAATATTTGCCAGATATCTTCTGGACGTGGGAGCTGACCGTCCAGTTAGAATCCTTGAATGAAGAATAGTCTTCGAAATCTGAGTATAGCTGCTCAACCAATGAAGTGGATGGTACAATGACAAAGATTGTCTTGTCCTGCATCTCATCAAGCAACTGATATATGCGAATGGCCAGGTACAGTATGAGACTCTTACCAGCTGATGTAGCTGCCAGAATTGTAGATCGATCCATACTGAGCATGTACTTAACAGCCTCGCGCTGGTAATCGTATGGATTGACCGGATGACCATCAGAGTGAGGCTGAATCAACGAGATCAATTGGTCTAAATCCTCATCATCAATCTCATCACCAGGCGGTACCAGGTCAGGATCGATGTGGTATGTCAGTTTCTTGTCTTCACAAAACATTAAAAGCTTGAACAGAAGACCGGTGTACATCCGACGAGTCTTTCTGTTATAGAGCTTCTTAAATCCATCCCACTTACCAGCTCTCACGCGTGGATCAAACTTAGCGCCTGGCACCTCGAATTTGAAGCGATCGTTCAGATCGAGCTCCATCCAGCGTTCGGAGCACACAACCTTCATCCAAACATCGCTTATTTTGGTAATGGTGATATCAGCCATTTCTTAGCTCAGTATAATCGTACATGAGTTTTAACAGTTTGTTGATAGGCAGATTTACTATCAGAGCTTGAACCGTACTACTAGACTGAAGCGCGGCATAAAATCGATGATGACCGTCAGCTACGAAATTATCCTCACTGACGATGATAGGGGTAGTCTCCTGGTCCTCAGCTGCGATCAGTCGATCCACCTTAGATTGATCAAAGTCTGTTTGAGTAGGATTATAATTTTGAGGATCTATTTCAGTGTATGTTCCGCTGACACCTAACTGGTCCAAGAATTGACCGAAATCAGAGACGTTGCGAATCTGGGGCATAGAGACACGTGAGATCAAGAACGCAGAGAATGACGGCGTCTCGTTGATAAATTGCGCAAATGTCTGCATAATCGTTATGCTCCGAATAAATTGATACACATTCATTTATCACAGAGAATATCATGAAACAAAGAAACGCCTCACGCACCACCAACTACCTATTCGTGTTCGGCGACAACCGAGACGTGACATACAGCGTACAGTCATCTAACATTGCCGATCTAACCTTAGGTGAAACGTTGTATGGTGCGCGACCTAAAGATCTGTTTGTGCCATCCAACAAGATTGACACAGCGCCACTCATTGTTCAATTCCTTCTATCCGAGGATCACCGTGAGTGGCTGGACTGTTACAAATGGATGCTTCAATTGAAGAATGCCAAACAGACCATATTCCCAGATCTGGCGCGAACATGTGAACTCACCTCACTAGACTCTCAGAATCAACCATCTACCAAATTCATATACAAGGATTGCTTCATCACTAACATCTCAGCTATCGAGTATACATCTTTAGATGAATCTACAGTGTTGACATTTGACGCTACTCTACGATATAATCAATTTGAAGTGGTTACTGCCGATGGCGAGATCATCAATGAACAGTACGGAGTAGATGATGCTCAGTGACAAAGCGCGTTCTGACCTGGAAGAGCTTCGAGATGATCTGAGGCAATCTCTGGATAAGGTCAAGAAACAAGCAGAAACAGATCTTGAAATAGATGATATTGATCTAGACTCAGCGGTTCTATATACACCCAAGCTTATGAACAAGTACAACGGGCTGTTGACTGATCATACCTTGACGCTTAAAGAGCTCTACGCTTTCAGAGAAAAGGTCAAGATGGAACGCTGGAAATATTGGATGGGACGACAAACAGACCAGTATTACGCCACTCATGGACTGGTGCATGAAAAGATACTCAAAGGAGACATTGACAAATACATGTCAGCAGATGAAAAGATGATACTGGTGAGCGAGATCGTTGGCACTCAAAAAGCTATTGTAGATTATCTTGAACGGTGCATGAAAGAGATTCAATCTCGTAATTTCCATTGTAAAGTAGCGGTAGATTGGCGACGATTTACCCAAGGAGGTATGTAAGTGATTGTCTTCAAGTATAACGCTAATGTAAGTGATCTCTCTGTGTGTCATCGTGTCATTGAATCTATGGATATTCCTGGTGAGCCTATCAATGAGCCTATTGACGATAGAGGCACTGTTGTTTGGCAAGGTAAGGAGTTTATTGGTATTCATTACAGTGATACCATGACACTAGAACTCTATGGCACCAAGAACACAAACTCCGTGCAATACTATGAAAAGCGCTACCCTAATCTGTATTGGGATGATGTGGTTAAAGTGAAAACGAAGAGGTGGTAAATGGATATTTGGTTTAAGATTACATTGACGACAGCTCTAATAGCTATTGTCATGATGTTCATAGATACTCCAGTTAAACAAGCTGTGGGTGAGAAGAAGTTTGAGTATTATAATTTGATTGGTGGTGCTTTGGTTCTATTCTCTATTACATCAGGACTACTGCTCTTCATTCTTGGGGTAATCTGGGGTGTGTAATGGAACCACGCATTGTTTGTGCAGCTAACAAATTTGAGAACGGACCACTGTTGATCGGAGCAAGACACTTCGATCAACATATGCATGTTCAAATGTCGTATATGGGAGTTAAAGGCTCTGATCCTCATATCCAGGGGTTCATTGATCAGTATGGTCGGTTCTATAATAGAGAAGAGGCATGGGTGATTGCTGAGAAGAATGGACAAATTATTCGTGATGTGTCAGCTGCTGGCATGTTATTTTCTGAAAACTTGTATTGAGGTTTGGTATGAAACTTTACACACAGACGGTTGAATATAAAGTTTACGAGATCCTGGAGTCTATGTTAAAGATCTCAGAGCTTAAGAATGATCAGTACAGAGACACTATTGTCGGTGGAATTGCACAGTGGGCTGAGCTGTGTGTTACGTCGTTCTCGTTTGGTAGACAATCCGGTCACACCTCTGCAGCATTAGAGTATCTATATCGCAACCCGAACTCTTACCTCGTTGTCCACAACAACCGTGCAGCAAAATTGATTGTTCAGAATCACGCAGGTCTTAAGGATCGCGTGTTAAGCGCAGAAACCAGCGTAGAAGGTCTTAAGGTGAGGTTTGTAGGAGATTCTAGAAGACACATGTTCATTTTAGACTCCATGTCTCAGGATCGTAAACATAGGTTCTTCGATAACATAGCAATAGCATCAGTGCATCATGTGATTAAAGGTATGTGTTGTATTGGAGAGTAGCGTGTGATCAGATCCAAGTTTGAAATGACAAACACAAAAAAGGGGAGCATTAGCTCCCCAACCTTTTCTTCTTAAATATAAATTCAAATGTTATTTCTGCATCATCTGGATTCTTTTCTAGCATCCATCCGATTGTATTAAAGATTCTTTGGCTCTTATGTCCAGTATAATCTGGATAAGGAACTTTATCTCCTTCGTATCTTAGTAGTCTATTTGCATTAATATCAAACAAATCTTCTGCTAAAGCAATCCCACCTTTATAAACAAAAACACTTCCACCTGGATCTGTCAATCTCCAGGTGTTAGCAACTTTTGATTTACTACCAAATCTAGATTTTGATATTGCTGTTTTAGTTGAATCTTTTCTCTTTGCGCCAGTGTGTACATTTTTTGAAGTTAATCTATTAGCTTCTGTTATATTTTTTAAGTGTTCTTCTGTGAATTTGTATTTTAATTTTGCTTCTGATATAGCCTTTCTCGTGCTTTTTGATCTTTTCCTTCTATTATGCATCGTTGTATGGATATTAGGGTTGTATTTATGTTTATCCACTCTGTAAATTTTACCTTCAGTATCTACGCACATCACTGAATGCTCATAAAATAAAGTTCTACTTAATTCACCTAATTCTATTCTTTTATCATCACTTTTTACATATACAATCATACCATTCTTATCGTGGCAGTGAATATAGCCTTTTCTTGTCCCAACCAAACCCCCTGGATTCACATTAGTTAGTATACCACCATTTGAAAACCTTCCAAACAGTTCAATTAATTCCATTTCTTTGATAAAAGCATCATCTTCGTCTTCACATTCACAAACAATATAACTATAGTCTATTCCACGATTATGAAGATCAATAATTTTGTTTTGCTTATAGGACCGCTTACCTTTAGATTTAGATCTTGTTATGGATTCGTGAAAATGAGACTTTGCTCTCGTTTCGCTATAACCCTTGCCTATATAATATGGTTTATATAGTAAGGTGAAATAAGGTGTTTCATATCTACCCGGGCTAGACAAATCCAGTAATGCGTATACTATCCCCATTTTAACTTCCTAAAATATTGATTCTCTAACTTAAAAAAAGAGGGGACAATGTCCCCTCTAAACGTTTATAGTTTTTATTATAATAGCTAGCAATCAGCCAGTCAAGTTTGCCACAGCCATTTTTCTGAAATAATCGTTCTCGCCTTGACCCAGACCCTTACCAGCTTTGGCATCGCCGTTAGCTAGTGTAGAGCTGTATGGGTTAGCAATTACACCATAGCGAGTCTGGAAGCCGATGCGTGGCTGGAAAGAATCCTCACCAACTGCACGGACCATCTCGAGCGGTACGTATGGGCACCAGTATACGCCAGCATCCCAGGCATTGCCGCCCTTGTAGCCAACAGTGATGTAATCACGGGTAGCATACGGGTCAACGTGAACTTGATAACGACCCATCAGTACACCAGCGAAGGTGGTAGATGCTTCATCAACGTTCAGGTTAGCAGCCAGCTGCGGATTGTAGTCCAGAACACCGGCCATGTTCAGGGCAGATGCAACGTTAGAGCTACAGATGATGCGGTTAGCCTTACCACGACGAGTGCTCTTAGCTACTTCGTTCGCTTCCAGTTCGATCTGGAACAGCAGACCTTTGAACTTCTCAACCAACCAACGACCATCACTGTCAGCAGCCAGGTCAAACAGAGCCGGTACAGCAGCGTCTTGAGCACCCAGTTGAGCGGAGACGTTGATGGTACGCAGCAGTTCGCGATCCTGCTCAGCTACAATTTCAGTAGAGAGGATGTTAGCCAGTTCAGTCTCAGCATCCAGACCGTGAATCTGACGCAGGTCATGCTGCAGTTCGCGGGTGAAGCTGGCCTTCAGCTTACGAGACTTAGCACTAACGTCGGTGCGCTCGATGCTGAAGCTCATTTCTGCCCAAGGAGTACCACTTTCAGTACCTTTGGCTTCAGCAGTAGCCAGATCCATACCAGTACCGTATGCAGTGCCGGCTGCAGGATCACCTGAACCGAATGCATCAGCAGCGAAACCAGAAGTATCACCGACCTGAGTGCCTGCACCAGAGAAACCTGAATTAGCTTCGTTGTACAGAGCTTCAGCGCCAGTCTGATTGGTGTAGCGCGCGCGCATGGCGAACACTGAACCTGTCGGACCAGACATCGGCTGAACACCGGCCAGGTCGAAAGCCATCAGCTGAGGCATAGAACGACGAACCATGCGAATTAGAACCGGGTCCCAATTAGCAACACCAGGAGTGGCGGTAGTAGCGTCAGCAGAAGCCTCGTTTACGCTCTTCATGTACTTGATCTGATTTTCAAGAGCACGTTCAGTTACGTACTTCTTGTAATCGTCTCCGATTTTCGGAAACTTATCAGATTCGATCAGTTGACTGATCTTTTCTTGAATCATATCCATTGTGATTGAACCTCTTAATTGGATTGCTTGATTTTATTTATTTAACTCAGCAGTTAAACCTTTGAAAGCAGGCCGTCAAGCCAGGAATCACTTTCAACGATCTTCTCTTTTACGCCCTTGTCCTTACTCTCGGTGATCTGCTCTTTTTCAGATTCAGGAGAGAAAGACTCGTATAGTTCTTGGACAGCAGCTTTATACTGACCTTCATTGTGGAACTTGACCTTGGCACAACTCTCAAAGAACCGTTCCTTTTGAGTCTCAGTCATACCAGATGCAACAGCATCCACGATGTCAGACATGGCATTAGCTTCTACCTGTTCTTTCAACTGCTCAGTCTTAGACAGAAGACGATCAACAGTATCGTTGGCTTCAGCCAGCTTGCCTTTAAGATCAGCTACCACGTCATCCTGACCTTCCGGTACAGTGACGTTATACTGCTCAGCAATTTGAGAGAAACCAGACAGAAACTTGTCAGCCAGCTCTACCTTGGTTTCAGATTCAATCACCATTTTGTTCTCGGCAACGAACTCTTGAGCAACATGATCCATGTAACGCTCAACTGCGGGAATCACTTCCTCACTCAGATAAGCATCCATTTTCTCTTCAGTTTCAGCGACTACGTACTGAGAATACTCTTCAGCCAGAGCGCTGTACTTTTCTTCAGCGGCTTGCTCTGCAGCTTCCTCGATTTGTTTCTTCTCTTCAGTAATGCGAGCCTCGTAGATTTCTTCAAACTTCTTCTTGAAGTCTCCTGTAAGCTCCATACCTTCGAAGATTTTCTTCAGATCTTCGTTCATTGTTTAAACCTCTTAATTGATTGGCTTAATGGTATTTATTAGATGCTATAGTTAAGCTTTCTTCAGGATAGTTTGAGCTTTATCCAGTTCCTTCCTGAGCCGCTCAATCGAATCTTCGATATTATCTACCGTTGACTGGTATTGTCTGACTGGGATATCAGTGTCAGCTTTAACCTTGCGCGCCACATCTTTGAATGTGTTCTTGACATCGCTGAGCATCTTCGACATCTTCATGAACTCCGGATCAATAGAAACAGCCTCATTTACTTGAGTTTGCTCCATGAGCTTTAATCCAGCATTTTCAAGCTCATATTTGAAATCTTCATAGTCGTCTTCATTCTTAAAGATGAACACGTTTGATCCATCATTCTTATACGAACCACGGAACATATCTTTTGCTAGATCGTTAGCCGCACGGGCATCACGGACTTCAACTTCAACTTCATATTTGGCTTCAGTCAGACCTTCTTTGATGATGTCATCAGCTCGCAACTCTATCTTGTAACCGTCTGGTTCCTTTACCACATATCTAGTCTGATCACCCGAAGCAAATTTTACCGTCTTGATATCTACAACTTCGCCCTTGACGTTATTGGTAGAGGCAAAGGTATTCTTACTCTTAACCTTATCACCAATTTTAATCTTTAAGGCTTCAGTCAGTGATTCATCCAACTTGTCAACATTCTTGGTCTTGAGCTGCATAGCTGCAGACTTATCACTAACACCAACCTTTTTAGCTGCTTTCACAATAGCCTCTCGACTATCACGAGCCTTAACAGTAACAGGCTTCTCGTCGATTGCAACACCATTCATCTTTTGCTTCTTGAAAGATACACGCCATTCAGGCTGTGCAGCTTCGCCTAGAAATTCTTTAAACAGTTTCATCTCTTGTATCCTTTTATGAATTGTTGTATCTCGGACAGTGTTACTTCAGCAACCTAAGCTCTTCCTGAGAAATCTCAACAGTAGATACAGTACCGTCTAGTTCATAAGAAGTGATTCTCCAACCTCTACCTTGCTTTTGTGCAAAGGATGAAGGAGACAGGACAATAGTGTTATTAACTTCTTTGCCTCTAACATTTAATATAGGCTGACCTATCCTATCACTATTCATACTTCTAAAAGCCTCACTGGCTCCTGAGCGAGCTTTGGTTGTGTTAACCATCACTTCATTAACAAACTCTTTGAATTGTTTCATCTCTTGTATCCTTTTATAAATTGTTCGAGTTTTTCGAGAAAAAGTTCTTGATCTATATCTTCTTCTGGCTGAGCAGGAACCCACATGCCAGATTCGTTAATGGTCCATTTCTGACACTCAGTCAAAGCATTAACATAGGCTTTAGGTGCAGAGGGATTGTCTACACAATCAACAGCAGTAAACATGAGATCATCCTGAACATATTTCACGCCATTACGCTCTTTCAGTGATCCTAGAGCGCGTGTAGATACACCCATATTAAATCCACCTTCAAGCAGACCACGGACAATCTGCCCCTTAGGGGTATCAAGCACCAGAGCCTTACCATATACGTCATTACCGTCCCATTTAAGCTCGGTAATCCGAATACAAGCATGAGCAGGATCAACCATAGGGTAGTCAGGATGATTCAGTTCACCCAATGCACGACGACGGTCAACATACTCAGTGATGTACTTGTCCATGGCACCTTCCATGACCTTACGCTCATAGATTCGGCCGTTACCGTTCTTGACTTCAGCCTGGGCAAAGACGCCTTCAATATAAAGCTTCTTGCCTTGGTCTGTTTGTTCGGTTAGAACTTCAACTTGATCTGAACTTTCTATGAGTAGGTTATATTTGTTTTTCATAGGTTATAGCTCTTTCTCTTGCGCATCGCCTTCAGACGCTTACGTGTAGCTCGTTTCTTTGCACCGGAACCAGCCGCCCTCTTGGACCTAATCGCTTTTCTAGTAGCCTTTCTCTTAGAGGCTTTTTCGGATCCAGTAATTGGAACACACGTCTTGCCATTAGACGACAGCTTGAAACCTTTGCGGCACTTGATACGTCGAGTCTTTTGTCCTTTTGAATTGACTCGAACAACTCGACGCGCTTCTTCGATTTGCTCAGACATGATTATTCGTCCTCGCTTTCTTCTTTCTCTTCGTCTTCCTCATCCTCATCGTCCATGTCCTTCTCTTCTTTGTCTTCCTCTTCCTGCATTTTCTTTTCAGAGAAGCCATAAGACTCAAGGACAGCTACGCGTTGCTCTTCGATAAGACCAACTGAACGCTGATGAATAGACTCTTTAATAGTTTTGATTGCCTCAGTAGTGTTACCTTCCTGAAGCTGTTTCATAAATTGCTTTGCAGCTTGCATCGGTTTTTCCTCTTCTGTGTTAAAAATCATCGACCCATGCCATCTTCAGGCGCTTGGTACTGTGGATTGTTTTTCTCTTCCTTGATTTGTTCGTCCATGTCCTGGATATCTTGTTCTGTTTGCATCAAGATCTGTTCACGAACGTATCGATTAGATACATACTTACCAACGTAAGGTTCATACATCTGCAACAGATCCAAACGCTCACGCTTAAGCTCAGATGCTCGCATCTCTTCCAGCTGCATATCTTGTGCATATCTGAAGTCAATCCTTGACGAGATCTCGTCCCATTCCTGAACGGTCATCACCTTGGTCAAGATCAGTTCAGTCTTGAGCAGATCCAGAAGTGCTAGATTGAAACGCTTACGAATCTTTGATACAAATTTAGAGAACTTCAACTCATCGCGTGAAATCTCAGCTCCACGACCGCCAATCATTGAGTTCTCAGGCTCCAGCCGAGTGACTGGCAGGTTCAGAGCTTTGAACAGTTGTTTCTGGAAGTAAAGAACATCGTCTATATCACTAAGATTCGCACCCCCAGGCAGAGTACTCACCTCAGTTCCACGTCCGTTGGAATTACGAGGCAGCCAGTAATCTTCCTGCATGGTTTGAAGATGTCTGCGATCCTTAAACGTACCTGTCTCAGGATCAAATGACATCTTATTACGGTACATGTTCTTCAGATGTCTGATGTATTGCTCAGCTTTAGTCTTAGGTAGATTAGCTGTATCTACGTAGAAAATTCGACGCTCAGGTGCACGGGTGATCCGATAGATTACCAATGCGTTTTCCATCATACGCAGTTGATTGGCTGGCGTGACAGCCTTATGAAGCCAACTGATAGCCATGCCAGTAGACAGGTCAGTAATACCAGAAGTCACATAAGTCAGGCTTCTAGGATCAATTCTTAATGCTTCTTTGAATTGCTTGTTGTTATTACGCCCAGGTTGATTGTTCTTAGCCTGATTACGAGATGTGGTGATATTCTCATCGTATAGAAAATATTCTTGGATATTCTTGATCGTTTTAGTCTCTCGATCATATTCCTTATGACGAACCTTGGTGGTGTATCGAGTATCGAGCTCTATTACATCCAATAGACCGTCAGTTGGCTTCTTCTGATCGATGACCTTCTGATAAGACAATCGACCATCCACATAAAATTGACGTGCACGTCTGTGAATGGTGTTATTCAGCTCCAGCAGTCCAACAATCTTTTCCCACTTCTCGTGAACTTTGTTCCTGATATTTTCAGAAAGATCCTCAGTCAGGTCAGACAGATCCAGCTCAATGGCATCTTCGTGTTCAGCGAACGATACCATTTCGTTGACTATATCTTCAATAGCATAGTCTACGGTGCTGTAATTAGCTACTTCACGGTACGTCTCAATGAGTTCAGCTTGACTGTTGTATGACCAATCAATATTAAGCAGGTACTGAGAAAACGAGTCATCTAGCTCAATTGCACCGTCATCGTAGTCGGTTGCAATTTGATTAGAATGAACTCTCTCTTCCTGCTTCTCATCTGAGAGCTTAAACTTACTCAGAAAGTTGCCAAATAATCCGTCTGCCATAAAAGACCTTTATGAAAATAAGCGGTGGATATCCACCGCTATTTATACCACAATAATTAAGTGCTTACACCATTGCTGATGTCAGAGTATGCCATGGTTACCGCGAAGGTCTCTATTTGGTCGTTGGAATCTTGCGCGACTTCAATAGGAGCTACAACCGTAGGCCATGCCAGCTTCAACACGTACTCTTTGATACGGTTATCCTGGTTATCCAGCTGATACAATGTCACAGTGGACAAATACTCAGATGGACTAGGAAGACCGATGTTAGAGTTGTATTGGTTGATAGCATTCTGCCAAGCTTCAAACGCATCACGAAGAGCGAAATCTGTGTCGTTGTAGAACGTCAGATCCAAATCTTCGAATGTGCGATCACCGGCTAGTTTCAACTGACGACCACGGAAGCCAACTTCCATGGTGCCTAGGTTAGAACCAGGCAGCTGTGTTGATTGACAAAGGAACGCTGTTTGACGAATAGCTTCTTGAGTGGCAGCAAAGGCTGGAAACTCAACCAGAACTTCAAACCGGTTTGGTCGAGCTCCACCACCTTGAAGCGCAGCTAGAAAATCAGAAATACCAGAAGCCATAATTATACCCCCTCCACTTCATCGAAGGAAACGCCACTAGCTACCGCTATAAAGTTGAGCTTAATGGTGTTGATTGAACGCGCAGGATCGATGTAGATGTCACCAACAAACTCATTAGAGTTGATCACCTGAGCTGTATTGTTAGACTCATCACACACTACTCGATACCGCGCAATACCACGACGACCTTGAACACTATTCAGGTAACGATCAACTGCGTTACGGAACACCGAGCGAGTGATTTGATCGTTCAGTTCAAACAACTGATAACGAGCCGATTGGCTGATAGACTTCTTCAGCACAATAAACAGGTTACGAACGTTGATTCGATCGAATGCGCTCGGACGCTTCAGCGCTGTCTTATCACCCCATAGAACCGTACCTTCGCCAGGAAAGGCAATGATAGAGTTGATAGATGATGTATACAGAAGATCACGCTGAGGTTTGTTTGGATTCCAAGCCAGCTTGATCACGTTCTTCAACTGACCGCGGTTGAGACCGGCTGGTGAGAACCAAGGCTCGTTCTGTACGAATACTCGTGCAGTCAACGCAGCAGCATCAGAATCAGTTGGTATCCAGATGTTGGTATCATTGTACTTGTCATATACCATCTTCCAGTTATCAACGTAGAACGCATAAGAGGTGTTCTTATTGATAGTAGTGTTGAAATACACCAACACGTCGTCGGCGGCTGTAGGATTGTTGTATACGTCTGCCAGTTGCGGCGGCACAAAGGCTACAGCATCTTGACGAGAATCCATGGTGTCGATGATGGTACCAACACCGGCAGATGGAATCACAGAGGTGAATGTGTTGATGATGTCCAGTGTTTCAGTGTTAGCTAGGACACCAGCAGCTGTTGCAAAGTCAGCGGTAGTCTTATCATTACCATCTACACCGCCCTGAAGTGAGTCTTCATAAACACCCAGAGAGCCGGATGATGCGAAATCGATAGCATCTACATCACCGATCCAGATGTACTGAGATTGTTCCTGTACAGCTCGAACTACATAAGCGGTTGTGCCATTAGGCTTCTTAGAACCTTCGACTTTGGTCATCAGTTCATAACGCTCAAGCACCTGACCTGGAGTACCGGTGATTTCACCGCCCTCATCTACTACTACCAAGTTGAATTCACCAGCTTGAGGTGCATAAGTGAACTCGTCTTTGTAAGCCCATCCGTCAAAGCCCTGATCGTCAGCGGCCGAAATCTTGATGGTATTACCGAGAGAACCAGGATAACGACCAATGGCACTTATGCCAGTTAGGTCAGCAGCTTCATAGTCACCTTCATTCTTGATCAGAATAGGTGTTTCAGCGGTAGGTACTGCGTTCAAAGCTACTGCATCATCGATAGCACGAACCACATAGAGAGGAGTTACGTACAGGATGTAGTTGAGAGCCGAATGAAAGAATTGTGTTGTTGCTTGATCTGGACGTCCCAGTTTTTGAAGCAGTTCACCCTCATTGGTGGTGATCCGAATGGCTTCATTTACTGGACCCCAACGAAACAAACCAATCATTGAACCGGCGTTTGATTCAATGCTGTTGACGTTGAAGCTGACGTCCTTCTCACGTGTAATTACGCTAGGACTAGCCATTTGTTGTACCTCGTGTTGAGTTAAGGTTTAGGTCTTATGAGTATTTATAGGAAGGACAGGTTAAAACGCACCGTACTCACTGTAGTCAACGGTGTGATTGCCATCATACTCAGTATGTCCGTTGTCAATGATACCAAACGGAAGCATCTCCTCAACCGACCGATCCAGCATTTCAGAGAATAGCTTGCGTCTAATATCTACATCTGTCAGTTCAATGAAGAATGATTGAGTAGTGAGCCATCCAAACAGCACCAGGGTCATCACTTGATCATCATGAGCGCCCTCGGCAGCTGCGTATGAACCACCCCGTGGAACAAAGTCACCGAACTCATCAATGATATCCTGATCGTTGAGATTAATCTTACCGTCTTCGATCAAAGTTTTAATAGTTGAGCATCCAATGGCTTTGACTTGCTTAGTTGGCTTCACGCCAAGACGTCCATTGTGATTGAATCCCAGTACCTGCTTACCTTTCTCTTGTACGGTCATCAAGGTATTTTCATATTCAAGATCGTAATACAGATCAGAGGCTACCTGAGATCCAGTACTGGCGTTTTCTATCAGAATCAGCGAGTCGTTATACTTTGACCCTACGTTGAATAACAAATTAGGCAACATCAAAGGAGACAGTTTGTTGTTCTTGTAGGTGGCCGCTACTTCATACGGCTCGGCTGTAATATCAATCACAGTAACGGCGTGATAATCTCCACCCACACCCTCGGAGCAATCTACAACAGTGACATATGAATGTCCATCCTCAACTGGCTTGAACACCTTGAAATCTTCAATCTGTTCCACGTGATCAATGCTGACCAACCGCTCAAGAGTATTGCCGGATAGCAGAGAGTTTGAGCTTCCTCGAAACTGAACATCATGCTCCTGACGGAATTGTTCTTCACTGGAGTTGGCAATAGTTTCTTTTTTCCATCTGTCATCACGTCCAGGTACCATATCCCATGTAACGATCTTGCGTTGGTAGCTGTTCTTACCAGACACAGACTCAGTCCACAGCTTGTAGAACATGCCTCGGGTGCCATTAGGTGTGCTGGTTAGTATTACCTTAGATTCTTTACCAGACGCGATGGTAGGATAGGTGGATTCATAGAACGCCATGTCATTCGGGATGAAGGCAGTCTCATCAACATACAGACACGCAATAGATTTCCCGCGCACAGAGCCTGAACTGGACGCAAAGGTCATAATCTTAGAATTACTGCCAAACACCATTGACCGCTTATTGTACGTTTTAACACCGGGCTGCAAATACAATGGCAGCATTTCAAATGATAACTGAATGCGCTCTAGTATTTCCTGAGCTTGATCCGCTTTGTTAGCCAGAATAGCTGAGAGCTTGGCAGCATTGTATAACGAGAAGTGCAGAATGAATGACGCTGTTGTTTGAGTCTTACCAGATTGACGAGCCTGTAAACTGATGCAGAATCGATTGTCACTGTACATCTCAAGAAGATCTTCCTGATAATCGTACAGATCAAAAGGAATTATACCATCGTCAATAGATATGATCTTAACATGACGTCTGGTGAAATAAACCACATCCAGTCCGCACTTGATCCATTCAAGCTTTTGATAGGTAGTAAAGGGTTTATCTTTTATCTTGGCGCGTAATAGTCCTTCCTTGTTCTTATACCACCAGTTGTCTGGTATGTCTTCTTCGTTGAAGTCGTCAATATGCAGCTTAGATGTATCTTTACGAAGGTACTTCTTGACCAGTCCTTTGTTCGCCTGGTAAAATCCCACGACATCAAACTCACACACATCCTTCAGCTCTTTGATTTTGTGTGTGAGAGTGTTCTCGTCTGTTGCAAGATTTTTACTTTTTCGTGTCGTCCAGGCCATCGAGCTCTTGGTCTATATCATCTGGTGACTTATCACCGTAGTAGTTGTTTTGCACATAAGTTCCGCTTGGAGTCTTTGTACTCTTAGTGTCGTTCTGAATAGACTTCTGCAGAGACAGCAGGTCTTTGGTGATATCAGCCGAAGTTTTCATCAAATTAGCGGCCACTTCCATAGCACGTGGATGCTCAGACATTTGAGCCACACGAAGGGCTAGATCAACCGCTGCATTAGTGCGACCAATCAGACCGTAGTAATTAGACCTGGCGAACTCATAGTCATGCTGCAGATCTGGATTGTTGTCAATAGACATTTGAGATGGTTTGTCGTCATATACAACAGGTACAAGCTCCTCAACTTGCTGCTCTTCTTCCTCACCATCCGGTAGGGAATCAATGTCGTTCTCAACGTCTCCATTGAGCAACTGTTTCAATTGTCTATCAAACTTAGACTCTGCCATTACCGCTCCGTAAACACATCAGTTTCAAGTATATCATCTGGATTTAGCAAATCGTAGTAGTTAACATAGACTGTCTGAATGACACCAGAGGGTGAAGTAGGACCGTACAAGTATCCCTCTAGAGCGAAGTTGAACACAGCCTCAATCACTCGACCCTCTTCAAACGCACCCTCAAATTGATCCTCTAGATTCGAATCAGTCAGAGTCAAATTGAGAGCGGTTGTCATATTCAAATCAGGATTATCATTGACTACTATTTTGATCGATGGATTGAAGAACGGCAGTATTTGTTCGGCAATCTGCATCATATCATCCAGGTGCTTGGTCTTAGCGCGCAGTTCATAATTGAACGTGTATGGCACACGGTTCATTTGGCTGTTAACCTGGTTATTAACGCTTCGATCTACACCTTGCTCCTGCAGCATATGCATCTTATTAGTGATACGAGACTCATCTTTCTGCCACCCAGTCAACATGAAGGACAGCCGAGGCAGCCTCATCTTGTATCTAGATGCATTGGGGTCTTCATTCTGATCCAGTCTAGTATTCTGCTTCTGTTGCCCGGCATACGAAATAGGCACCTTGATCAGTTTGCCATTCGATCTCTCTATTTGGATCCCATCAAATACCGTACCGAATACACCGGTATACAGATGAATGGTTTTATGGTAGAAATGCTGCTCAAGAATCGCCATCATCTGACTCCGAATGGGTTATTTGGATCAAAGTCGATATCGTCAGCAGTATCTGTCTCAATATCGTCATTGTCGCCATAGATTTCAGTATTGATATCTGGATCTATAATGTCTATTTCAGCATCCACCAAATCATCGAATTCAGTGTTGCCTGTAGCAATATCCTCATAGGAGAATTCAAACGCCTCGCACTTCAGTTCATAGACGTACTGCTTGCCCTTCTCGAAGAAAGGAGACTCGTGCTCCACGAATTTAATTTCCATGATAGTGTTAGTAATGGGCATGAATATAAGATCACCTTCTTGTGGTCTGGACATAGTCGGCAGCCATTCGGTGAACTTACGCTTAGACAATGCAAAAGTTCCGCTCTTCTGGAACTCATCACCGAACATGGTCATCATTTCCTGACCGTCAAACCCATCTACAAACATGGGATACAGAGCAACAGATGCGAACGATGAATAGTACTGACTCGAGTCTTCATTGTACAGATAATCGATATTATCTTGAGAACGAGGAATATAAAGACACTCCAATCCTCTCTGATATATGCTTTCATCCACCAGATCTTGGATCAAGCTCTGTTCGTTGGAGGCTCGGTAGTGATTAAAATGAGGACTGACTATGGCCATAGAACCTTCTCTCCCCATGGAGACGGGGTTTTCTTAGTTACGTGGTGGATGGTATAGGTATACATTTAACTATTTATCTTGACGTGCTGATCAGCGTATGTAACCGCTCCCATGTACAGCATCACAATTCCACTGAAGAAACCGATGAGGGTCATCATAATGGAGTTGAAATCGGCAAACACCTTAGATTCTTCTGGAGTCAGATGAAACGGTGCAATGAGATAGAACAGAGTCAGCATCAGCAAATGAACAAATGAGATCACTGCAAATCGACGTCGTATGCGCCATTTGCGTGTTTCTCTTTGAAATTCTATCTCTTCTCGCTCTCTGTTATCCATACTCTATCCTATAAGCATATCAACAGGGAGCATATACGTTGTTTCTAACTGCTCTTCCAGACGCTCAATCTCTTGTACTGCCTCATCGAATAACTGCTGACCGTTAAGCTCTACACCACCCAGCATCTGAACACCAGAGAACTTTTTCATATTCATTCCCCATTGTTTTTGCATCAAAGCAGTAACATATTGCTTCAACCATTTGTCATTATAAACAGCTGTCACTGTTTCAGGGTCAATTATTCTTTGAACCTGTACGCCCAGCTTATAGCCTACACCCAAGTTCCCAAGCTCGGCAAAGATCTTCAATTTGCGACCATGACGCGAAAAATCCATGGTAGGAGTCACGGATGTCATGTTAGCAATGGACTCGTAATTAGTCACTTTCATGAAATAGTCTAATTGGTTAAATGGACGCCAAGGAGACAATTCAGACAGTGCAATTTGATACTGATATGAGAACATATTGCCTTGGGCGATAATCTCATTAAATGGTAATATAGAGATCACCACCAAGATGTCATCAGGAATAGACACGTATCCATTGTCGATGTCAGTCTGAGTTATCTCATAGTAGACCCAGTCACGTTCGGTTGCGTCATAGTGCTTCTCTTGATAAACCTCCAGTGCTTCATCAATACGATCTTCAAGCTGTGTATCATCAACGTTAATATCAATGACTGGCTGACCAAGGCGACGTAAGCAATATTGTTTTAATTCTTCTCTTGATGTTACAGCCATTTGTTAGTCCTTAATGATTTCAAAGTGAGGGCCATCGACAAATGGACTTCGCCTAGATTCAACATAATCTTCATATGCGATCTCTGCACTTGGTTCATTATTTAAGATTGTCCACGAACCGCCCCATCTTATTTTGTTATTTAATTCAATACCAGCTTGTCTAAATGCTTCAGCAATTTGAATATAATGCTTAATGTCCCAGGAAACACCACCATTGACATAGGCGTAAACATCAACAGCCCAGCTGTCAATAATATCCGGTGTAGATGGATTATCGAGATGTTTGCTATTCATTGTTTGTGATTTACCGCTATCAAACAACTCTTTTTGTCTAGATTTTGTTCTAAGCCCTTCGGAAATACCAAAATCGACTGTGCTAAACTCTAGAGCCAAGTAACAAGTCTCTACCAGGTCTTCATCTACATATTGGAGATTGTTTATACTTCTCTGACTGAACTTAAAGTTGTTCACCTTCTTCTCCGGTAAGTTTTGAGATAAGCTGTTCGAGTCTTCCAATTCGATCTTCGAGTGATTGTTGCTTTTCTCTTTCTTGCATAATGCGTCTTTTATGCTGCTTTGCCAACTTGTAAGCATTTTGATCAGCATTAATAACTGCCCCTGTCTCGGTTTTAATTAGATGATCTTTACCTTGTACTTTGTTCATAGTTATTTTCTCAAGTTGTCTTTTTCATCTTTTCTTAGCCATGGATACAAATCAACGAAATCTTCTTCATTTGCCATTGCAAACCAAACGAGTCTAAGATGATTAATTCTATTACTCTTATCTACTGGAGATTTCTTTTCTCTTACTAGAGTATGAAATAGCATCAACATCCCAAGAGCAGTTGGAATTAACATTAATATGATAATAAAGCATAATGCTATGATTAAATAGAGTTCCATAATTGCCTCAGAACATTGGTGGAATTTTGTACGTTAGTGTGATGTAATCCAATCCAGTGTTTGGGTTGTGAATACCTGCACTAGAATGGTGGCTAAACTCTACACGCCAAACATCGTGAAAGTCTAAACCAACTCCAAGTCTGAAATTACTGTTTCCTATCAACTTAGAACCATCATTATAAGAAACACCTAGTCTAAAATAAGGGTCTACACCATAAACACCCCATTTGGGCTTAGTAAGATAACTAACCGAATAGATGTGCATGTTGTCTGACTGGAAGCCGTTTTTCGTTTGGCCTTCTTCAAGTATGGTAGCAGAGAATTCCCAGTCATTATATTCATATCCGATCTCACCAATCTTCAAATGAGAATTAATCAGAGTCTTACCAACGCCAATCCTTGCACCGTTGTCTGCTCCTGACCGGGCAGAATACCCGGCCAGAATAAGAACAACGATGAAAGCAATAACACCCAAAGCAGTTTTATTAAATTTCATCGTATTTCTCCTTTAACTAAAATCAGACAAGGCCATAACCCTCAGCCGTTTGCATCTTGGGAAAACAACCGAACTATCAGACTTCAGTTGAATCATGATTTGATAGAATGAGAATTGAGACATACCCGTCTTTTCAAATTCATATTCATAGAAATTATTACCATCTGCCGGTGTATCGGTAGTTATGTTAGGAATAACTTGCCATGTTGAAGTCTCAAACTCTTCCTGACTGTTTGCTGTCCTGACAGAAATGATCACGTTAGCTGGATCAATTGTTCTAATATCCAGGTAACATTTGATCATATCAGCTGGAGTAGCCAAAGGATTCACACGAGTTCTATAATTTGCCCAGTTATTAGAACCATCCGCCTCTACAGTAGATTTCTTAGTAACTTCAACAAATGGTGTAATCACGTTAGCACCAGACAAGTCAATAACAGGTGATACGTTTTCATTCGTTGTAGACATAATAGCGTGCATCTTGAATGTCCGCTCCCCACCCGCATTGTAATCTTCATCAGCACGGTTTGTAATGATCCATGGAACACTCAAATTATTGATTGTTTCATTGTCGACAGGAATATAGCTAGCCTGTGCAACATATGGGGTTTCAGCTCCATCAATAGACTTACCTGTAGTTCCTTTTGCACCAAAAGCAATTGTTGTACTAGGCAAATTAATCACAGGGATATTTGGATTCAAGATACTTGCCTGAACAGTGTCAGAGATCTCTACATTTTCACCACCAATATCACCGGTAAGTGTGGCAGTTTCTGTCATAGTGATCTTGAACTGATTAGGATTCAGAACTTCGGTCACGATATGATTACCGTTCAGTGTTGTAATACCGTTATTCCCTACAGCACCCAAAATAGTAATTTGTGAACCAACTACATAATTGTGATGTTCACGATTCACAATAACTTCTTGACTACTCTCTTCGGTCTTAAACGGATTTGCAGGAAGTCTGATTGGATCAAAATCAGTATTTTCCATCTCTAATATTCCAACAACATCAGTGTTGAATTTTGCAGCAAAGATCTCAAATTGAAGATCAGACTGTTGATCCTCTGTCCAAGTAGAGTTATTCTGTGATTTAAACAGAACACCCGCATATGGTTGTTTCACAATAATCCGACCATTGCCAAGATCTTGTTCACCCATAGTTGCAATAAATGCATTATACTGATTAGAGTTTGACATCAATACGAAACAATATTCTGTACCGTCCTGAAGATAAACCGGGTGATCAAACACGAACGTAGTCGCTACAGAACCATCATCGGATAGATTGACCTCAGATGGATTCAACAGCTTCTCTCCACCAGGCACAATCGTCTGTGTTGGTTGACCATTATCCATCTCACGGATTTGCACAGCTACAGGAACGGAAGGGTCTTTTGTTTTAAAGAAACAATTGATCTTTGTCACAAACATACCACCGCGTCGTTCAACTAGGAAAGACTGTGCAAGTGGATCAGACCAAACACGACGAACCAAATTAGTATTAGTTGTAGTTGATCTTGTTGCAACAATAGTCCTTTGTCTAACCTGTCTAGTACCAGTTGATGTAAACTGAGCCTGTGAATACGAAGTAGAAACTTGTTGATTATTGCCGGCTTCATCAGTTGCAACAATCTGCTTTTCACCTGTACGGAATCTTTGTTGTTCATTGTTCGGGATCCTGAAGATAGCTTCAAAATTACCATCAATATCAGTCACAACTGGATTACCGAAACTTCCTGAAACGGGGCGGATATATTGATTAATATTCGTCTCGTCAAAGAAGAAGTGCATACGGCACAATGGACGGTTGCCCTTACCGGTTAACCGAACATTAATTGAACGCATAAACGGAATCACGGATGTGTCTACAACACGGTCATTCACAACATCAATATTGGTTCTAGTTGTTGTGGTTGTACGGAATGTATCTGTAGTTCTTCTCCAACCCGATGCACTGGCTGCGTTCCAGCGGTCACCTTGCTCACCCCATGCACCAGCTGATTTCCACACACTATGTGGAGCGGATGTCCGTGTAAATGAACGAGATGTGCTATTAACTCCACCAGTCCAGTTAAGCTGCCAAGATTTCCAACTTTGTGTCAAACGACCATTATTGAAGACTCTGTATGTCACATCTGGATTGGTATAGTGTGTATCAATCCATGAATCCATAGAAGGATTCAGCTTAAGTGTACCAGTCCATCTGTAGATTGCGTATGGGTTAACATTCAGGGTTCTTGACCGTTGATTCTGCTTAACATATGTTACTTCTTCATAAGGCAATGTAACAATGTTATCAGACACAACAACATTAGAAGATCCGAGCTCATTCATCTGTAGATCAATAGCATTCATGGAAAATTCAGGACGAAGTTCTGAATCTTCGTCATCCATCGCGACATGATAGCCAGGCCATGCAAAATCAGCAGAGCCGTGATCAATAAACCGATCTGTAAAGAAACCGTTTTTGAAGCGGTTTGCACCAGTCACAGGATCAGTTACTTGGGCGGATTCTGTTTCTTGTTCAAGCATATTCAATGTAACATAGTATTCAACGTTTGACAATCGGTTCTCAATATTACCGATATCTTTCATTGTATATCTGCGGTTATTAACCTTTTCAGCCTGAACACCTTCGAGATCAAATGTATATGGTGGAACATAAAGTGTATAAAGAACCATAGACTCAGCAGGATCAGCTGGTGCCGACGGATCAAGATCAGGAACACCCTTAACCACACCAAATTCACCTTCACTATTCACATACACCTTATCAATACGCTTCAAGTAGTGCTCAAGGTCGGTTCTGATAATACTGAATGGCGTCGGAATATTACCAACCGATGACCCAGCACCGGTAAATCCAGTACCGGCATCATTAATTCTAGGCCTAAAGTCCAGAACATCAGATAATCTAATACCACCCTCATTTGGAATGTCATCATAATCCAGATCAACATAAGAATCTGGACCAAAATAATCACCACTAGAATGAGAGAAATATTCGAAAACAACTGTAACTGGATTGGAAACCGATGATCCTGTCTCTATGTATGATGTACCATAAAACGAACTGGTTTTATTTGGTTCCAGTGTAAACAGATTAGTTACATCATTATTCCCATTATCTGTTATAGAGATAATACGGAAAGCATCGGCCTTACCGAGAGCCAGTCTGCCATTAGTAACCGAACCAGAGATTGTATGCTGGGTAACTGTTTTTGTCTTTTGAATAACCTCTTGCTTGGCTACCTGAAGATTCAGTCTTACAGGTCGTCCAGCATTTGCAGAACCAAGATTCAAGGTGATAAATGAACCAGTCGGAGAACCACCAAGAGTATAGCTTGTAGAAATATCAACAAACTCATTTGTATCTGTGAACGCGCCAAATGCAAAACGTGCATCTTGTCCAACAAAGACCTCATTACCACCAGCAGTGAAAGTAACTTGACCCGATGAATCAACAGTACTTGTTACTTGCTTAACCGAAGAATATGAAGTATCTGATTGTCCATTGTTAACATTCAAAGAACGGACAAACTCTACGTTCATCGGGAATAGCAAAGAGTTAAATGTTGCTTCGTAGATGGTTGATTCAATCAAATCAGCACTAAATGTAACAGTATCTGTAGAATCAACCGTTACAGCACTATTGATAAATGTTGTAGATCTAATACCTGCCGTATCACGGACATCAAATAAATACAATCTGTAAACATTTGTTGATGGATTAGATATAAAACGAATCCGTGCGGTGCCTAGTAGAGTCGATGTACCATCTTTAAAGTTCAGAGATTGTAAATTTACAACACTTGGCATAGCACTGAGATTTTCAACCTCAACATAATATCCCAAAGCAGCAGAAATAGAACTGTTATTAATTAAACCAACATCTCGTGCTTTATCTGCCGCAATATTAGTCTTGGAGTTTGTCTCAATCCTATAACCACGCACATAAGCAAGACCCGGATCTAGTTGGATAGTAAATTTGCTATCATCCTCAAGACCGAATCCTTCCTCAAAATCAGCAAAACCGATATTGAATGACTTGACAGTGTAGTCACCAGACTCTTCATATGTCCTCTGAGCCATAACATCACCAAGAATGTTATAGTCAGGTCCGCGATACTTCTTCTGAATCTGACCATTACTAATTCGGAAGATTTCAACCACATTGTCTGGGATTGTTTCTGAACTGTCCAGATCATAAACAACAAGCTTTGTATCTACACGGAGTCTATGTGCACCAGGAGCAGAGAAGTTTGGCGTACCCTGAGCATTATCAAATAGGCTGCTATCACCAGACTCAGTAACAACTACTTCATCATATTGAATACCAACAACTTTTGATGGAGCATTACTATATTTGTCTAGTAAAACAGATTCCGTGGTGACAAGAACAAATCGACCGTTGATATAGTAAACACCAGCGGATAGTGTAAACTTAGAACCAAGTCCAGTACCAATAACCGATGCTTGTCCAATCTGGTTGCCAGCCAAATTAATTGTTATAGTATCTCCGGCTTGGAAGTTATTTGAACCCCCATCATTTGAGCCTTCCATATACTCAATATAGAAAGTAGCAGGATCAGCACCTTCCGGTTCAGCAAACATTTTAACTTTTGCTCTGATACCATTTGCCATTTCTAGTTCAAGATTTTGTGAACCAAGAAGACCAACAATCTGAGAATAGTTAGTAATATTAACTTGGACATATTTAAATTCTAAATCATAATTTGATTCACCGGGAATTACAACAGACCCGTCTTCAAAAATATTATCACCGAACCGACTAAGCTGCTCTTTAAACTGTGACTGAATTTGGTTTAGCTCACGAGTTTGAACAGCGCGACGCGGGCGGAACAGAATTTCGTGATAATTCTTATCAGCGCTGTAATCATCATAGTATGGAGACTTTGACTTATCTACTTGAGTCATGTAACAACCTTTAATATTTCAATGTTGGTATACAAGGTATTTATACACACCAATTAAAATTGAATAATGAATCGGAATTCTTCAATTTGATTAATACCCCGTGTAATCTTTTCTCGATTAGCAAAATATACGGTTCTTCCAGTCATTGGTGCATAATCATTACCATTAACAACCAGATCAGTCATAGGAAGAGTAGTTTCTTGTTTTGCTATAAGCACTTCATCTTGATTATAAGGCTGTGATGAAACATACTCACCTTGTGTAAATGTGCCAGTAACACCTTCTAAATAGATTTGATTCTTCAAGACGTTAATTGACTTAATTACACCCGAAGCACCTGAAGTCTGACCTGTTACAGTCTCACCAATATCATAAAGTTTCGTATCACTAATGAATAGACTTACACCAGATTGGTTTGTTCTTGGTTCAAGAAGAAGGCCTGATTTTCTATAGTCTATGCCAATTGGAAGAATACCACCCTCATCTGATTCAATAGCAACTCGAATCATCTTAAAAACGGCACCAAGTTCTCGTCTGGCATCAGAACCATGACCGCCAATTGGGCTCATAACAGCTTCAGCTGATGCACCAAGACCATTGCCACCGCTAATCAAAACCTCAGCTTCAGTATAACCTTCACCAACATTAGTCATAATGATTCTCTCAACTTGACCAGAAACATCATTAACTTGAGCAATAGCCGTTGCTCCAGTACCATTACCTGTAATAGTAACAGTGGGTGGATTGGTCGACAGATAGCCACCACCTCCAGCTAGAACCTTGATATTTTCAATAGAACCGTGAACCGCGGATTCTTGAACTTGCCATTGCTGTGATCCGTTATCATTATAGATAGAATAGATAGGAATCCAGTTTGGTGTCATGTACTTGAATGCATCATCAGTTGTGATCGTATACATGTACTTCCAGACATAACCATCCGGCGTTTGGAATGATGTAATTGTTGTCCCAGTGGGTTTAATTGTTGATGGACTTCGATCATTATTTGAGATACATTTATAGACGTTGAACTCATCAGTAACGACATAAAACTTATAGAAGTCATTGGTTTCTGGATTCTTGTCATCGATGATATTGGCTTTGTCAGTATATTCATCATAGACAAAACCTTCTTGCCAATCTCTTCGTGGTAAAACAGAGATTACATCATTACTGAAGACTCTTTTAAGCCCCAAAATTTCTTTTGTGGAGTCAATTCGACCGATTGTTGAATCCACAGTGTCTGGTGGATTTGTTTCATCGTCCCATTCTTCTGTACCACCAAAATACACATACATAGGGATTCTGGTGATGTCATTCTGAAAGTAATCACCATTTGTGATTCTCAGATCGTTTGTGATTATGGCTGGCATTTCATATATCCCGATTTGTTTCTATATTTGAAAGTATTTATATTAAAAAAACCACATAGGATAGAGAATAAAACTTCCCTTTACAAACGCGTAGAAGTCAAGCGACTTGTGTTGATCCCGGAGCGCCACCCACATCAGCGTTGTGTTTCTCGCACCGATGTGCCGAATTGATCACAAACGGGACGCCGGCCATGTGCCGAGCCGCGTCCAGATGGATTAGCAGCTCCTGGCTCATGTGATCAAAGCCCTCTCCGCAGCAGGGACAGGCAAACTCTGTAGGTTGAAGTATCTCATGGTAATTTCCTGCCCCTAGATGCGCCGTAATGGCCGCGCCCTTTGCGGTCGAATTTCGGCCTACACGGGGTTGTCAAGCGAATACCCTGAACCTTCCTCGACAATAAAAATGCCATCCCGATCTCTTCTGATTCTCGCCCACGCCCCGTAAGAGTTCAGCACGCATCTCGTCAACTCGACGCCCCCTACCTCTCTTGGCGAAAATGTGTATGTAGGTACGGTGTTGGCAAGAATGTAAACAGGCCCATTCCCACCTCGTTCGGGGGATCGTCTGTCGTTGTACACTGTAACCGACAATCCAATGGGCAGGGCACTGATGTCGTATGTTGCTTCACCCCAGTAAAATTGAACATTGACGTGGTGATCTATTGGATCATACACATGATCCCCCGCACCGTACGCCACACAGTTGGCAAATTTATCCGCTAAAAAGTCAACATTTTCGATCAGACCCTCCGACGAAATTAGCCTGAGGGTCCCAGTGAAGTCTTCGGTGACTCGAATTTTTATGTTCTTGGCCTCCGCGCTACCGCTACGGATAAGAAACCTTCCGGCCCCCCTTAGGGCTCCAATCTCGATATTTTTTATCGGCAATTCTGGATCAGCACCAGATTGCCCGAGGTATGAGTTATTAGTGCCTGTTATCTCAAGGTCATCGATTACATACCTTGTGTTATCATTTGCTGTTATAAACAATCCCGCCGAGCTTGAGTTTTTAATTCTAGTGCGGCCGGAAAAGGCAACAGACCCAGTTGGACTGTCGATGGCTGATGAAGGCGAGAAGATGCCTAGTGGGCAGTCTTCAACCAGCGTATTCTCAAATGTGACATCAATCCTTTCAGCGGGGGTATTTGCACGAGTAGAAATGACAATGCCCGCTTCAGCACAGCTTTTAACCACCAAGTTTTTGAACTTCACACCGACAACAGTTTGATTGCTATTGTCTGGCTCTATATCAAGGCCAGTTTGAAGACTTCCCCCGGCACTGTTTGACAGCGTAACATTAACAAAATCAGAAGAATGAAGGGCAATTATAGATATGCCCTGACGAACATTATCGTCACATTCAATGTTCTCAAAATAACATCCGACTGATGGGGCATTGTCATCATATGACGCTATGCCAAAGTATAGTCCATCGCCGCCATGCTCGTTACATAACAAGTTCCGTCCCCCGCAGGCAATTGCCGAGTTAAGCGAGATGCCGAGACCCGCCTCTTCGACAAGATCAGCCAGAGGGTTGTATCTATTACCTGTAAGGGTGCCGTTCTCAACCCAACAATTGACGGCTCGAATTAAGCCGACGCAACTGTAGAGCGCGCGTGTCACAGTTTCGTGCGTCTTCAGCACACTCCCGTTGAGGTATAACGTAGTATTCTTTCTCAAAGGGAGAATGCTAGGGATGCCTGCGGTGCCGACCGTACCGCCAGCGTACACACGGTCTTTCGCGCATCTGATTGTGCCGCCCCCCACTTCGTATAGCGCCGCTTCTGCCGCACGAAAAGCTGGGCCATCGTCTGCAACTCCGTCGCCAACTGCCCCGTAGATTTCCGGTGTCACCACTCCGGCTGACGGCCTCCACTCCCCTGATCGGTAAACAAAAGGGATACCAGACACAAGGGCAGTGAGCCCTTCCGCCAAATCACCGGCATCCAGCCCCTCAAGCTCCGCCACACTCCCCACATAAATGGTTCGCTTATCCAGAGCCTCAGTCACCGTGTCAGCGGTGCCGGTGTGGGCTATTAGGTCGGAGCCTTGGCCTGCCGTATTGCTGCCAAGCTCCTGCCGCAACGCCGCATCCCCAACCGCCACAAACGCCCCGCCCTCTGGCAGCCCTGCGCCCGTGGTCGTATACGGCAACGCAGTGGAGCCGGACACTCGCCAGAACTCGCCGGAAGAGTCCCGCACGATCTGGTTGTAGTTGGTAATTTCGATCCCAGCGGCGTAGTCACCCACAAGAGAATAACCAAGCGAAGACAGAGCAGCAACCGTATACGGCTTAGTAATAAGATCATCTACTTGTTCTTCTCTTGTAACTAACCTTTCATCAATATCTTGGATTGAATCACTGTTATTTGTAGAATCAGTGATAACGTTTTTAATTTGTTTAAAGTTCTCATCCATCTCAATGTGAGACAATGGTTGATTAGTCTCTGATCTAAGAGTAACTTTAGTTGAATCGGAAATAGCCATTATTGCTGTACCCTCTGTGTGATATATCCGGTTTCAAAATAGTTGAAGCCGCTTTCTGTTTCTTCTGAATAGTCTTGTGGTAGATACAAATGATAGTCTTGTAGGTAATGCTTGGTCATCCAGCCTTTCTTGTCCACAACCCAATTACCATCGGTAGTCTCTTGTCTATAGATAGGAACATTATTAATTAAATATTTATTTTGATCATCTATGTAATTTAATTCTAGGTATGTTGTATATCCTCTGATATTATACGATCCACCAATAAATGTTTTTGTCATCGATGAGTCTTCAAGATCGTATCCATCTTCACCTATAGCATAAATTAGCTCATAGGTTGAATTATATGTAACCTTAGTATAAACATAGTCTTCTTGATCTATCATGTAAGAATTATCTACATAATACTCATACTCAGTTCCATTCTTATCATTGAAGTGTGAAAGATTATAAAGTCTACCAGACAACCCATGTTTGAACTTATCCAAGAATGAATAGTTCGGACCAAGAGTATATTTTGCCCTTGACTCTATCCCCCAAGGCAAGATGTCATATTCACTAGACACAAGCTCAAGGAGAATTTCAAGAATATCCACAATTCGCAGATAACCAAACATTGCAAAGCCGGACGGATGCAACAGATCCTTAACTGTATTAGCATAAGAATCAATATTCTGTTTTGTTCTTATTGCATATGAATATTCTTGATAATAGAAGCTATCCTGAAGATACATCGTCGAAGATAAATGTCCACGGTTATCTTCATAATATCCAGCAATCGGACTCGAAGCACCCGGATGTGCAACAACATCAAAGATTGTAGCATAGGGAGCTTCAATTGTTAATGTTGCATCATCAGATAGTCCAATTGGAGTCTCTAACACCTCTATGTCAGAGCCATTGAAGATCATATAGCCTTTATAAGTAGGGAAGGTCACCTTAATCGTATCACCAATAGACATTAATGGACTGTCAATATACCTACCATCAAATTCAAAATCAGATGTTGATGTACCATTAATTTCTACGATAATTTGACTTTCATTGAAATATGATGTGACTCTAGTATCAAATCTAGCAGATGTGAGTTCTCTTTCTACTATGTAGAATGGAGTCTCTTCAAAATCTACTCTGGAGCCAGGAGTACACTGCTCACAGAAAGCATTGATCGTGAAGTCATGTGCAGTCTCAATTAGCCACTCTTCGGCACCAGTGGAGGAAACAACCGGGAACTCTCGAACAAAGTCACCTTCTACATCGGAGACAGTAAGCTCTAGAAGATTATAACCGCCGGAGTATCTGTTTCTTACAGTCTGTACGTTTGCATATGCGTATTCAAAGAAGCCAGGAAGTACTTCTTTTTTCTGTGTAAGCCTGGCAAACCTGAACTCATTAAGATTACCAGAATTTGTCAAAAGTAGTCTAGATTCATTATTGATCCAGACTCCATCTGAAGTTCTAAGAATATTATCCTTGGGTAGGTAAAGTTCAGTATCTTGTTCATCAAATAGAATACTGAATAGGAACTTGTATGATTCTTGTGAACCACGAGACAAGTTGAATTTCTTAGACCATTTAATAAAAAGTTCTTTATCTAATAACACAGAATCGGGAACATCAACAAGATATTCCGACTTCATCGCTGTTATATACTCATCAATAGATCTCTGGAAATCCAGGTAGTCCATATGATTCTTAAGTCTATCATATGGGCCGTCTTCTCTAGATACCCATTCATAATATGCTTTTAGAAATTGAACAAAGTTTGGGTATTGCTCAAGAATATGAGATGGTAATTGCTGGTAAATTGTATCAGCTGTAATAACCTTGTTCATACTTATCTCTTATTCGGAAACAATTCCATGGTTTCAAACTTTGTATTTCCAATGAACAGATATTTGCTATTGTAAATGTAAAAGTTCTCGTGTTTTGGCTCCACACTAAGATCAAATGTTAATGTATCGCTGATAATATTTAATGTGAAAGATAAAGCCCCGATAGCATAGTCTATTGAACCTATAACTTCAGTTTGTTCTGAATCTGTAGTTTTATGAGCAATGATATTACCTTTTCCATCATCGGCTAGATACTGATTTGTTGCCGAAGAATCGAATTCAATGTTTTCAACAAGCAATGAACCCGGTACAATCTCATTATCAAATCTATAGTCATATGCTGGGTTATTAAATGTTAATCTGCGGATGGACTTCACTGCTCGTTTTGTTATATCACAGCTTTCAATACCACGAAGAGCCATAATCTGATCACTGAGTCTAGAGTCATTGTAATAGCCGCTGAATGACTCAAGATATGTAGAACTAAACTCAGTTATTAGCCCAGAGATATCTTGTGATAACTGGTTAAATGTTTTTGTTGCTCGTTTTGCATCAACAGCAAATGAGACAGTAAGATCCAACCGAATTGGATCTGAATCAATAATCTCTGGTGTAATAGAACCGACATTATATGATTTCAGATAAGACACAATATTGTTCTTAACTGATCTTGTTAGATTGTCTTCGGAAATGATAGAGACAAAGACTTTACCGTACTGAGGTGGTTCATTCTCTTCTCCACCCCAAACTTTGATTGACTCAACAAATGGGAATTCTTTCTTGATCAAAACAGAATAGTCGGATGATGTCAATGCCCTATCTTGTGCCTGGTAATTCTTTGTTGCTAGAAATCGAACACTCTCTGTATCTTCTCTATCAGAACCACCGTAGCCTGGTTGAGTTGTAGTAATCTGAACATTACCATAATCACCGATTGTTGTACCAGCAATAAATGTTCTTGCTCCATTGCCATGCTCAGCTTCTCCATTAATATAAGACAGAGACACAACCGAATTTGTCACAGGTTCTTTACTGATCAAGTCTCTACCAAATTCGATTTGATACAAGCCTTCATAGTTTTCAGACAAGAAATAGACTTGAGAATCTTTACCAAGATCACTAATTGAACTCGCAAGTTCATATTCAAAGAACTCACCACCTTCATTTACAACAACTTTAAGTGTTGTTGTGTCTATATTCCTATTTGGGATAACAATTGGGGTACCAGCAATATGAACAAAGCTGTTTGTGATATATTGTCCCTGGTATAAGGTAACATCATTAACTACATAATCATTATTTTCATCTAGAGTCATCAGGTATGTATCTAGAGTCACGAATTGGAATGATTGATCACCAACTGTTGACAAAAAGACAGCATTAATAGGAACACTAATGTTATCCTCCAGATCTGTTTTATCCGATGGGATAACTTTTAGATCAACAATTGACCTTGATACAGTCTTTGATTTTGGAGTGTATGATAATTTTTGTGCATGAGCAATCACATTACCACGTAGTTGTGCACTAACAATGAACGACTCATTTGCAAGCATATTAGCAAGAAATGCATCAAAATGATCATTCCTTACAAGAAGATCAATAATTGTATTAATCGTTGAGCCTTCAAAATCAAAGTCATCAAACTTTCCAGTTGATTTCAAATAATCAATTAGATCTTGTTTGAGCTCAACTGCATCAAAACTTGTTGTATTTAATTGTTCTGCTGACATTATTTTAACCGTCTAATTGGTATGACTGTAGATCTAACTTCCGGATCATTTGAATATGTGTAGTAAACTTCAACTTTGAGCTCATTATTTTGCTCAAGTGTTGAAATAACTTCAGTCACTTCAACATTCGGCTCAAAATTCTTTAATACTCGAATGATATTGCTTTTGATTGTTTGTTGATCCAAAGATGTAAAGTTATCAAACAAAGAATCTGGTAGATTAGAACCAACTTCAATATTAAAGCCGCGTTCATAAAAATTTGTCAAAACAAGATTTCTAACAGATTGATCTATAGCACTGCGTCCGGATTTCATAGCAAGATCACCGGTTAATGGGTGCGGAGCAAAATTTAAATCAAGATCTTTTCTCATTAGAAAACTTTCTCTAAAAATGGAGTTGGTACTAATGATGATCCAACTGGGATCATCTCTGTTACCGTCCAAGTTACGGAAGGCAATGCAATAGCTTCAATATTATTTATTAACTGGATAAAGACCGGAGTAGTTAATTCCGTTGTGATACTGGCTAAAATTGCTGATTCAAATGCTCCTACTTGAACTGATGCATCATTAACTACAGATTGAACTGAAACTCCACCGTGCATAGGAGCGCCAGGAACAATAAGAACCGTAGACCAAAAGTCTGCAAGTGCTTGAGCAAATTCTGTGACCGAGGTGCTATATGATCTCATGAATGCTTCGATTATACCTGGATCATGAGCAGGTTCGTGTGTAGCACCTAAAACTTCTCCAGAATAGGAATATATATCATATGCACTAGCAAACGCAGACGGATAATCTCCAAACGCTGGCAATATAAAATCTCCATCATAAAGAGGTAAAAAGCTGTCACTGAGAGAAACTTTTCTCTTCATAAATGCATCAAATTCACTAGGGAAAATATTTGGATCTAGCATTATTGATTCTTATTGACTTTAGAATAGACAATATTCCCAGGAGCAGCTGTACCTGGATTAAAAGGTCCTGTTGGTGCAGTTGAAGCCGGGGATGTAGGAAACCCTAGATTACCAATATGTGTATGTGCATTGAGCCACGGTACTAATTCATTATTGATCCAATTAGATAATTTGTCACCAAGCACAGAAGGTTCAACAGCATCATCTTCGCCAAGTTGAATAATTGGTGCACGTAGGACAGCAGCCCCTTCTACATCAACTGTACTGGTCTTATCAATGTTTATCTTGTTATCACCTTTAATAACCAGATCATGATTGCCACCAATGAACCCAGTAGAATCACCGTCAATACAGAAATAATTAGCACCGGCAATGATAGTATAATGATCACGGACAATTTTGAGTACCTGAGTACCGTCCGGGTGAATTTCTTTAAACGTGCCAGAAGTGTGATATTCATGAAGTCTCTCCGAGCCTGGTGTGTCATCAACTTCATGAATGTGACCCGAAGTTGATTCCGATACGTGATTATTGGGATATTCTGCATTGTACGGAGTTTCTGGTTCATTCCATGAGCCAGATGTTGTTTCCACATCAGTTCTAATCCCGTCTTTCTTTTTTTGTACTACTGTTTGATCTATATGCTCATTTCTTGACAACCGATTAACATCAGACTCATCAACAAAAATCGGATAGACACCACTTGGATCATTGAATCCTAGATCAGTCATCGATGACTGTGTTGGTTTACCTGTAATAGACCCAAGTACAAAACCGTCTTGAAGTTCTCTGTTGAGAAAGTATCCAAATACAGTTGAACCTGTAACATACCCAGTAGGACTTTGACCTACACCTGAAGTACCTGCGGAATTTGAGACGACTGTAGAGAACCATCTAAGAGTCTCGGATGGAATAAAAGCTTTGTTTTCTGTGTGATAGCCGTAGCATCGCACTCTAACTCTGCCTAACTTCTCTGGATCATTAAGATCTTCGACGACCCCAAAAAATGGCAAAAAGACATCAAATTGAATCATAGGTCTTCATAAGCCTCTTTCTGTATCATGATTGTCTGTGTGTATTTTTCTTGTTGAGATATCTGGTGATGAATATTGCTAATTAGAAATTTACCAGATAGTCGATCACCTGTCTCTTCTTGATCTTTATTCCAGATTGGTAGATTAATATCAACACATTGTCCACATCTTAAAAATGAATCACCAAAAATAGTCAATTCTGCTCGAATCATATTCAATTCTATTTTTGAGTTGAGACCCTTAGAAATCTCTGAATGTAATAATTTAGAATTTTGACCATAAGCCAAAGAAGTTTTATTTTCTAGAGAAACATCAATGTCTTTTTTGAACGGATATTGACCAAGACTCTTTGTTTCATCATATTCTTTAGATCTATCATATTTGAATGACGACATTGTTTTTGTGAATAGATCAAATTTATGAAATGTTGCACCATGTTGACCTTCCATCAACCGATCAAGATAAGAATTCTCTTCAAGTAATTTTAGGTCTTGAATATTAGAAAATGCTTCTTGAGCTCTTTGGTCTACGTCATCATATAAGCCTTTATTCCTAGACTTATACTCACTCACAGATTCTTGTTGGTACAGTTTCGTAATTGGCTTGAAATTGTATTGCAAATTATCTTCAAAGAAAACATAGCCAATATCACCTGCTTTGCTGTATGAATGTTTTGATAGGATAGAAATAACTTCCAGTGGCTTCAATGCACCAAAGACATATGATTCAACAGATTTTGTTTCTTCGAGTTCAAGAAGTTTATCTTCTTCTTTTAGAGTAGTATCAAAAATCTTCTTTGTAATAGCAGATGGTGTTTCATTAAATGATTTCTGAACATGGAGCTTTTGTGATGTGATTGCTAGTTCAGAGATGAAATAGATCGAATAGCCTGATGCATGTTCAGTCAATCTGTGTTTTTCTGATATTTTATAGACAACACCTCGATATACAATAGGATTCGCTTCATTGCCCTGAGTATGGAACTCAAGTTCTATATATTCTTGTCCATATAGAGGCAAAAAATCTGGAAGATTATATGTATCAAGAATAGAAATTGCACCATTCATGGTCTGTTCAAAGATAGATTCAAACAGATCTATTTGAACAAATGCATAAGATAAGTCTAACTCTTTTTGATCATCACCCTGGTCTTTATAAAGCAGAGTCGCCCTATTTAGAGTAAACTGTCCGTTGCCTGTATACTTGCTCATTTGCTGATAAGCCTATTATGTTCTCTTACCAATTCAGTAACTGCTTCAGGTGTTGGTATCTTGATCTTTCTCTTTGCATCATTCTTCTCTATTTCATAGCCGAAGTGCGTAATCACTGCCTTGTCATAGATAGGCCAAGTATCATCGACAACAGCACCAGTCTCAATAGATTCAAAATGTCTTACTTCATAAGGATCAGTGTAGACTCGGTTGACCATCTCGTTTAGTGAAACTTGATCCATTGGCCAGTCATTATCAATATCATAGATATCATTAAAGATCATAATAATCCAATACAGATCAGCATCATCATACATTCTGTCTGCTAAGACAATGGGAGTTTCTCCATCCTGAATATAATGTTCAATGTAGAAAGCAGGGTTGTTTTTAATGTTCTCAGAGAAGCCCGTTCGTCTTGTGATATCCATCAGATCAAAGACTTTACCATTGATCTCATAATCCTTGACTACTGGAAACTTTGTAAAATAGGCCATGATTAATACCCTTTCCTGTGGGATTCTTTTGTTAGAATCTCAAGCTCTGTAAACTCTAGAGTCAATTCGGTAGCAAATGGAGCACCGTCGCTATGCGCTGCATATTGCCCCTCTGGACTATAATTCACGTTCATGTTCGTGAGTGCACATGTAGAGATTTTGAATAACCAATCATTCTCACCTTCACGTGTTAGAAATTGTATATCAAACTCAGAAGGAAAGATCATATAGTTTGTTTGACCACCATATTTGAATTCTGGGGCTCGGTGAAACTTAAATTCATCAACAATAGCTTTAACTGATCTTTGTTCTCTTTCATTCCTTGGAATCATTTTGAACGTAAATGAGAATGTTCTATTCTGGACACCGTTAAACAGAACTTCCATATATGGGTTGGCAATTGTTGATGTGGCTGTCTTTCTTAGAGTCTCAAAGTTCAGCGGAGTAATAGCCTGTACTGCCGATGCAGCTGTCCGAACGGCACTTTCTTTGAGAGTATTTTTGACTATGTTCCATGCATTCTTTGCATCATACCAAGAGTCAATATTCATCAAGCCATTAACCGCATCAGTTGCAGAACCAAGTATACCAAGTTCTTCTTGTCCCCAGTCTGCTGAATATGATGTCTGAACCTGAGGTGGCATATAAAGGTCAATAGATGTTGTTGTCCTGACATAATTGCCAGAGAATCTATTTGCTACAGTAGCGCCAGCTCTTTCTTTTCTGTATGTTGATGTTGCAAGAGAACCATCTTTATTACGTGCTTTCTTATATTGACCTTTGCCATCACCAAGGTATTTTGAACCCGAAGGAAGATTAATATTAAACCGCATAATATTAGCCGTGCCTTCCTGAAGTAGATTCTCTGGAAACATCAGAAGTTTCTGTGATCTTTTGCTCGTTGTTAGTTTTTCTTGTAATTGTTGAGCTTTGGTTGTAGTAGACATTACTCTGTACCTAACGTTTAATAAAACTATTTACTCTAAATCATAGCAGCTTATTAGATCATTACCATTTGATGATTTTAAAATATTTCATTTTCTGTCATGATCATGAAGGTCCATCCCTTTGATTCACAGTAAGCTCTGGCATATTTCCATTTTGCTTGATTTATTTCAAACGTGAGAGCTTCTTTTAAGAATCGCGACTTCTTTTTACCGCGTGCGGTTGGTGGCTTAGTTTCTTTCTTTGGTTTAACTTCAATGAGAGTAATTTTATTACTACCGTCTTTATCTTTAGTAACGATAAGAAAGTCTACGTAGTATCGATGATATCTGCCATCCTTCGGAGACAAATATTGTATCACGACCTCCTCGGAATTCCAACCAAGTATCGATGATGATAAATCAAAATGATTCATCACCTTCTTCTCCCAACTGGATCTGAATTCAATTTTATCTGGATCACCTAAGTACTTCTTAGGATTACGAGGTTTAAATTTACCTTGATAGTAACGTCTGGCCATTTTAAAATACACATCTGGTGACTGTATTTTAATTTATGAAGTGAAGATGAGGTGAGGTTATGTTTCCGCGAACACAACGCTAGTTTAACTAAATTCATTTCAAACATCCAATAAATTAAATTAGGAATAATATGAAAGATCGTATATACATGAACATCGCACAAGAGCTATCACACTTGAGCAAATGTCAGTTTATGAAAGTAGCAGCTATCGCTGTGGACGATAGTGGTCGGATCAAAGCTACCGGTGTTAATGGTACTGTGTCCGGTATGGTTAATTGCTGCGACATGCATTTTGATACTAGAGATGATCATAAGCTGTGGTCTGATGACTATGAACTCCATGCAGAGATGAACATGATTGAAGATCTGGCTCGCAGCGGATACATGCCATCTACGTTGACTATCTACGTGACTCACAGTCCGTGCAGAAATTGCTTGAAACATTTGGTTGGTTTAGTTAGACTGAAAGGGTTAGCACAGGTACATATTGATAAAATAGTGTATGGTGAGCTGTATCATCGATTGACAATAGACGATGTGAGTGACATGAAGAATTACTGCAGTCGTTTAGGTGTCAGGTTAGAATCTATTCAGGAGAGTGAGCGTGAGTTTCAATCGTAAACAACGAGACCGTCAGAAGACCAACAACCTCGTTGCTAAGCATGATCATAACCGTGGTGGCTTCCATGATAAATCGTATAAACAACGTCGCGGCAACATCAGAGCGGATCTATCCAAGCTGTCTACAGAAGATCCTCAACTCTGGGAAGAGATTGAAGAGGAATACAATCATGAGTAAGTCACTGTTCAAGAGCCTGATCTCTACCCTGGTTGTAGATTTTCTAGGATGGGTCACGTTGATTCTCCCGTTTGCTGCTGTATATGCAGTTGGTCCTTATCACGATGTAGCTACATGGTACACGTATATTGCCTATGCAGCTATGACTCTGTATGGTCTGCTGTACATGGGTGGTTCTATTCGATGTGAAGGTGCGGTAGCTCGTTCTGTTCTGATCGACCTCAAGCATAATGATCGCTGGTATTCTTATATTCCGGTAATGGTGGTAATTGCAGCATCTATTAATGCCTACATACATGCACACTATCTCATAGGCACCGTCATTATACTACCCATGATCATCGTGTTTATTTCTCGTCGAATTCTAACGTTCAAAGCTAACAAGGTTTAACATGAAACTTAATACCAGAACACATAAAACGAACATCACCCTGCCGGAGGTCTTTGAACTGGCTAATAAAAGTGAGAACAAAGATCATAAGATGCAAATCCTGAAATCATTTTCTCATCTCCGTCACGTGAAATGGCTCGTCAATACCATGTATAACCGCGACTTCAGTAAGATGTTCGTACCGAGGTATAAACCCAATCAATACCCTCCAGATCTATGCGGTAATATCTGGACTCAAGTTCCTCGCATTATAGCAGCCTTCAACGCCTTTGATCGTGGTGATCATGACAAATACGATCGTCAATTAACTCTAGCACTTGAAACTTTGTCCGCAGACGAAGCTGCTCTGATTTGTAAGATGATTGAAGGTAAGAAGGTGGAGGGCATCAGCAAGAAGATGTGGAAGGATATCTACCCTGAGTTTTTTCGTACAGCGGAAACATCAGATGAAGATTCAACTCAACCAACTTCTGCTGAAGGTTAAGCGACACTATGCCCCAATACTCCTATCGTTGTCGCTCATGTTCACACGAGTTCGACGAAATCCACACCGTTAGTGATCGCAAGATACCAGAAGAGAAGCCGTGCCCGGGTTGCGGTCAATCTGAAATCTATCAAAAGATTGGAACACCAGTCATCGGCTACTCTGTTGCACCCGGTCTCAAGACTACAGATAATTTCAACAGTCGATTGAAGGAGATCAAGAAGCGATCCGGGCGTGATAACACCGTAGGAAATGCCATCCGATGATAGACTGGAACGAACTTGCACGTGTAGATCTTAAGGCCTGTTGTGAGTTTCGTTCTGAGCGCTTTCATCGATTGGTGAATGAAATGTGACGTGATATCGTGAAGGATCCTGACCGTGATAACCAAGAGATACGGTCATTGTGGTACAATATGTGTCAAGGTAATCCTTTGGTCAAGCGCGAGTTTCTCATGTTCATTGTTCAGACTCGATCTCGATATGAGCAGCGACCAATCGACTATAAGGATGTCCTCAGATACATGACGTATATGTCTGAAATGGAGCTCAAAGAGGCTGAAGAAATAAAGAAGCATTCTACTAAATATCATTAGGGGAGGGTGATCCTGCTCTCCTTTTCTTCAAGCGACAAAGGAAATCCCAATGTCAAAGAACGCCAGACTGAAGCGGGAAGCTAAGAAATTCCAAGGATGTGAAGTCAAGCCTACTGATGTTTTAGATTACGAACGCGAAAAGAACAAACTCGTCCCTCTCACAGAAACCCAACGTCAATATATCTCCTCTCTTTCTCACGATGATCTTGTTATTGGATACGGCGCTGCCGGTGGTGGCAAGACCTATATCGCCTCACGAATCGCTGCTCAGATTTACAACACCAACAAGACCATCAAACAGATCATTCTCACCAGACCTAATGTCGAGACTGGTGAGAAGATGGGATACCTGCCGGGTGAGCTCCACGAGAAGTACGCACCATATCTGGTACCGTTTGAGAAAGGCTTAAAAGAGGAGCTGGGACTGAAGTATGAGAATGACCTGTACAAGCGTATCCTTCCTAAACCTCTGGCGTATATGCGCGGTGAAACATTCGATGACGCGATAATTCTTCTTGATGAGACTCAGAACACTACGATTGCTCAAGTTAAGATGTTCCTGACGCGGGTTGGCACTAACAGTCGTATGTTCATCACCGGTGACGAGAAACAGTCGGATATCCGGGGAGAGAATGGTCTCCAATGGCTTTTGCGTCAGGTGGTGAGTCAGAATCTACCATACGAGATTGTGCAATTCAAAGATAGTGATTGTGTGCGGTCAGGTCTATGTAGAAATATGTTGAAGATGATCGAAAACGAACTATAATAGAGAGATTGAAATGAAATCATTCAAACAATATATCAACGAAAAAGCAGAAACTGATTCTGCATACGAAGCTTTCTTCCAGAAGAAACTCAAACAATGGAACGTAGATTCACCAGAAGAACTGTCTGATGAGAAGCAGAAAGAGTTCTTCGATGAAGTAGATAAGGAATGGAAAGCAGATAATGAATCTGACTAACCATAAATAGAGTTAACCGCAACGACCTTTCCCCATGGGGTCAAGCGGACGTGCCCTCCGTTCATTCGACAGCTCGGAGGGTTTTTTATGTCCCTCCTCTTTAACTTTCCAAATTAATACATATATACATTGTATAGAGTAAAAAGGTGTTCTACCGGGTTAACCTTGGTTTGGCAGCCGAAATCAAACCCACTGTGCAAGATCGTGTGTCTAATGGATTAGATGAATCGAAGGACTTGCTTCAAAATAAAGTGCAGGCTCTGTCCTACCCTGACAACCTGCGACCTCGGAAATGGAACCGAATGTCCTCGAAAGCAGATGACGGTGAATAAGACACACCAATCGTAGCCTGAATCTGACCGTGCGGGGCATCTAACTTAAGGCACGGGGATGACTTGACTTACGTCGAACGGTCAAGAGGATCAGAATAGCCATTGCGTCCGTGGGGAACCAGAGCATCCAGACCGAATGATTGGGCGGTTTCGGAATACAAGAGCACGATGGGGATATCCCGCTGTCAACACAGAGTGCTTCTTTTGTATCCGAGGGATGTAATGGGAGGGTCCGTGCCTTCCTAATCCGTAACACGTATAATCACTCTCATGTCTATTAAATTCAAAACCTTTGCACAAGCTGGTGAACACTTCGATGAAGTTGAAGTCATTGAAGGCACACCTCGTCTGTACCAGACTCCGTATGGCTCATTTCCGTCTGTCACCTCCATCCTATCCGTCTTAACTGATCCTAATGACAACGGACTGGAGAATTGGCGCAAGCGTATCGGGTACGAAGAAGCCGATCGCATTACCAAAGAGGCGTCCGATCGAGGTAACGCACTTCACGATTACAATGAGAAGTACCTACTGAATGAATTGAAGCGCTCGGAACTCAAAGGACAGGCTAAAATACTGTTCAACAGAGTCAAGCGATACCTCGATGAAGTAGAACTGACCATTGCCACAGAAGTTCCGCTGTGGAACATCAATGACCAGTATGCCGGACGAGTAGATGCTATTGTCATGATGGATGGTCACCTCACTATCCTAGATCATAAGAACTCCAGGCGCCCTATCGACATCAATACTAAGTTTGGTAGACGCAAATGCCTGAAATACCAAATTCAGACATGTGCATATGGTCGCGCTCTGTATGAAATGAGAGGATGGAGAGCCACCAAAGGTTGCCTCATCGTAGGTAATCATCTAACATCTACAGCAGACAAGTTCTTCTTTGACCTAGAGCCTCTAGAAGCTGAGTTGGATCTGGTGGTTGAAGCATATCATCGAAACTCAGATGCCATAAATAGAAGCATGTATTTTCAACTGTAGAGATTTAAAATGAAAACATTCAGAGAATATATCGCAGAGGCGAGTGACAAGCTCCTTCGAGCCTTTGAGAAAGAGGTTATTAAGGTTGTTGGTGAGCGTAAGCAGGTTCGATTCAAAGAACTGATGGAGCTTCTTGGGCTGCATGATAATTCATGGGGACAGAAAACAACTGAGGATCTTCTCGATCATCTTCAGAAGATGTTGGATGATGGGACTATCGTTCATGAAGGCCGGTACATCAAATTAGGTACGAAATGAAACAGTTCGACCAGGATTACAACGAGATTAGAAAAGAGGCTAAAATGAAATCATTTAAAGAATATTTAGTAGAAGCTAAAGAAAAAGAGGTTCAGATTAAATTTAGTGGTCCCGCTACTGAAGATGTGGTGGACGATTTCTTGTCTAGTGCAAAAGAAAAGGGACTTGATATTGAGCTAGAAAAGGCTGATGAAGGGGTCAGTTTATCTACGCTATAGTTAAGAAGGGCTCTATTGCTGCAATCAAGAAAATGCCACTTGTAACTGGGGTAGTTAGTCTATGAAAACATTTAAGCAATACCTGACTGAAGCGAAGATCTCGATCAAAAATGACCGTGATCTGGTCAAAGCACTTTATGATATTGAAGCTAATGCAACAGGTAAGGGCAAGACTCTGGCTATACAAGCTGCTGAATATATCGAAGACAATGAACTGGATCAGAAGGCAGCTAAGATGATCAATGCAATGTCTACTGCTCTCGGCTCACGTTTTAGTCAAAATGCTTTGGTTGATGCAATTGAAGATTACGTAGAGGAGAACATGTAACTATCGCAAGGCTTGATCTGCACCAAGGATGGTGCTATACTGTAAGTTGAATTGACAAGGAGACTACATCATGAACGATCACATCAGTAAGACTCACATTCCAGATATCGCTAAAACATACGCCGATCTATTGAAAGTGTATGACGGCAAGCACACCCCGTACAATCCCGCCAGAAAGCTAAAAGAGCTGCAGGACAGACACGGCTTCACTTTGTGTGATGAAACAGAAATAAACCTGGTAGATGCTGCCTGGAGATTGGAACACCATCGTCGTCGGCTTTCAGCGCAGGAGAAGATTAATGCCTCTTCTAACAAGTGATAACAAAATCGATTTGATTTTCGGTGAGAAAGATCTGGTGCTTAATCTGAGCGTCAAGCCATACACGCACAAGAAGAACGAGGTACATGAATTTGTACCGTGCAAAACCGTTCAATGCTATGAGAATCTGAATGGAGCTCAAACCGGCGATGCCCCGCAATTTGAGAAAGGACCAGCCGAGATAAATCTCTCATTCACTGACAATCAAGCCATTGATCGTATGATTGATCTTTTGACAGAATTAAGAGATTCTTCTATCTCAGCATCTGACACAGACGAGGAGTAACATGTCTTCTTACCAACAATATAAGAAGCTATCAGAAGTAGAACACGTTCTTGAGCGCAGCGGTATGTACATCGGGAATACCGCTAACCAGACAGAGATGGTTTCTGTACCAGTAGATGGTAAGATGGTAGAGAAGGAACTGACATACTCACCGGCGCTGCTCAAGCTGTTTGATGAGATCGTGAGCAACAGCGTGGATGAGCATATTCGATCTGGCAAGGTGACGCGTATTGACGTAGATCTGTACCCGATGACTGGTGAAATCAAGGTCAGAGATAATGGTGGCATTCCCGTTGTTAAGCATCCGGAATACGATCAATACATCCCATCCATGATTTTCGGAGAACTGCGCACAGGTTCAAACTTCAGCAACGATGAGCGTTATTCAGCCGGGCTCAACGGACTGGGGAGCAAGCTGGTCTCTATTTTCAGCACTGAGTTCAACGTGCAGACCTCCGATGGCAAAAATCAATTGCTTCAGCGGTTTGAGAATAACCTGGGTGTTAAACACAAGCCGATTATCACTGAAAGTACATCTCACGGTACAGAGATCTCATTCACTCCAGACTATGAACGATTGAACTGTGAGCTTGATGAAGACAACATCCGGCGATTGGAAAAGCGTGTGTATGACGTTGCCGGGTGCAATCCTAAGATCAAAGTGTTTCTCAATGGCAGTTTGATCCGCTGCAACAAGTTCTATGACTACATGTCCATGTATAGTGATAATGTGGTGGACGACAGCAACGACGATTGGCATATTGGTGTATCTGCGTCTGATGACGATACGTTCAAACACATATCATTTGTGAATGGTGTAGATACGTTCAACGGCGGTACACACGTAGACTATATTGCCAATCAGATTACTGCCAAGCTCCGAGCTTATATCAAGAAGAAGCACAAGATTGATGTCAAACCGAATAACATTAAGCAGCAGATGATGTTGTTTGTGAATTGTCGAATCAATGCACCTACCTTCACGTCACAGACCAAAGAGTTCATGTCTACAGAAGTGAAGGATTTCGGCACGGAGTTCGAAGTAACCGATCGATTCATCAGCAAACTGGTCAAGTCTGATGTAGTGGAAAAGGTATTGAATTGGGCTCAGGCTCAGCAAAGACAGAAAGAACTAGCCGCGCTCAAGCGTCTGGAGAAGAAAAAGAAAGTTCACAAATCCGACAAATACTTTCCCGCCACCAAAGAGAAGAAGATTCTCATTGCCGGTGAAGGTCAATCAGCTCTCGGCGGTCTAATACCATCACTAGGGCGTGAGAACATTGGGTACTATGAGCTTAAAGGTAAGCCGCTCAATTGCATGAACGCGTCAGTCTCCAAGTTTAAAGACAATAAAGAACTAGCTGAACTCTACGCGATCCTGAACACCGAAGGATATGAATATTTCATTGTAGGCACAGACGCCGACCTCGATGGGAATCATATCCGTTTACTCCTAGCCTCATTCATCATACAATACGTACCAGAGATGAAAGAGCGCTTTGGCTTTCTAGACACGCCAGTCATGGTGGTTAAAAAAGGCAATGATATTGTTCGCTGGTCATACAGCCTGCGGTCTCAGCCTAAAGTTAATCGAGGTGAGACGCTGCAATACTATAAAGGACTGGGCACCTGGGACTTCCGTGATCTGAAATACATTGTTAAACAGGATGGTATTGAAACTATGATCAAGCTGTTTGATCTCAGTGACGTAGAGCCATACCTGGACTGGTTGAAAGACGATCGAGTGAATACTCGCAAAGATCAGTTGTCTAATCACACATTCAGCATCGTAGGTTTGTAACATGTTTAAGACTGTATCTCCTGAAGATTTCATTGAAGCGTTCCGCGACTATCCGTCCTATGACAACGTAAGAAAGATTGCATCTGTTGTGGATGGGCTGAAGAACTCCAGTCGCAAGGTCATCTACTACTGCTTGAAACATAACATCACCAAACCCATCAAGACATCTCAGATCAAGTCTCAGATTGAAAATGAGACTCAATACTTGCACGGGGATATTACCGGGGTCGTTGAATCATTGGCTAAGAACTATGTGGGTTCTAACAACATGAATCTGCTGGAGCCTCATGGCAACTTCGGTACAGCTCTGGTCAAGGAATCATCAGCGTCACGATACACATTCACCAGACCATCACCTGATCTGTATCGACTGTTCGATAAGGATGATCTTGAAATTCTGGAGCGCCAATACTTCGAGGGTGATGAGATTGAACCCGTGTATCTCATGCCTCAGCTGCCTCTTTTGTTGATCAATGGATCTGAAGGTATATCCTCAGGTTTTGCCCAGCGCATCCTAGGTCGCAATCCAGAAGAGATTGAACAGGCGGTCAAGGACAAGCTCAAACCACAGAATAAGAAGACTTCAAAGTATAACGGAGTTCCGTGCTTTGTGGGCTTCAACGGAACAATTGAACCTGGTGATAATCACAAGCAATGGATCATCAAAGGCTCTGTTCAAAGAGTCAATACTACTACTGTCAACATCACAGCCGTGCCACCGTCATATGATCTAGCCGGTTATCTCAAAGTGTTGGATAAACTTGAAGATGACGGCACTATCAAAGGGTACGAGGACAACTCAGAGCTGGACTTTAACTTTACGGTGAGTTTCACTAGAGAGAAGCTCAAGTCGCTGAAGACGGACGATGACATCTTAAAATGCTTGAAGCTTACTAAGACAGTAACAGAAAACTACACGGTTCAGAATGAAAACAATCGAGTGGTAGAGTTTGAATCTGTTGATGAAATACTGGACTATTTTATTGACATTCGATTGAAGTTCCTGAGTCGTAAGATTCAGCATCAGATCGATATCATTAGCGAACACATGAACCTGCTGCAATGGAAACGCAACTTCATTCAGAAGGTTATGGATGATGAGCTGATAATCAGTCGACGTAAGAAGACAGATATTGTCAAGGATCTAGATGCTTTAGAGGATATAGGACTGGTAGATAGCAGTTACGACTACCTGTTGAACATGAGCCTGATGACCATGACTCATGAGCGAATTAAGAAACTGGATCAGGAGATCAAACAAGTTGAGAAGAGCTTGAACTATTATCAAAAGGTAACACCGTCCAAGCTCTATCTAGATCAGTTGAATCAGTCGTCTTTCTTCTGATACTTCTCTGAGGCTTCAAGCTTGAACTTCAACAGATCTTCAGACAGTCCATGCAACTTGTCTTTAGTGTGTTCAAGCTTGATGTCCTGATCGTAGTCCTTGGCCTTGAGCGCGGAGACTTCTTGAGCGACATACTCTTTAAGTTCAGTGGAGTTTGATTCCAGTCGAGTGTATATTTTATCAATGCGTTCGTCTATGTGTACTACCAGATTCTTGATATCTTCTCTGGTGTCTTTGCTGTTTTGCTGAAACAAACTCTTGATATCTTGAATGGAGGTAGATGTGGTATTATCAATTCGATTGACGCTTTGTCTCGTGTAATAGACAGCACCGCCGGCGATAATAGAGGCAAGGCCGCCCAGTCCCAGGAGAAACGTTATCACTTCAGGAGTTTCTGGCATATCAGATCCGTTTATTATTGTTTTAAGGTTAGTAAAGGTATGACTCTATTTATTCATTCGGAGGTTGATGGTGTTAAAGCCTGACTACCAGATAGATATGAACTGGTTGCACACCATCTCGCATGATCTAGACAGGTTCAAGTCTACGTCTATGAGTGGTAAGACGTTCATTGCACGGTGTCCCTATTGTGGTGATTCTCAGAAGTCTAAGAGAAAGGCACGACTGTACTTCTACACCAAGGGTCAATCGTTAAACTTTGACTGTAAGAATTGCGGAGTTCACGGTTCATTCTGGACGTTTATGAATGATCAATTTCCACAGCACTTCGATCAGTACAAGAAAGAGCAGATGCTCAAACGACTGGAGACTGGTTCTAAGACGTATAGGCGTAAGACCTATAGCAGCACTAAGCCTGTACAAAGAAAACAGGAGAGCGCTGAGGAGACAAAGGCTCTCAAAGGATGCATCAGTCTGTCTGAGGTGAGTAATGATCATCCAGCTGTTCAATATCTAGTTGATCGCGGCTTTGAACGTGACATGATCGATCGTCTGTTATATTCAGAGGATTTCTATGTCACAGCTGAATCTATCAACCATGAGCCACTCTCACCTAACTTCCCATCTGAACCTCGTATTGTTATACCGTTCTACAACATCAACGGTGATATAGAGATGATTCAAGGTCGCAGCTTGGATCAGAATTCAAAACTGCGTTATATCTCCATCAAGACTCACGAAGATGTAGACAAGATATTTGGCAAGGATCATGTTGACTGGAGCCGAACGGTATATTGCGTGGAGGGTCCATTAGACTCCCTGTTTGTAGATAATTGCATTGCTACATGTGACTCGTCATTGATGCGATCGGATGCAGATGTTCTGATATGGGATGATCAACCAAGATCAAAGGAAATTTGCGATCTGATGGAGCAGGCTATAGACAATAACCGATCGGTGGTTATATGGCCGGTGTCCACAGACACCAAACTTGATATCAATGACATGATTCAAATGGGTATAAACAGAGAAGAACTGATGGAAATCATACGACAGAGAACATTTAAGGGACTTCGAGCACGACTGGAGTTCAATCGTTGGAGGAAGGTGTAGAGTGTTAAACGACGATAGCATTAAGATAGAGGTTCTTCGATTGGTGAATGACGGGTTGTCATTCCGTCAAATCGAAGAAAGACTGGGTGTATCGAGATCAGCTGCCAACAGATTCGTTAACAAACAATCACATAAAGAGTGGTGGTCAAACAACGATAAGCCTATTGCGTATGGTCAGTTACACGATCACCATACGGATATACCAAGACTAGATAGTACGCGCTTCATCATCACATCCGCTCAAAACAACACCTATGTGCATGGCCGTTTCATGTCCTCGATTGAAACCATGGCCGATCATATTGGTGCTGAGATCATTGTAGGTACATTCAGCTATAACACCAACGGATTCCAAAACCTGGAGAAGACTGAAGGTGAGTGGTTTGATCCTCGTATTAAGCCCTACATTCTGGATCAGCCAGCACAACTGGCTAACGGACTCATGTGGTGTGGTGAATTGAACATTCTACCCACGGCTGTCAATCCACTGTCCGGGCTTCAATCATATACCAAGAGCTCTTCTGGTATCATTCCACATGCCAAGGTTCAGCTTGAAAGCCTACCCACTCACAAGTATACCCCGGTGCGTATGTTGTATACTACCGGTGCAGTGACTCAGCGAAACTACATTCAGAAGAAGGCCGGTCAGAAAGCATCGTTTCACCACGTATTCGGAGCCTTGGTTGTAGAGATAGACGAGGATGGCGATTGGTTTGTGCGACAGTTGATTGCAGACTCTGATAGCGGTGAATTCTATGACTTGAATCTGAAATATACCCCAGATGGTGTGATAGAAATACCAGATGCTGTAGAGGCTATCAACTGGGGTGACGTGCACGTTGAAAAACTGGATGAGATGGCAGCTAATGCTTCGTTCTTTGACGATAACAGCATGCTCAAAGTATTGAATCCACGATATCAACTGATACACGATGTACTAGACTTCGAGGCTCGCAATCACCACAACATCAAAGATCCATATTTTCGATTCCAGAAGCATATCCACGGTAAGGACTCGGTGAGACAGAACGTGCAAGAGGTTGCTTCGTTCTTAGAACAGATCAATATTGGTCGATCGCACGTAGTAGTGGTCGAGAGTAATCACGATCTGGCTCTTCGCCGGTGGTTGAAAGAAGCTGATTACAAAACAGACCCAGAAAACGCAATCTTCTTCCTAGAGAATCAATTGAAAATCTATCAAGAGATTGAGAAAGGTAACCGTGATTTCTCGATCTTTGGTTATGCAGTGCTTCAAGAAAAACCATCTCTTCACTCGGTAACCTTCCTAACCACAGATGAATCATTCAGAATATGTGATGAGGATGGCAATGGCATTGAATGCGGTCAGCATGGACATAATGGTAATAACGGAGCGCGAGGTTCTGTTCGATCGTTTCAGGTACAAGGTGCACGATATAACGTAGGTCATACACACTCAGCTACTATAAAGGATGGTGTTTATATTGCAGGTGTATTAGGACGACTAGATATGGGCTATAATGTAGGAGGCAGCAGTTGGAGCCACTCAAACATCATTACCTACAAGAATGGTAAACGTACTATTGTAACTATCAAAAACGGTAAGTGGAGAGCTTAATGAATAGATTATTTCGAAATCCTGTAGAGCAGCGTTCATTCCCATCTGGAGCTGTCCATAACTTCTACATCTATGGTCCTGTATCGGATGATATTAACGAATATGTAGACATGATCACGATCCTGGATATTGCTGAAGAGCACGATCGAGTCAACATATTCCTCAACACCCCCGGCGGTGCTCTAGATACGGCTATTTCTTTGATTCACGCTATCATGCGCTCTCGTGCACAGGTAGTGACTCACGCCGATGGAATGGTAGCTTCAGCTGGAACCTTGCTGTTCTTCGCTGCCAGTACCTATGTGATCTATCCCTATGCTACTTTCATGTTTCATGATGGTGCCATGGGCATTCAAGGTAAGATCAATGAGAGTATGAAGAACATTGCATCAACGTCTCAACTGATTGAACGACTGGCGCGCGATCTCTATATGCCGACCTTCTCTGAAGATGAAGTGATTGACATTCTGGAAGGTCGTGACTATTACTGTGACTCTGACGAGATGCTCGAGCGTATTCAGGCGGCGGTGGTTGAGTCTGACAGCGAAGAGGAGCTTGAACCTGAACTTGAACTACAAACTGTTCAACGAGATTACAGCGATGTTGAATTTGAAGTTGGTGATCGAGTACAAGTCATCGATTCAAAACTGAAATCTTACAACTCCGAGGGTACAGTAACCTTCGTTCACGTTGGTGGTATGATTGAAGTAAAACTGGACAAAGGAAACTCAATTACTATCGGTGATGAGAAACTCAGAAGACTCGACTGAGTTTAAATTTACCTCCAGATAAGTAAGTTGGCACAACAAACCTATCTGGAGGTAACATGCTGAAAACCGAAGTAATATGCGAGTCTTGTGATGCACATTTTGTTGTAGTGTCACAGGAAGATCAACCGTCATTCTGTCCTTTCTGTCAGGCAATCCTTGCTGATACAGACGAGGAAGAAAACTAATGTTCTTCTAATGCAAACCACCCGATATACTGGGTGGTTTGCTTTTTTATTGCTCTCTTTATAGATAAACTAGATAGCATAATAGGCTTGCCATTATTTTTGTATGAGTTTGCCATTGGTGTTATTGGTATATTATTTTCTTTGCATATTTTTGTAAAATTTCCGTGACATTTAAATATTAAGAAACCAAATGCATTGTAAATATTAATTATTTTTGCTTTTCCGTTGTTGGAACCTTTATTTTTATCTGTTTTGCCACAATTATCAAAATGCCACATATTCATAGCTCTTTCTTCGCCTTTGGTTTTACAGTGGGGACATGTGACTTCTTTATAATTTTCTTTTCTTTTTTGTCTCATTTTATTACGAGTTTCTTCTGATCGAATAATACCATAAGATGGACATAAATCTCCTTTCTTTCCATACATTGGATTATTCTCTCCGGATAATCTACCAGAATTCTTTTTACTTATTAATTCTTTAGTTTCTTGGCTGTGCTTTTTGCCGTAGAAGTGATTATTTTCACCTTTAGATAAGTCTGATATTTTTTGTTTATGTTCATCAGATAAAGATTTACCTTTCAAGTGATGTCCTTCTTTTTGTATACGCTCCCTCTGGCATATACTAAGTTTTTTCTTTATAATAGCATAATTCGAAGAATTTATAGCATATGTCCTTTCGTGGTTATCAGTTTTCATGTGCATCATATGAAAAGCAAACCACATGGATCTTCCATATGCTTTAGCTAACATCCAATGAGCAATATAATGTTGTCTGGGAGTAAGCTTAGCTAAATTCCAAGGGTGCAGTTTAAAAGACTTATATTCGGGCCAAAACTCTTTAGATTTAGGGCAAATATGATGTCTTTCTGTGTACTCTAATTCATTTAAATTCTCATTGATTATTTTACAATTTAGAATGAATTTAATATAACGAAGTAAATAGTGAGGATTATGATTAATACTCGATAGTATGTGATAAATATCATCTCTGGACATAATTTATCCTATCGTTGTGTCTAGAATAGCTAGTAGTTGTGACTTTGAATACTTTATTTACATATTTACTTAAGGTAATTTATGATAGAAACTTATTCGTTCGCTGGAATAGATTACTCCATGAGTTGTCCAAGCATCACCGTGGGGTCATCTGAAGATTTCTCCAAATGTCACACTTTCTTCTACCTGGACAAGAAAAAGATGGAAGGTAAGCATAAACATAACATCTATGGTATTATGCCCTTCCCATACGACCATGAGATGGAGCGATTTCATAACATAGCGCAATGGGCTATGTCTATTATGACCAGGTTTAAGGTGAAGGAAGTGTGTCTTGAGGGGTATGCCATGGGAGCCAAAGGAAGAATTTTCAACATCGCTGAGAACACCGCATTGTTGAAGCACCAGCTGTGGCTCAACCACATTAAATACCATACTCCATCACCGAACAGTGTAAAGAAATTTTATACTGGCAAAGGTAATGCAGGAAAGGATATAATGCACGACTCTTTTGTAAGTCGTACCGGAGTCGATCTCACCGTGGTGCTCAATCACTCATCTGACTCCAACCCTATTTCAGACATCGTAGACAGTCATGCTATGCTGTGCTATGGGATTCAACACTATTTCAACTAAAGGATAACTAATGAGCAATATTTCATCCGGCAAAAAGATGCTATCTCAGTCTAAGTTTTACATGGGGTACAGCCGATGGGATGATGTTCAATCGCGATATGAGACTTGGGAAGAGTCTGTAGATCGTGTTATGAACATGCATCGTCAAAAGTATAAAGATGTTATGACAGATGAGCTTGAAGCTCTGATCACGTTTGCCTCTGATGCATACAAGAGCAAAAGGGTATTGGGAGCTCAGCGTGCGCTTCAGTTCGGAGGTGATCAAATCTTCAAACACGAGGCGCGTTTATACAATTGTTCTACCTCTTACGTGGATCGTCCTCGATTCTTCCAAGAGTGTATGTATCTGCTTTTGTGTGGCTGTGGTGTAGGCTTCTCTGTACAGCATCACCACATTGCCAAACTACCTCCTATTAAGCACCGATATGCTAAGAAATCCAAAGTGTTTGTCATTCCAGACACTATTGAGGGATGGTCTGATGCATTTGGTGTCTTGATGAGTTCGTACATGGTTGGGGGCGGTGCATTCCCTGAATATGAAGGATGTCAGGTTCGCTTTGACTTCAGCAAGATCCGACCCAAAGGAGCTTATATCTCCGGTGGCTTCAAAGCACCGGGTCCTGATGGTCTGCGTAATGCGTTGAATCACTGTGAAGACTTGTTAGACCGTGAGGTGAGTGATGTTAAAGACTGCATCAACATTCGCCCCATTGTAGCCTATGACTTCACCATGCACATGGCTGATGCTGTATTGTCCGGGGGCGTTCGTCGGTCAGCTACTATCTGCGTCTTTTCTAAGGATGATGAAGAGATGTTGAATGCTAAAACCGGCGATTGGTTCGTCAGTAACCCACAGCGCGGTCGCTCTAACAACTCAGTCCTGTTGAAGCGTGACGAGGTTACACGCGAGGAATGGGCTCATATCATGGAGTCGGTGAAGCAGGTAGGTGAGCCTGGTTTCATCTTTACTGAGAGTCTGGAGCACATCTTCAACCCTTGTGTAGAAATTTCCATGCTTCCTGTCGTCGAAGAGACTGGTGAATCTGGTTTTCAGTTCTGTAACCTAAGCGAGATTAATGGAGGTCTTTGTAATACCAAAGAAGATCTGATGATTGCTGCCAAGGCAGGTTCCATTCTAGGCACACTTCAAGCAGGCTATACCAACTTCAAGTACCTAACTGATGCCACTAGAAGTATAACCGAACGTGAAGCTCTGATTGGAGTCTCGATCACCGGGTGGATGAACAATCCAGATGTGTTGTTTGATGAGCAGAACATGATTGACGGTGCTGAAGAAGTGAAGAAGTGGAACAGGATTACAACTGAGCTCATTGGAATCAACCCCGCCGCGCGCACAACTTGCTCGAAACCCGCAGGAAATGCGAGTGTAATTTTAGGCACAGCATCAGGTATTCACGGTGAGCATGCACCTATGTATTTCCGCAATGTTCAGATGAATGAACAAGACGATGTGCTTAAGGTGATCAGAGAGCAGAATCCAAAGCTGGTAGAAAAGTCTGTATGGAGTAATAACGGCACAGATTATGTCGTATCATTCCCAGTGATCACTCCTGAAGGTTCTATCTACAAACAGGATCTGATGGGTGTCAAGCAACTGGAATATGTGAAGAAGGCTCAGCAATTCTGGGTGAACTGTGGTACTAATGTAGAACTCTGTACTGATCCTACATTGAGAAATAATGTATCTAATACGATCACAGTAGATGACTGGGACGAAGTTGAGCAATACATCTTTGACAATCGAAATTACTTTGCTGGAATCAGTCTGCTATCTGCTTATGGTGACAAAGCCTATCCTCAGGCGCCATTCACTGAAGTGTTCGATGGTAAGCATATCATGGAGAAGTACGGTGAAGCTTCTATGTTCGCCTCGGGTCTGATTGTAGATGGTCTTAAGGCTTTCAATAACAATCTGTGGACGGCTTGTGATACTCTGCTTGGATTCGGTGAAACACTGGACCCTGAGTCATCTGAAGATTTGTTGAAGCGTGATTGGGTACGTCGTGCTGAGAAGTTTGCGCACAACTACTTTATGGATCGTGAGTACAACCTGGATAACGCCAGTGAGGTGGTTGAATATTACAATCGTGTTCGACTGATGACCGACTGTCTCAAAGATTGCTACAACTTCCACAAATGGAAGACCATCGAACGCACCATCCAAGACATTGACTTCTCAACTGTTCTGGACGAGAAAACGTTCGTAGAAGTAGCTACCATGGGAGCTCAGGCCTGCTCCGGTGGTGCCTGCGAGGTAAACTTCTGACACCTTGTATCAAGAAATGCAGCTTGAGTAATAATATGTGCTCAAGCTGCAACAGAACTCTGGATGAAATTAGACGGTGGTCATTAATGAATAGCGATCATAGAATGGAAGTCATGAATCAATTGAAGAATCAGGTATCCACTCACACCTGTCCTAAATGTCAGGGCATGGCTTATTGTGCTATGGAGGATGGCAAGTCTGGCTCGGCTTGTTGGTGCATGTCTGTTTCACCCAGAGAAATCAAACCAGATCAGACATCTTGTCTGTGTCGTCGTTGTCTAAGCGAGGAGAAATAATGGATAATCAACACAAGAAGATCAAAGGGTATCGTGATCTCTCACAGGAAGAGATCGATGCTATGAATGCTGTTAAGGCTGAGGGAGAGAGACTGAGACTGCTGATTGAGGAGTTACGCGATAATAGTGATCTCGATCAACGATGGGTTGACATTGCAGAGACTCATCTACAGCAAGGTATTATGGCTGCTGTACGCTCTATTGCTAAACCTGAATCGTTCTAAGGAGAAACTAATGTCTAAGTACATCATCTACGGAACCGCCAACTGCAGCTTCTGTGTTCGAGCCAAAGAACTATGTGAACGCACCGGTGTAGCTTATGAATACAAAGAGCTGAGATCTAAGGAAGATCTGGCTGAAATGCAGGAGAAGATCGGCGTTTCAACTCGCACCGTGCCACAGATCATTCGTATGGATGACGGTTTCGGTGAGCATATCGGAGGATATACCGAGCTGTCTCGTCTGCTATCCTAGTTGACCTCAGGGGTGATCGACCATATAATATGTGTATGGTTTGATCACTCACTAGGAGTCTACATTATGACAATCGCCAGATCTTTCTTCTCTCTCCTCAAAACCAACAACGGCTATTTCAAATCAGAAAAGCAGGCTTCTTTTCTTTTGGACCACTGCGGCGATGGAAAGGTGTTTGTTGTCAATGGCTCTATGTTCAACAACAGTTACAACTTCTTCTTTGAGTGTGACGACGAGGGTGTTGTTCGTGTAGAGAAGCATACCAGTAAGAAGATTGAAACTTACTGGGAGCGTGATCCTGATCATGATGCATTTATGAAAAGAGTTGAGGCTCAAGCTGAAGAAAAACGTCGTCGTGTATCTATTGCTCAGCGGTTCGAGCGCATTCGTATAATTGTCAATAACAAGAATGCCGACAGTACGGATCGCCTGCTGCGCATGATGAAAGGTAAAGAGGGAGACGACCTGGCCAAGTCTACCATGGCTTATTTGTCAATTGAAAACAAAATCAAAAAGCTTGATGGGCTAAGTGATGAACTTTTGGAAGAGATGAACAACTGGAATTAATATTCATCTCTTCCATCAGCTTACCAAGCCAAAACAGAGTTTTTATCAGAGAACCTACGATGTGTAGGTTCTTTGCTTTCACTGGAAGAACTTCCATTATATTGGTGATTATTCACATTGGTTTGATTACTAGATGGAGCAACAACTGTAGCACCAGAACCACCACTACGACCAAGCTGTGTCATCGCTTTATCCTCGGTCTGTTTAATATCATCAGAAATTCTATTGACAGCTCCGGTAGGATTAACAACCTCCTCAAGGGAGACATTATTTGGTCTAAAGATTCGTACGGAGTTTTTAGCATTCTCCTCAATGTCCATGGCCTGTTCTTCATCAGTCTTGTCACTAGGCCACCAGTCTGGCTTAATATCTTCAATTAGCCCGTCAATCCTTTCTTCAAGCCACCCAGAAATACTATCCCAGATCCATTTTGCCATCCCAATAATGTTCTCAGTAAAGTTGTCAAAGAATTCAAAATACTGTCTTGTCATGTCATCACGGTCTTTATCACCCATCAGATCCATATCAAATAAGTTTTTGGTCAACCAGTTAATTGGTTCCAATAGACCAGACAGGACATTACCAAGACCCACTTTGAGTCTGTCTTTCCAATCAATATCAGTCTCACCTAAGATCTCATTTGCCCGAAAGATACCATCAACAAAATCATAGATACCTTTAAATGCAGCTAGAACAACACCAAACTTTCCGAATTTTAGTAGCATAGTACCAGCGGTTTTTAGAAAGCCTAGAAGGCCTACAAACGGTGACATAAGCGATGTTCCTAGGCCCATTAAACCGCCCATCATATTAGAAAGAAACCCACCACCTTTACCTGGAGCCTTCTCAAGCGACATTCCACTACCAAATGTGGCATCCTTGTTCTCATAGACATTTTCAGCTGATGTGAGACCACCAAATGCTGATTCATCTTTGATAAACTGAAGTTCCTTGTTATTTGTATCATCAATCTTTTCTAATTGAGTATTGGTGGATTCTGTGTTTGATTCCAAAGAAGAAATCAGAGTATCATTATTAGAGTCTAGCCTTTCGAGAAGAAGTTGCTCACCTTCAGATGTTTCAATTGCTTGTTCCCCTGAAAGCTTATGATCTAATCTTTTTAACTCGTCTCTAATCTCTTCAAGTACCTGCCTGTAGATACCACGACGCCTTTGTGTAAGCTGTTTATGCTCTTCAGTTGCATTCTCCTTTTGCATCTCGTCTGTTTTGAGCTGCTCAAGAAGAAGCTGTTCTTGTTGCTCTAATCTTTCTTTTCTCTTTTGAGCCTCAAGCTTGTCTCTTTGTTTCTTTTCTTCGTTGGCTCTTTTTGATGATGTCATCAAGTCACGACCAATTTTGATCGAATAACCTAACAAAGGGTTCGCTGTCATGATAGCAGAGATCACAGTATCACTTGACGGTAAATTCTCCATCAGTGTTGATCTGTATTCTGTTCTTTCTTCTTTTGCTGAATCCTGAGCTTCTTTGGACACGTCATCAATTTGATCTAGTACAGCAGAAAATGAACCGATATAAGCCGCGGTATTTTGACCAGCATCAACCTGTCCAGCCAGCATTGATTTTCTGACTTGACGAAGCTCTTTAATAGCTGCCTTAGACATTGCCCCATCTCCCGAAGTAGATAGAGCAATTGCCTCGTGAAGTATTGTCTCTAGGGTTTTAGAAACAACCTCAGGATCAGTTTGCTGTCGCATTCTGACCGCACGTCTCATTTTTCTGACATCCATCAAAGTTCTTTTTAGATTAGAACTCATTTGTTCATACCTTTTTGTTGTTCTCGTTCTTGTATTCTTTGATGTACCAGGATAAAGTAAAGAGTTCTTTCATACGGCAGCATATTTTCAAGTTCTGTTAATGTGACTAACTGTTCAAATTCACCTTTGAGTCTAAACAACAACCGATGGTTGTTTTTGTGATATGATGTCAGACTCTCATGACTAAGACACATTAAAAAAAATCTTGAAGGCCCTCGAATTTAATAGTCTCAGTCGTACCATCTTTCAGATTGATTGTCTCTTCATGCCTCAGTCTCGGCATAGTATCAAAGAATGTTTTAATTTTCTTTAGTGCAGCAACATCCAGTGAATCAATGAATTCTTCATAGTCTTCTCTTGAGTAGTCTTTGACATAGAAGACTTCATCTTCGGTAAAGATACAGTCGATACATGATTCAAGCATAGCCATTTCATCACCAACATGTTTGAGCATATCAACGGTTGGATATTTCATCTTGATACCAATCTGATCAGATAATTGAATCTTGTCTTTGTGATCTGGATTGGTTTTAACTTTGACTTCTTTTAAATCAACTGATAGATGAATTTGTTCTAGATGAGCACCATCTTTATCTTTAACATTATATGCAAGTTCGACAACATCAGACACAGACTTTTCTCTGATTCTAAGAAACAAATCTTCGAGATCAAAGTATGGTAGAGTATCAACATCGATGTCACCGAATGTGCAATTCTCTATAATTTGTTTAATTGCCTCAAGCATTTGATCTGCAGAGTCTTCTTCTTTTGCACCAAGAAGAATTTTTTGTTCTTTAGTTGTGAAGCCTCGATATTTGACTTCTTTATTAAGTCCGACTAACTTGTGCTTGTAACGAGGCAAGTCTAGCTTTGGTAATCCTGACATACATTAACTCCGTAGATTAGATAAAATATCATCAACTTTTCCAATAAGCTTTCCTTTCTGATCATTGGAAATCTTACCGTTCGTGCCTATTTGGGCTTTCATCCCCTCCAAGACAGAGGCGGACCTATTAACCGATGACCCAGTTGTATTTCTAACAACTTCATCAATACCATTATATATATTTACCGCTTCCCCCTCGAGATCCAATCCTGTTTGATTCTCCACTGTATCCAGTGCTCTTTGAACCGCCGGATTTGATAGGAATGGAGCAACAATCGGACCAAATGGTGTCTGTGTTAAGCTAGATACTCCATTACCGTTATTAACATTTTCTTCAGCTCTGATCCACCGTCTATACATAAACTGACATTGTAATCTAGCATACGTGTCTCTATCTTCGTTTGAAACTGTCATTGGTGCGCACATAGTCGGAAACGCATCTTTCAAAATAATAGAATAGACAATCTCATCCTGCTCATTCAGCTGGTTTATGATAATGTTGGTTGCATAGTCATCCATGTATGCAACTTCATGTGTTGTCGGATCAAAAATCAAATTCATCCAATCATCAATAATATTCTTTTCATACATATCTCTAGAACATTTAAACATAATTTGCTGTGTTTCATAGACAACAGCGTAGGGCACTTTATAGAAATCACCATTGTATTTGATTTCTGTTGTTGTCAAATTCTTACCGGGAATGTCAGTAGATTCAACCATTATGTCAAGACCGCGTGTAATTTCTGTGCCTCCGCCTAGAAAAGACTTAATGAGTTTTATTGTATCCGACCCAAAGAATGTTGACGTCTTTTCCTGGGCAGTATTGGAGACCTCAGGCAGAAGAGCATCAGGCAAAGGTATGATGACCTGGAATCTATTAGTCCTAGCAAGACTGTGTTTGACTAGATATTGTATGTGTTGTTGAAACGTAGCCATGGTGATCCTAGTAAATATACAAGTACACGTGTATTTATAGGTGAAATAGTGACTGAAAAACTAGAAAACGACGGTCAAATAGAAAACAATACCGGCACCAATCTTCAGATCTTGCAGAACATCGAGAAAGCCTTCTATAGGAATAATCCTAATGCTCAGAGGCGAAACACTGCACGATCACTGAAGTGGTTTTCTCAATACGTGCCGCGTTCATTTAACCGAGTGAGGACCGCGCAGCTGTTCAGGGATAACGATCTGTGGGAAGATCGCATACGTCCAGGTTCAATGTACTTCGCTGTGTATGACCCTATACACAAAGATAAGTTGCCATATTATGATGAGTTTCCTATACTACTGCCATGGGACACATGGGAGCAGAACGGACATAGGTACTTGATATCTATCAATCTACATTTTCTTCCACCTAAGTTGAGGTTTCTTGCAGTACAAGCTCTATTAAAAGTTCGAACAGAAAAGCGATATAGAGCGTCAACGCGGTTGAAGATTAATTGGCAAATTCTACAAGGTTTATCTAAATCGAAACATTTTGAACACTGTGTGCGCATATACAGAGTAGATCACTTCAGAAGTAAGTTCATCAAAGTACCACCTAAAGCATGGGAGCTTGCTATCTTTCTGCCTGTTGCAAGGATAAAAGGAGACAAGACAAAAGCATGGAAGATATAATATCTAGTACTATCTACGTAGCGTCAGACTATGAAGCATATAGCATCCGGTTTACTTCACCTCGATTGTGGCGATCAGATGGCACTTACGAGCCATTTGTTTATGTTATACGTGAGAGCAAAACAGGAATTAAGTATATTGGAGCTAGGTACGCTAAAGGCTGCATGCACTCTGACATTGGATCATCTTACAAAACAAGCTCAAAAATCATAAAATGGGATAAGTCAGATGATTATGAAGTACTACAGATAATTAAATGTGCTAGTAACCATGATGCTATCATCCTGGAGTGTGAGATGATACGCGACGCGAATGCAGTACACTCTGATAATTACTACAATCGTGCGCACCCCTATATTGGGTTCAACGGCGGTCAGTTCAACATGTTCACTGCTAAAGACGATGAGGGTAGATTGTACTTTATACGTAATGACGATCCTCGCTTTTTGCAAGGTGAACTATATGGCATACGAAAGGGCGGATGTATGCCAGAAAGCTTTAAACGAATGATGTCTGATCGAAAGAAAAACACCGTTGTAGTAAAGGATAGTACTGGTAAGGTACATATAGTAGATAGAGACGATACTAGGTACACCTCCGGCCAGTTAACACCTATTAATGTAGGTAGGGTAGTCTCTGAGGAAACTCGAAATCGAATATCTGAATCCAACAGAAGAACTAAACAGTTCACTGATAATAGATTATCTCAAGAAACAAAAGACAAGATATCAAAGACAACTAAAGGTAGACCTAAGTCTGAGTCTCATCGAGAGAAAATAAGACTAGCTAACCAAAACATGTCACAAGAGACTAGAGATAAGATCTCAAAATCGAACAAAGGTAAGAAGAGAACTGCAGAACAGAATGAACGGAATAGACAGGCTCGGTTAGGTACAACCCAATCCACTACAACCAAACAGAAAAAATCCAAACACTTTTCCAATACTGTTTGGGTTAGTCGATGCTCAGTAAACAAGAGAGTACTTAAAGCTGAGCTAGACCTATACTTAGCTGATGGCTGGACACGTGGTAGAGCTTTACCGAAAAAGGTTCGAGTCACTGATATCACATCTAATACACGACGTATTGTACCACAAGACGATCCTGGATTAACCAACGGACAATACAGATTAGGATGGTAGACTGTGTCAGCTCAAGGAGATGCAGATAAAAAGAGAGAGGTGTATCGTAACACACCTCTCTCAAACTAAGCGTCTCCTTGAGCTCAGACGTTTCTATGAGTATACCAGTTGAACAAACGTCTAACCAGATAACCCCTTATAATAGACATCGTGGTATAGATCAGAGTGATACCCAGATTGTCCACGTACGATGTATTGAACCCCCAAGACGGTGAAATGACCCATTCCCACACAATCATCGCCAGTACGAAACCACCGATCTGATTGATCAGTTGCTCGAATAGCGATTGTCTTCTGCTCTGACTCATTGTCCTACACTCAATGGTGCTTTAATGGCACCGGCACTTTGATAGTTCTTCAAGCTGTTCTTGAAGCTCAATGCAGTCAGTGTTAATGTATCTTCTAGTGTCTCTGTCATCAATGGAAGTTCGAGTGTGCATCCATTGAAGCTGGGAGCCGCCATGTACTGATCTACAGCATCCATATGATTTTCATATAAGTGAGTGTCACCGAGATCACACGAAAGGGTTCCGGGCTTCAGGTTACACCAGTGTGCAATCAAATGAGTGAGAAGGGCGTATGATGCGATGTTGAACGGCAAGCCCAGGAACGAATCTACCGACCGTTGACTCCATTTCAGATTGAGATGTCCGTGTTCAACATAGCATTGAAACCCTAGGTGACATGGTTTTAACGCCATGTCGTTATTCTCAATGTCCAACGGATTCCAGGCCATGACAATATGATCACGCCGGTGAGGATCTTCAATGATGCGATCAATCAGATTCTGGATCTGATCCGCTCCTTTTTCACCACTAAACGAACCGCCGAAGCTTCTCCATTGATGACCGTATAAATGACCCACGAAGTCGTCTGAATTCCACCGTTTGGTATCATCAGTCCATATGGTCCATTTGTCTGCTTCGGAGTCACCGAAGGTGAAGTGCTTAAGTTCTGATAGCCAATAACTACCGCTTAAGAACCATAACAGTTCACCAACAACCGATGACCAGGCCAGAGTCTTTGACGTGACTGCCGGAAACCCCCGGGTTAGGTCGAATGTAAGCTTACGATCCCATACAGACAGAACCGTACCGGTGCGTGTATTTCTAGGAACACCGTTATCCATGATGTCCTGATATAACATTTTTAATTGAGCATCAACATCTGCCACGTCTTTCTATACTCCTGTTAGGTGTGATATAACGGTTTGTCTCAGATTGTGCTGTCTGGTGAGTAAACGAGTGCTGAAATAGTCAATCGCCCCATACTCATCATACGACTCTTTCAAATTGATAACAGCATCTTTGATCTTGGATGTATTGAAGACCATGCCGCGCTCATTCATTAAGAACAATTGTGAATCTATCATATGATTCATGATAGATAACACCTCATCGATGCTCTTAGTCTGATCGAACGGTGGCTCATATTCTGATAATACGTGATCTTCAGGATCATTTACAATCAGATTAGACATAGTCTGTGGGACAGGATTCTCGATGTATACGATCATGATTCACCTATCATTTTTAACGCGTCTGTGAATGATGTAACCTGCTCTATGATTTTAGACTGAGTATCAGGAGTGTCTTTGTCTGTTCTCCACTCAACAAAGCGCGGAAGAAACAGTGACATCTTAGACTGATCTTCAGGATAGGTCACATCGTTAGCTCGAATAGTACCTACTTTGCCGTCTTTAATCCACTGGTCTAGTTGACTCCACCAGCTATCACGGTCTTTATCCTTGTATCCTGTGCCAACACTGACCTGTATGTTGCCTTCATCACTTTCAAACTCCAATGCACCTAATCGACCTTCATTCTTACCCGTACCTTCTTTATATCCTATCAGACGCATCTCACACTCAAACACAACTTTGCATTTGATCTGAGTCTTAGATGTGCCTGGCTTCCACACACCATTCTGATCCTTAATAATGGTGCCTTCTTGACCATCGAGTCTATTCTTACGGAAATGATCAATGATATCTCGTTGATCGTTACACATAACAGCATCTACCACAGCAAACGGGTGACCAATCTTCTTCACAATATCTATGGCCGTGTGGAATCGCTCAATGTACGGAATCTTGCACAATTCACCGTCAAACATATCAACCGGAACGCAATCCCAGATGAAGAATCGAACCCGTGACTGTTCCACGTCATTGCCATTGAGATATCCATTAGATGAGGCGCGGTCCATGATGATCCCTTCTTCGTCAACTGCCAGCACCTCACCCATGAGCACATAACCAGTTGCGTGCTCAATCAGACGTTCATTCCAATCACCATCCAGGGATAAAAACGATCCATTGCGTGAACGATAGGAATACTCATCATCGCGCACAATGATGTCACAGTAAAGTCCATCCATCTTAGTTTGAGACACACAAGGAAATTGGATGTTCTTGAGGGACTTTTCACTGAACCCTGAACACCTCATGTAAGGATGCTCATAGATTGTACATGGAAACACTTTGTTAATCGATTTGGAATTCATACCGATCCGAAGGTCACGCTTGATCACGCGTTTGAAGACCTCAGCGTCATCTTTAGACAGCATCTCATACTGCTGCTCAACCCACTGCCTTGCCATGTTGCCTGTAAAGACACGAGAGGCAATGATCTGTTCTAGGTCATAGAGAGCTGATGTAAGAGTTACACAGTCTAGATGTTCAGTTTTAGTGTTAAACTCTTTGAGGTAATAGTCAACAGATGGATCATATGTCAAATATGCCAGTCGTTTAAACAATGTAGCTTCTTGCTCATCAAGAGATGAGAGAATTTGCTCTTTTTCTGTTCGTTTGGTTGTTGATGAGATCTTGTTTAGAAGATCTAGCATATTATTCACCCTTCTCTAATTTGTTTAATAAATAGAACTATATCATAATCTAATCACGGTGTAAACATGGCACAGCAACTAGAAAAATTAAAAATCACAGACAGTCTACAAGAATGGGTTGATAAAATCAACAAGATTCTTGAGGTTGGTGATATGCTGGGTATCAAAGATGATGAATTTACTGATACAACCGTTACGATCACCAAGGGACTCATTCGAGCCGGTACTAGAGTCAACACGATCTTGGAACAAACAATCACATTGCCGTATAGTTCACATGTCATTGTTGGCGTAAACGTTGATACTTCTGAACTTGTGTATTTTGAAGCTAGTGATGAAGTTACGTCAAGTTTTCTCCCGCTTTATGAAATCTATACCGATTCAGACAAAATCATAACTGTAAATGATCAAAGAACATGGGCAGTTGTTTCATACTAAGGAATAAATAATGTTAGGTTTAGGACTTGGATTAGAAACCAAACAACAATTTGTCATTTATGATAATGAATACACAGAGTTCAATGAGTACATGGCTTTGTTTGACATAACCATGAATGAAACGTGGCCTAATTACTATCTAAGAATTACAGATTACCCGAGTATATTCGATGTAACAATCAACGGCTTCTGGCCGAAAGAGAATGTTTAAGAGGAAACTATGACTACTTATAACACAGGCAATCCAATTGGATCAACTGATCCAAGAGACTTGAAAGACAATGCTGAGAATTTTGATCACCTGTCTATTGGTGAACAAGATACGTATGATGATAGATTGGGAAATCCAAGACGCAGTTGGGCAAGTATTGAAAAACAAGCTGAACAACAAGAAGTAGAGTTTAATGCTGATCAATCCTATCGCGCTGTCGCATTCCAAGCCGCACAAGACGACCGCGAAGGCGTCTTTAATGCCTACCTTGTAAGTGCGGGCTACCAGTTCGTAGGCGACTACGCTGCCGGTATTGAGATCACTCAGTATAACCAAGTTGTGCGAGACACATCTGGGGAGTTCTGGAGAGTGTCTGGCTCCACTGAGTTGCCATATACGACCACCGGGGCGGGCATGCCGGAGGGTGGCGCGTTTGTGGATGTTGGTGACGGTGTGCTTAGGCAAGAGCTTGGGCAAGGTATCCGCAGGGTTAGCAATTTACAGGCACTGAAATCCGTGGCGGGGCGCTTTGGTGGTGATGTTGCGTACATGGCATGTCGCACAACAGCAGGAGATAAGGGCGATGGTGAGTTTCGGTGGGACGCTTCGGATTTATCAACTCAAGTTGCTCAAGATACACAGTCAGGGATCTACGTGGCACCGGCGTCTGACCAGACAGGGGCGAGCGGGGCATGGGTCAGGTTGTTTCGCGGAGCTATCAATTCGAGCTGGTTTGGGGCTGTAGGTGACGGGGTAACAGACGACACGGTGGCTTTTAATGGTGCTGCCTTAATGGCGTCGTCCCTTTCTGGGCACCTGTATACGCCGCCGGGAGTATACTTGATAGACACAAAGCTTAACGGCGAAGACCCTGCTACTAATGGCCCCGGCGAATACGGCGGGATTAAGCTAAGAAGTAACACTCGATGGGATATTGCTAGTGGGGCGCGATTCAAGGCAAAAGCAACAACCTCAGGTATCTATTCAATGGTTCGTATTATTGACGAGAGCAATATCGTCATAAATGGCGGCGAATTTGTCGGGGAGAGGTACGAGCATATGGGAACAGATGGTGAGGTCGGCTTTTGTATATTCGTGCGAAACTCGAAGGATATAACATTAAGGGACGTAGTTGCGAGAGAGGCATGGGGAGACGGACTGTATATAGGCACTAAAGGACCGAGTGACCCGCTGACAAAATCAAAGCGCGTATCCTTATACAACTGTATTTTCGACGACAACCGCAGGCAAGGTGTCAGCGTTGTTGGCTGTGACGATTTTTTGGTTGTGGGTGGCACATACTCAAATACCTCTGGGACTGCGCCCGAGGGCGGAATCGACTTTGAGCCTAACAATCCAGTCAAGCAAAAAAATGGCCGTGTGATCGGGGCGTCTTTCTTTAACAACCGATCTGGCATTACTCTCCACGATAGCAGTGAGATACTTATATCTGGGTGCAACTTCCTAGGCAACGAATATCATCTCTACTTTAACGGATATGTTGACGTTGATGTTGTTGGAAACTTTTTTGGTGGAAGCACAGGGTACGCATTTATAGACTCCTTGAGTACGAGTGAATGCAATTTCCGAATAAAGGACAACAACTTTGACGCTTGGGGAGAGTATACGGGAGGGCTTTTCTACCTCCGAGCACCTGGCCCCAATCGCCAAGTGATCACAAACAACGACTTTGTTTTAGGGGCTATAAACGAAAACGTACTGGCATCAGACGGCGAAATTCTGTTCAGAGATAACGACATTGTTGTGCCTGCGTCTGCAAGCGAGCCTGCTAGCTCCGTAGACAAGCGCCTGCTTCTTATAGGCGGCACTGGAGTAGTAGAAGTTTCTGACAACAGGTTTACAAATCTTTCTTCCGTATCGGGCCTGAATGTAACTTCCTCGACCGGCGCATATGGGGTTTGGCGCGGAAGTAACTATGGAGACGGCGTTACCATAGATTCATCCGTGGACGGGTCTGATGTCCAGCTTAAAAATATAGGTGTGGCCGCCGGGGCTAGTTCTATCTTGGGGTTCACGATCCCAGGGGCATCTGTCGGGGATAGAGTTGAGTTTTCCGTTGGGGTTGATTTGCTCGGGGCAGTTTCTTCCGCTTACGTTAGGGAGCCGAACATCGTAATAATTTCACTATACAACCCTACGTCAACCTCAATATCATATACCGGCGCAGAGTTCAGGATAAAAGTCACGAAGCCCGTATATTGATGGCAATGGGGGACATTTTGTGGCCGTGTCTCACGTGAGATAGGTGCGTGATGCAACTCCACAAAATGGAATCCATAAAATACAATCTCCCGAGGTAGCAACTACGGTGCACTCGGGAGATTGTCATGAGATAATCATTCACTCAGCCGATGGCATCTTGAGCGCGGATAGTCGGGTATAGGCTACCACTGGGTGTTTTCGATTATCACAGCACCAGCAGCAAACACTTAAAATTTGCATTCAAGTGTTTGTAATAGATACAAAACAAGCCACACCAAAACATTTCTACAAAATCTTTTAAAACCATAATAAATAGAACTATATCAACAAACTTAGAGATGTCAAATGGCTGATTCAAATAATGTCACACTAAGACTTCCTGTTAATGGTGGAGTTGACAGGCCAATAACGTATGAAGAACTCGATAAGAGCTTTCTTGAGCTAAAACATGTCATTGATGAATATAATCAATTTGTTCAATTCTACACCAATGACATACATTTTAGGATGTCCAAACCTCTTTTTGAACAACAATTGTATTTTAAACATGGTGTGAATGATGTCTTTACCATTTCAGGAAATCAATTGGTTGTGCCTGTGTCTACCACCATATATCAAAGTGGTTTAATTAGGGCAGACAAAAAAGACTATATTGGTATTGTTGATGCAAAAGGTGTGACTAATGGTGGCCTGAGAGTGATTGTAAAGGGCTATGATGAGACTGGAACACAAGTTGTGGGTTCGACTGATCCTGATTTTACTGTGAATGGAACATCACGATCATTCGTAGAATCACCGACAGCGGCACCAGTTTCAAATTCTCAAACACAACTTTTTATTAGTATTACTAGCTCTGGTCTCGATAAAGCGGAGTACTACACCATTGAACTGGTGACAACCGCACTTGGCCCATTCACATTCACTGACCTAGAGTTTAGAGGGAAAGCATGACAATATCCAATAAAACAAATGTGACCGATAGGCAGTCAAAAGGCCGGCCAATCACAATCGAAGAACATGATCTCAATATAGAAGAATTGAGAAATGTGATTGATGATGCCAAACAGAATGAAGATAATCATCAAGCTCACTTGGCTTCAACCACTGCCCATGATGCATTTGAGATTGTTTATGACAATACAACATCGGGTTTGACTGCAACTAATTCTCAAGCAGCATTGGATGAAGTTGACCAAAATCTTGATGATCATTTGGCTTCAAGTACAGCCCATGATGCATTTGAAATCGTGTATGACA